AGCGCGTCCCGACCATCCAGCTGACCGAGCAAACTCCGCAGCTTTTAAAGAATTTTTAGTTCCTGGTTCCATGTTTAGTAACAACCTTTCCTTATTTTTTTATGTTTATAATACTGTAGCTGATTTATAAGTTAGTGATGCGTCAATTACTTCGCCTGTAATAGCTGTTTCACCATATTCTTCTTCAGCTTCTTCTTTTGTAACTAAAAATGGATCTTCTAAATCGTATTGAATTTCATATAGTCCAGGTTTTTTAGCTTCATCGAAAATAAGTGAAATACTTTCTCCTACAAAAGCTAAAACATCTTTACTATCAATTTGATCAACATCGACACCAAGTTCTTTAGCTACGTTTTCTTTAGCAAGTTGCACATCATCAATTACTACATCCATTTGTACTTGTGCTTTACTTCCTAAAGCTTTTACGGATTCAATAGAAACTTTAGTACCTAAATCTTCTGATACTTCTTCGTTTCCTGTAATTACATCGTCCGCTACTGAAGCTACAAATTCTACAAATTCATTAATACCATCTGAAAAATCTGACATTCCAAGACTAGAATCTTTTGTATCAGCTTTAAAGATAAGTGAACCTTTTAATGAACCTTCAGCTTCAAAGATGTTATTAATTGATTCTGTAATATTTTTCAGATTAGCTTTTGTTGAATCAGTTAACTCCTCTGAATTTAACGCTTCATTAATCTCTGTTTGTAGACGTTTAACTTTGTTTAGTACATGTTTTGAGTCCATATTTACGAACATCCTTTCCATAATTTTAATATTTGTGAAATCTTGTTGATAACAATTACAGTATACACAATTTACATAGCATATACTACACTAATCACAAATATAGTATAACATATTACCCGGTAATATACAATTACTTTGTTAGTTTATTTGCTATATTATCAGAATTTTTTATAATAGTTTTTCCAATTTTAGATACATGATTATATCTAATTTTAGAAATCATTCTTTGCATTTGCTGTTTACTTATACTGTAGTCAAGTTCTTCCATACGCTGTTGTAAACTTTGTTTTAATATTTCTTCCTTGTTATTTTGAAGTATAGTTTTGTATAGACTTATAGTTTGTTCCATAGCTTTTTCAGCAGTCAAATTTATTTTCATTGCTGAGCCAACTCCTTAATAGTAAACATAAAGTTTCTATCTTTTATCAACGTGTTATACATAGCCATAACTTCGTCAAACTCTTCTTTATCAACACTATCTAAAACATTTGAATATGCTTTATCTAATAAGTGTTTTTCATATACAACCATTAACGCTAACATAGTAATTCTATAATCTTTTACAGACGGAAATGTAATAGTTACACCCTCAAAAATAGTTAATACGTTAATTAAAGTTTCACCGTCTAATAAAGTTGCTAAGTTAGTAAGCGCATCAAACGTATCATCTTTCTGTGTACTCATCATAAGTAATAACATAGGCAATACTTCATTAGGATTGTTATTTTTATCTAAATTTTGCATTAAATCATTTAGTGATTTCATTTATACTTCTCCGTTCTTTATAGCGTTGTGCATTTCTATTTTTAATTACTTGCATACTGTCATAGCTGTTATAAGGAAGAAACATAGAACTTTTATACAAGTAACGATTGTATAGTAATTGAACGACAGGTTTGTATTTATCATTTAGTCCATACAAAACTACTCTTCCTCTAAGAACAGTTAGCAGTAATGAATTATATAAATTCTTTCGTATATGCACATTAAATTTTAAAAATACTGTATCTTCTATAGCCTGTCTGATACGTATTAAGCTTCCTTCTGTATGAAAATTTTGTGCCAAATTTAAAATTTGTGTGCGATTATCTTGTGTATATCTCCGCTTGCTGTCTGTAGGATAAAGTAAACGTGACATCTCAACGTCTGTTAAATGTTCATCAAATTTCATAGTACTAATTCTCTCGCATTCTGTTAGTTTGTTTGTATAAATATATACCCAATAATCAAATAAGCTTAAAACGCAAAATACAGCTTATTTTTGTGGACCTACTATTTTATCACGTACAGTTCTATTAGTCACTAATAAACGTATGTCATCATAGTTCTTAATTGTTTGTATTTCATTATCCTTTGCAAAGTTATTAAAGCTGACAATAGCATTTTCTAATTCACGTTGTTTATCTCTATATTGAGTAATAGGTATACTAAAACTATTATCCTTTGCGTACGTGCGTGATAAAATACTTTCCATCATTGACGTAGCTCTTTCTAAACTAAATGAATATACTAAAGCGGACATAACTACAATGTCCTCATTTAGTTCATTAACGTTTTGTGAGTTTTCAGGCTGTCCGTCTCGTATAGCAAACAAAGCGCCCATCATAGCAGACATATATAAATTCTGGCTATTAATTACATCAAGATACAAGTTTACAGATTCTGTACTATTGGTTATATTATGTGAAGAATCTTCTGTATACTTTGAAATAATGTTGCTAGTTACTTTCACACTTATTGTAGATATAATTAACGTAACTATAAGAATACTTGCATACTTTAAAATTTTAGAAGTACTATTAGATTTTTGTGTATTTATTTTTGAACGATTCACAAGCCTAACCTCCTTTATATTTGTTAAGCACACGCTCAACATCATTTAAGTTATCAATTTTCTTGTCAGTGTCTATTACAAGCGCATTGTACTTATAAATATCTCGGTGAATTTGATCTTCCGCTTGTGAAATAAACGTCCATGTAAAATAATTACTTAATTTAGATTCATTAATACCGGATTTATAAAATTGTGTGCAGGCATTTTCTAATTTACCTTCAACTAATAATTTATCTATTTCTTTATTATCATTACTTTCAGCATAGAATTTTAACATCTGAAATAAATCATAATACTGTTGATTAATATTTTGCAGTAACACACCAGCTTGTGACTCGTTATATTGAAGCTCTTCTGTACTTAAATTGTTATCACTTGATACTATTTTAGCTAGAATTACAGGTGATAGCATTACTAAAAAGAAGCAAACTACAGCTAGAATATATACTGTTAACTTTTTCATAGTAGCCTACCAATCCTCCTTTGCATAAGTATATAATAAAAAAGGAGGTTAAAGTAAACCTCCTTAATCAGCTATATTTATAAATGAAGTGTTTCATTAACAGTTGACACTACATCTAAATATGTTTTTGGACAAAGTGCGCTCTCATCAATATCAGTAGCTTCTTGTAACCAAAATAATTCTTTGCGTACTTTATCTATTTTCTGACTATCCGTTAAGGACGTATCAACTACTATATTATTAAATATGTCTATACATTTATCAACATTTTCTTGCATGTCTTGCACAACACTTCTGTAGGAAGTAAGGAGTCGCTTGTTAGCTTGTATATAAGCTAACAGCGTTGTTCCTCTAATATCATTTCTACAGCTGGAAGATTCTAATAAATCTTGTACTACAAAAGCTACATCATTCTTTGAAACTATTGTATAATGGTTGTTTGAGTTCATAATGATAATCATATTTGAGAGCGCCTTTCTTTATTTAGACTACTTTGGACGACGAGTAGGTGCTGGACGTTTGCGACTTCCAGGACGTGCTTTAGCTACTACTTTTGGAGCTTCTTCTGTAGCTTCCGTATCCTGTTCTTTTTTAGGAGCAGGTTTTTTAGGAGTTGCTTTCTTTTTAGCTTTTTCTTCCTTCTCTTTTTGAACAGCTTTTAAATCGTTGTATGCTTGCTTAGTAATTTCTTCCCAAGTTTCTTCGTCATACTCTTCTGGCAAACGTTCACCTTTTTTAATTACACCAAATTCTTCTGTATCAGGAATGAAGTAATATAAAGCTTCATCTAATTTAGGACAAACAACATCTAAATATTCTTTTTCTGAAACTTGTTCAACTTCGCCTTCCGGTAGTTGTGAATAAGGTTCAAGTTTAAAGTAAGTTTCTTCATCTAAGTCAATCCAGTAAGTAACAGCTTCACCTGTAGTTTCTTCTACTTCGTCTTGTTCTACTTCTTGTGCATTTTCTTCTTTATCATATTCTAATTCTTTTGCATTTTCCCAATCTTCTAAAGCAATTTGATAATCTTCTTCTGTAACTTCATCATAAAGTTCAAGTTCTTCTGCATCAACAGGATCTTCTTCTTCAATGATCATTGGATATCCATCTTCAATACGTACGAAGTATCTAGTACCTGCTGGAACTACTTCTTCCTCTTCTGTATCATCTAATACAGTAAGTGAATCTTCAGGTTCTTCTGTAGTTTCATCTAATTCTTCTGCAAGTTCTTCAACGTCTTCTTCAACCTTTTTAGGTTTTGGAACGCCACGACGAGGAACTCTAATTTTTGGTTTAACTTCTTCTTGCTGTTCTTTAATTGCTTGTTGCTCTTGTTCAGCTTCTTGTTCCTTTGTAAGCTTATTAAATGTAGCTCTATCAATTTCAGTTACATTTTGATCATTTACTAGATCAGTTACATCTGTACCTTTTGGTGACTTAATTAATTCATTAGTTTCTTCATGAATGAAATACATCATTTTAGGTGCAATTACTGATTCAACCATTGTCGTATCTACATCTTCTACGTCAGATTCCGCAACGTCTGTGTCTTCGTCAAAATATTCTGTGTCTTCTGCATATTCACTTTCATCACTTACAAACTCAATTTTAGGAAAGTTTTCATTTTCAATAATATAAGTAGCCGCCATATCAGCACGTGAAAGTAGAAAAGCTAATGGATTTTCCTGCCAACTTTTAGATAGTGCATTTAATGTAGCATAAGGACTAATGTCGTAAGCACCCATGTGCCAGAAAATAGCTTGTGCTTCAATGTCTTCTAATTTAATAAATTGTTGTAAATAATAGTTTGATTGTGGTCCATGACCCATTTCAAGTTTAGTGTCATCATAAGCATAAGCAATATAGGATTCCCATTCATTCTTATCGTCTTTACGCCATTTTTCCTTAACAAGGTAACGTCCAATTTTACATAAGTCGTGGAATAGAGCTACAATTGCTACACTTTCAGGACTGTAAATTTCTTCCCAACCTTGTCCAATGTTTACATCTAATTCAAGTAATAATTGTTCATATACATTTAGTGAATGATCTAATAACCCACCTTCATAGCTTCCGTGGTAACGTGTAGAAGCAGGACTTGTATAGAAATCTGTTTCACTTTCAAGCCAAGCTAGTAAATCCTCTACTCCTTCACGTTTGATATTTTTACGTACATAATTTTCAAATTCCTCTTTTGATGAAATTGTCATCTTGTTTGCGCTCCTTTTTGATTAATTTCTTTTTCTTGTTTTACAATATATCCAATGCTACACTCATCGCCATACTTTTTAGCCATCTCTTGTAAGTACGACAAGTTACCAAGCATTAATAACGAGACTGGTTGTTTCTTAGTTGCGTTAGTTAAAGTTCGTTTGCTCAAATTGCTAACCTCCTTACATATCTAATATACATCAGAAAATAAGAAAGTTTACTAATCTAGACTAAAAATTGTTAATAAACAATAATAGGTTCCAAATCTTTCTTCATACTTTCCTTGCTTAATTCCTTCAATTACATCACCAATAATTTTCATTCCTTTTCTAGCTGAATTATAGCTGAAATCAAAATCATAATTAATTTTATTGATAATGAATTGATTGACATGAATAGTGTCAGGTTTAGGATTATTAGTACCTAATACTTTTACAGCTGATACAAAGTTGTTATACAGCAAAGTTAAAAATCCCATAGCGCTTTCGTTATTATGAAACATCACATCTAATTGTTCTAAAGCAAGCTTAGGTTTATAAGAAAGTACATAATCAATAGCTTTAAATACGTCAAATTCCGTTTTATGAAAAATAATTTTATCAACTGCTTCATCTAAATTAACAGTGCTGTTTAAACGTGACAATTTATCAAGCTCATTATTAATTTGTGAAAAGTCATGCTCACAAAGTTCAACAACTCTATCTACAAGTGCTTTGTCAAATTGTTTATATCTATTTGAAAAATACTGCATAAGTTGTTCTTTTGTCATTTTATCAAATAGAATTACATTATCTTTATACTTATTGAGAAACTTTTTATATTTATTTTTGTCAGTAATAAGTAAAAACAATGTACCATATTTGATTGTATCAAGTAAACCATTTACTTTGTCATTCTTTAAGAATTCATCGTCGTCACGTACTACATAAGTAGAAGTAACAGAAAGTATACCTTTTTGTGTCAAGTTTTTCCAAACGGTTGCTATACTGTCTTCACGTTTTACAGTACCTTTTACTTGACTAATATAGAAATTCATTAAACCAATTTCTTCTCCTGTTAAGATGTAATAAGGACGTAAGTTATTAGTACTAATTTCTCTGTTTAGATCAACTAAATTAGACAATGCTTGTTACCTCCTCAAGCCAAGTATTTAAAGTAATTTCTTTGGAACGTCCTTTTTGATTTAAATAGTTTAGACATTTAGACGTTGATTGAATAAATTGTTTATTTTGCTGAAGCACATCCCAAGTTGAATTTTCTTGTTGCAATAAGCAATCAGCATGAAACATATTTAATACACAATTGACAAACAAAATAGGATCAAGTTTTTCTTCATCCTCTTCATCTTTCTTTTTAAGCTTTAACCAATCAGTGATATTTAAAGCATTAGCAAATGTTACATTCCAAATATTATCTAAAAAATTAGTTACTTTAGTATAGTATAAAGAAATATCATTGCGTACTAAAGTATGAAGCATTCCGAAAGAGTTTATTAGTTTTAAATATTCATTAAACATATCTGTATCTTCTACATGTTTACTAGATTCTAAATATTCAAAATAATCTTCAGTTGTATAAGGCGCCATAGTTAACGTTTGAGCGCGACTAACTAAAGTAGGTAATGTTTGTTGCATAGTATTAACAGTTAACACTATGTGGCAATTAGCAGGCGGCTCTTCCGTAACTTTTAATAAAGTATTTTTAGCTCCAATACTCATGCTAGATCCATCTACTATATATACTCGATCAAAATTTAATAGTTGACTATCTGATATAATGTCACGAATGTCGTCTACTTTATTTTCCATAACTACTAAATCTGCTTCAAAACGTTCACAAATGTAACGGGCTAAGTATTTTCGCCCGCTACCTTGTGATCCTTCAATAATGATAAAATTAGGAATACGTTCCCATTTATCAATTGCTTGTTTATTTCTTTTTTGACCAATAACCTTAACCATTAGTGTTCACCTTTTTTGTTCATTAAAATATTTAAATCAATTGAAGGAGTCGGTAAATTTGCTTGCTTTGCATGTATAGCTATTTGTTTTTCATAGTAAGGAGTTAAATCAATACCTGCTTCTTCTAAGTCTCTGCAAATATATTTAACTTTACGTTTCTTAGCGTCTACAATACCTTCAAATACTTTTGTCCACTCTTGCTTAATTAGTGAAATTTTTTGTGTTAACTCATAATCAATTGCTTGATATTCTTCTATTCTTAATGCTTGTATTTTACCACGTATGTTTTGATCTATACTAGAAGTACTTTCTGCATATCTGCGTAGATTCTCAATTGGATACATAATTGTTCTCGAATCATTTTTATAATACTCGTTCATTTCATCCATGATTTTTTCTAATTCTTTAAATCCTTCTGAAATAACTTTACCGTAAGTGTTTAACCATTCTTTATAGGAAAACTTTTCTAAAAAGTCTTCGAACGCTTTTTCTTTTGCAGGTTTAAATTCTTCTCTACAAGCTGTTATTGCATCAAGACGTAAACCATGTAAATAGTTTTCTAATTCCTTTTTAGTTCCATGATAAATAGTTTCGTTATATTTCATTTTATTCATCCTCCAAATCATCTTTTGTCATTAATAAAATTTGTAAATCTACAATGGGTTTTGGATTAGGTTCCCATTTGATAACAGAATTAAGTTCGTTTAACTCTTCAAGCATCCAAAGTACCAAAGGATAGTCTAGTTGAGTTACTGCTTCTTGTACAGCAGTTTCTAAGTGTAGTGGAATTTGAGTATTATCTAAAGTATTAGTTAAAATATATCTACATATATCAACTACAAAATCTGTGAAGTTACGCATGGCTAATTTTAAATCTCTTCCAGACATATAAATAGAATCAATAATTGCTAAAGAATCAGCACTTTCATTTGAAGCTATTGCTTGCAATAAATTTAAAAATGTTTCATAGTCTGGAGCTCCTAAAGCGTTACCTACGTTTTCTACAGTAACATCATTTGAATAATCTAATACTTTTTCAAGTCTTGAAATAGCATCACGCATTCCACCGTTAGCAAGTTTAGCTATAAACTCTAGACCCTCGTTAGTGTAAGTATATTCATAACCGTTAGCATTTTCACTTTCAATTATAGCTATTAAACGATCTACAATATCATTTACATCAATACGTGAAAAGTCAAAACGTTGTACACGACTTAAAATAGTTGCAGGTATCTTTTGTGGATCAGTTGTACAAAGAATAAAAATAGTACCTGCTGGTGGTTCTTCTAATGTTTTTAGTAACGCATTCCATGCACCTGTTGATAGCATATGACACTCGTCAATTATATAGAATTTAAATTCACTATCCATTGATCTAAATTTACTGTCATCAATAACGCTACGAATATTAGCTACACTATTATTAGATGCGGCATCAATTTCAATAGGTGTACCTTTTCCTTTGTTTACTTCATTTGCAAAGATACGAGCAGAAGTTGTTTTACCGGTTCCTGCTGAACCTGTAAATAAGTAACCATTTTTAAATTCTTCCATTTCAAGTTGATTTAATAAAATATCTTTTACATAAGTTTGCGCTACTACGTCCTCAAACTTTTTTGGACGATACTTAGTTGCTAATGCTTCCATCTAAATCCTCCTATTCAAAATTTCCTTCCATCATTAGTAGATTGAAGTCTTTTAATTTCATTGCAATAAATTGATCGTCATTATCACCAAAATCAAATACTACGGCTGAATAATCTTTTTTCATTGCAAAGCGTTCTTCCTCATTTTTAGTAAACCATTCTTTTTTAATAGTTACTTGCGTTTGAGGTTTCATGACTGTTTTACATTCAATTAAAAATTTATCAGTTACTACATCACCTTTTAGAAAAGGAGTAGCTCCACTATTAGATTGAACTCTTCCATTCATTAATTTAGCTACCTTCTTTTCTTGTGCTTTGCTAACACGTCTAGTTGGTACTGGACGACTTTTCATTAAAACACTTCCTCTAATTCATCAAATTTGTATTTAAAGGTACACAGGCAACAATCTGAAATATTTAATAATGAACTAACATATATACTTGAAGTAATACAAAGTTGCACTTCTACATCAAATCCAAATGTATCATTTTCAAGCAATTTAGTTATAATACCTTCATAGCCACAGTCTTTGTCAACAACTTTAGTACCTATAGCAAACAATTATTTCATCCCTCTCAATAAAATATCTGCTTGTTTCATAGTAAAGGGTTGTCTATAAGGCAAGTCCATTCCAGTACTACCATCAAAATGTTTAAACTCAGAATAAAAAGCAGATTTTTTAAATTCAGCTTCATGTGTCTTCATAAGTTCAACTAGTTCATATGACCATTTATCAAAAACATTGTCTTCTATTACAGGCTTGTCTAAATCGTAATACATATAGCTATGCAATAAAATTTGACGTTCGCGTCTATTGATAAATGAAAGTATCTTTTCGTCCACTTTAGTGGTTACTGTACGTTTTACTTTCCTCGGTTGTCCTCGTTTAGCAGGTATTTTACGTGTTTTAGGAACATCAAATAAAGCACGCTGTTTCATTAAGCTACCTCCTTTAAATGTTACATATCTAATATACAGCTAATTTTTAATCAGTTAACTGTTTTTACAAAATTATTTAAAATAAATAAGCTAGACAGTTTTAAATGCCTAGCTTACTTTACTTATTGTTTTCGTCTACGTTTATGGCGCGAGATTAGCTGTTTGCAATGTTCTTCTGTTAAGTACGTAAAAACACCTGCATGGAATCTAAAATGCTGTGTGCCTAATTTTACAAACAATACTTTAGGTGCTGTATATAAAACTTTCATATCAGGACGTAAAACAGTCCGTAGATACTGATAGTGTTTGTTACGCTTTACAGTTTCATAATCAACTTCAACACGTTCACCTTTATAGTTAAGGTAAGTAGCTCTACCTTCGCTATTAACACCTACTGTATTTAAATCAACAATATCTTCATAACCTGTTGCCTGATATAATTCTTGTAAGCTTAGCAAAGATAAAACCTCCTATTCAGCTGTAATTTCAGCATGTACCTTTTCCATTAAATAGTTAAACAAGTCATCGTCTTCTTTAAGTGCCGCAACAAAACGAGCAAGTCCTTGAAATTTATAAGCACCTTTTTCTTCGCTTGACATTATTTCACCTGTTTCAGGATCAATAACAGAATACCAAGCTCCACCTTTTTGCACATAATTATATTTAACGGCAATATCAATCAAGTCTTCCTCAATTAAAATTCCGTCATAATATGAAAGTTTGTAGCTTACCATTTTACGATTTGGTCTAAATGCTTTTGTTTTTTCAACAAAACTTTCAACTAAATTTCCTTCTGGGTTTTCAGCAGTTCTATTTACACGAGCTCCATTCTTATCGAAGTAATCACCTTTACGGAATTTAAGTCTAACAGAACAAGCATGTTTCCACATCTTACCGCCCGGAGTAGAGTAAGCATTATATTGACTATTCATATCTTCACGTATTTGATTAATACCTAAAAACATTGCATTCTGTTTGGTTAACTTAGGTTGAACTTTTCTACTGAACTCTGTAAGTGGTCCAGAAATACCTGCATAAGCTTTTTTCTCTAATGTTTCATCAATCAAGTTTTGACTCACCATGTAAGGAAGTGAATCTAAAACAACTAGTCCTACTTCTCCTGTATCATACATATCTAAAACATATTGCAGTATTTGTTCTGCTGTGTCACTTCCAGGTTTTACAATCCACAAAGATTCAACATCTACGCCTAAAGAAGTTGCCCACTCTTCGTCAAGTGTATTTTCCAGATCCATATATACAACTTGCTTAGGTTTTTTCCACATAGCTAATTCAAGTTCTAATTCAGTAATTTTAGCTTTAGAAAGTTTCTTTTCTTTCGCTTCTTCTAATTCTTTAGTTAAGCGTTCATTTGCTTCTTCCCATTCATCTTGGAAAAGTATTTGTGCATTCTTTACAATGTCTAGAGCTGTAGTAGTTTTACCACTACTTTCAGGACCAAAGAATTCAATAATACGTTTTCTAGGAAGTCCACCGTATGTTTGATAATTCATAATAGGAGCTGAAAATGGAATACGTGGAAGAGTTTCTCTAGCTAGTCCACGTACAGCTACCAAAGAATCAGATTTCTTATTCCATTGTTGCATAATTGATTCAAGTTGTTCTGCCATTAGTTATTTTTGCCTCCTTGTGTGTAACCGCCCGTTGAACCATGTCCGCCTCTATCTTTATCTTTCATTGTCGACACAGGCTTAAATATTAAATGAGGTTGCTTTTGTTGAATTCTAAATTGACAGATTCTGTCATTGTGATGTAGTACTATGTCACGAGTAGCGTAAAAAGTAGAAAACCATTCATCAGTATTTCCACAATAACCGTTATCAATAACTCCACTACATGTAAAAATAAGTCCTGTTTTAGCATATAAACTACCTCTAGGACATAAAATAGCTTCAGTATTTTCAGGAAGTTTTAAACAAAAACCATGCCATATTTTTATACTAGATCCTTTTGCAATATGAATAGGTTCAGTCGCATTGACTGTACGTTGTAATTCTAGTATATGACTTTTAGAATCAACATTCATATTAGTAACAGCACTAAGTCTAACATCTACCCAATCACCTGTTTCATGTGACAACGCTGTTAATTCTTTGTCTCTATATTTAACGTCTATTAGTTCTGTTGTTTTTTGCACTTATATCTACTCCTCCGCTATTTCTTGCTGATGTTTCTAACTCAGTTATTTTCCATTGCAGTACTTTTTTAAGAGATGTTAAAACCATGTCAGCTATATCTAAACGAGATTGTATTTTCTTGTAAGCACGCTTATAAGCACTTTCAACAACAGACTCGTTAATTATTAGCTTATTAGTTTCACTTGTTTTGTCATTAACAGTTTTACCTTTAGCTAGTAAATAAAAATCATCGAATTTCTGTTTTCTAACTACAGTACTACTGTCAGACTTAATACCTACACTCTCTGCTCTATCGCCCACATAATAAATAAGTGTAGGCAGGTATGCAATATAATAAGTTAAGTCTTCAACATCAATCATATCCTTGTTTACTAATAATTCTTGAATGTCATATATAGTATCATCTAAGACACTAACTTCCTTGTCAATAATTTCGTTTACTACACTTTCAACAATGTCTCCGTAACTATCTACGGTTTCTTTTACGTCTTCTACTTCTTCTTGCCGTAAATTGATTTTAGGTAGCTTCGCTCTGTTCCCCAAAAGTCCTCGCTCCTTTCACCGTAGTATAGTTTGAAAGCGTTGAGTAAATCCTCACAATTAATTTGAATATTTACTCGTTTCTTAGTAAACCCTATTTCATATCCTGCATTTATATGTTTAGTAGGATTAACACTTTTAATACCTGAAAGTTTAATCTGTGCTATATGTTCAATAGGATAATACTTTACAATACCCTCGCCTTTTCTAAAATAAACTAATACTCCACCATTAGTATACTCTTTTTCTAATGAAACATCTAATAAGTCTTCAAACTGTCTATCTGTTAAATCGTTGAAACTAAATGAAGTAGACTTAGTTGTTTTACATTCTATATAGACTGTACCGTAAGGTGTACCTGCTACAAAATCACAAGGGTTAGCAATTGCTTTATAGCCACTGACTGAATCATATAAACGCAATAAAGAGCATGTAGGAAGTTGTTTAGCCCATGAAGTTTTAAAGTTATCCTCAAAGTCTTTTCCTGAATATGCCATATTAACTCACCTCTACATGTCTCTATTTTGTTTTTTACAATATGGGCAGTAAGTACTACCACAAAATATTTTTGGAGATTCTTTCTTCTCTACATAATATTCACAGGTGTTAAGTTTTTCAACAACCTGATCTTTCATTTCATCAGTGATGTGATAAGTGTATGCTTTCTTTTCAAATGTATCTCTATTTTCATATAGAAATAATACATCATCTACACCTAAGCATAATCCATAGCAAGTAGCTTGCATTTTATGTTCAGGAAATGGTTCTGTTTGTTTATTGTATTTAAACATAGTCTCAGTTTTAATTTCTAAGATATATGTTTTTCCATTTAATCTAATAAGTCCATCACATAAAAAACTTAATTGCAGTAAAGCATTTTTACACTTCGTTTCAAACTCATTCTTTTTGAAGTTTTTATCAACTTCTGTTCCTTCAACTGGATTATCTTTTAAGTATTCAGCTACGTCTAACCATTCAAAGTCATCGTCCATGTTGGATAATTTAACTAAGTAGGATTGTAATACTTCATGTCGTTGAGTACCTGTTTCACCCATTGCTATTAGCATAGCGTTAGGTATTTCCGGAAGAGGTTTTCCAATACGTTCAAAGTACATTTTACGTATACATCCGCCAACTCCGGAAGGTTTATAATAAGTTGAAGGTTTGTATTCACGCTGTGTTGTTTCAATTGTGGTAGTTAGTTTCTTAATAAATTGATTTTCAGGAAGTGTAGCATCGCCTGCCGCTACCAGCTTTGCTACACGTGATAAACTTCTAGCCATTAGAAGCTACCTTCTTCGTCTTCTTCTTGTAAAGCTAAATAATATTCAGCAGTTGCAGTTTTAATACCAATAGCGGAGTCGTTACCATATACAAGAGAAAATGATTGCGTATTAACAGTTGCTAGAATATCTCGTAAGAAACTACTGTTTAGTAAGCATACAAAAGCTTCTACGTCTTGTACAGGTTTAGCAAATGGTACTAGTTCATTACTTCCTGCTTTTGTTGAAAACTGTACACCTTTTTTAGTGAATGAAAGTTTAACAGTATTTTTATCAAATTCTTTCATAACTAATGACAAACGATCAATTACATTTTGTACGTTCACTGTAGGTAGTTCTACTTCTGTATCAAATGTATTTTGCTTAATTTGATTTACATCGACGTATTCTTCAATACCTTCATGCAAAGGACCATATAGTTCAGTAGTAGCTGACGTTACGTATAAGCCACGTTCAAGAATCCAAACATACAATTCGTCGTCCTCAATTGAAGCTAGTAGATCCATTAGTTCAGAACTAATTAATAAGTCTTGTCCAAAATCAAATGTATCACTAATACATACTTTAATGATGTCAGTAGTTACTGCTTTATTGTTTTTAATCAAGTAGCAAGTATAAATACCATCTGCATTAGATTTACTTACAGCAGAACTATTAATATTTGCAATATCAGAAAATACTTTTGTAGACACATCTAATGGATCTAGGTCTGCAATATCTTCTGGCAAATATTCTTCATAAGAAGGATACGCTTCGTCTTCAGTTACAATTTCAACATAATACTTACCATTGCCTTTTACTTCTAATGATGAATCTTTTACTGTAATTGTAATTTCTTCTGTTGTAGTTTTTTCAATAAGTTTACTTAATTGTTCTGCTTTAACCATTACATCAATTTCAGCGTCACTTTCTACAATTACTCGCATGAAATTTGATCCATCATATGCAGTAAACGTAACTTCTTCACCTGTACCAAAAATATGCCAGTAGCGAGAAATTTCTAGAATTTTGTTTACCTTTACCTTGGATAGTTGATTTACTACTTTTAGAAAATCTTTTGTTTTTAACGTTAAGCTCATCTAATCTGCTCCTTATTAATATATTTTTTAGAACATAAAAAATACGTCCACAATCTAATATACAGGAAATTTCTAAAAAGTTAACAGTTTTCTGTAAATTTATTGAAGACGTATAAGTTATTATTTATTTAGTTTTAACAAACCTAACTCTTCGTCGATAACTACTAACACTTTTTTATCTATTAAGTGCTGAAGTAGTTTATCATCATCTATTTCAATAATATCTTTAGGTTGTGAAATATTTTCAAATATTTCAGGATTTACTATTTTACCGTCAGGTATAAATCCTGTACATACATAATCCTTAAAGAAGGACATGATAATTTGAGGAGTTGCAATTGTTTTAGTGACTCCTGAATTTTGCATGGAAAGCGTTTGATACCTAAGCATAGTATCTGTCAACTCTATAACTTTAATAGGACAATCATCTTCATCTTTATACCATAAACCTTCTCTTACAAAATAACCTAATTTGTCTCTGTAAACATGTTTTGGATTTCCAATCGACACTAAGTCCATTTACAAATTTCCTCCTTAATTGTTTTTTCCATCAGGATTTAAAAATACTCCATCTTCATCTTTTGCTGTATTCTTTTTAATTTCAATCTGTTTTTGCTTTTCACTTTGTAGCTTTTGCAACTTTTTAGCTTCTTGAGCTTCCAACCATTTTTGATGACGTTCCATACGTTCTACTTGCCATTTACGTTTTTGTTCTTTTTGGTATAAATATTTATCTTTATCAGTGATATATAAACGTAACTTACGGAAAGCAGTACCTACCCAGGTTTCATCTAAATATAGAAAGATTTTAACAATGAATACAAAAATGATAGCTACGGCAAAGAATACAAAAATTAAAAATTCTAACATTTTAATCACCCTCCTTATGTTTATCTTCATAAGTATTGTAACACGTATTATCGGGTAATACAAATAAAATGTTAGAATTTCTGATAAAATTAATTAAAGTTCTTTAGATGATATTAAAGAATCAATAGGTGGATTACGTTTAATAGCTTCTTCGATCTTACTGTTCAAATATTCTTCATGCCTAATTCTATATTGTTTTAGACGTTGTAAGTATTCATCCGCCTTATCTAAATCTTGCATACCGTTTTTTCCATCATGTCTAAAAGTGTAACGATCAATATGACTTTGCATAATAGCAATAAACTGATCCCAACTATAACGTAAGTACCAACTTTCGATTAAATCAATTTGACTATTATTATAGTACTTTGGTTTGATAATTTTTTCATCTGTTTTTTGCATAGATATTAGTCCTCCATAATTTGCATTTTATCTAAATAAGCTACTGCCATAGAACTCTTTTCTAAATGAGCAAGTCTATCTTCTTCGTTGTAAGCAATTACTCTGATTACAGCAGTTTTCGTAAGCTTGCTAATAATAGTTCCACGAACATGATGCTTATAGCCTACACAATTTGCCAAGCATGTTTTACCAACAATTTCATCATCAGTTCTATCTTCCGGAATAAAATTTTTAAACGTAGTACCCATTAACCAACGCCACCTTAGTGTATTTTATTTATTACCCCAAACATTGTTTAACCATGTATCAGTGTATTTTTGTTGACGTCGATTAGCTTTTACAAGTTCAGTTTTTCTTTCCTGTTCAAGTTGTTCAGCTAATAATTGTCGTCTAATTTGTTCACGTTGCTTTTGCTTTTCAAACTTTTCTAATCTAGCAGATAGTAAGTAATCTCTAATAATTAGATAAGCAAAGAAAGAAACACATAGTACAAAACCAAATACACGATTAGAAAACATAAACGCTACGCCACCTAGTAAGAAACTTGTAATTGTAATAAATGCAGTATTAAATTTTTTCATGATTAATTATCTCCCTTGTTGATATAAATTATTTACATTCATTAGTATACAACATATTACCGGGTAATACAATAGCTAATTAAAAAGTAAATAAAGTTTTTTGACGATATTTAATTCCTTTAAATTGATAAGTTTCTGCCCAATCCATACAATATTGACAATTGAAAGTTACTCTAGCTCTCCAGCTTGTAGCTAGTTCCTCAACTGTATATCCCGCTTCCTCAGCTATTGTACGTATAGATAATTGAACATCTTTAGTCTGACGTTCAAAGTTTTTAATACCGCCATCTTTTCTAGCGAAACTAATTAACCCATACTTAGTCATAATGTTTCCCATAGCGCCTGTCATCAAAGGTGAAGTAGAGTCAGCGCTATATAATGGATGACGTTCTAATTGTGAAAGTACAGTCATTCCGAAAGCATGTGTTTTCACATTAGGGTTATTTGATTCTCTAATAATTCTAAATACTTTTTCAAGCCATCTGTCTTTAAATTTTGTAGTAGAATCATTGGCTGGAGATATTCCAATATAAGGAATATGTTTTCCATTTTCAAATGTAGCTTCTAGCATTGTGTTTAGCCATTTAAAATCTTCTCCCATATGAAAGATAGGAAGTAGTGCATCTTTGTCTAATACACGCTCTCTCATATAGAGATAGTTATTCCATGATTTCTCTGGAGCTTCACGCAACTGTTTAAATGTTTTTGGTTTACGAAACTCTCCTGGAATAGTATCAACTTGAGCCATTGCGTCAAACATACCTACATTTGTATTCAAGTAATCAATATAATCATCTACATCTAAAGCTTTTCCTTTTGTGTGTGCTGAGTAAGCTCCGGAGTCAACAAATAACTTTGATGTATTATTTGAATTCTCTTTTTTAAAAGGTATCCATTTGTTACCAACAGAATTTCTTTCATGTAATTGACTATAAAGTCTATTACCATTATGTGTTTGTAAAAGGACCTCAGTATCTTTTGGTAATCCACCAGCGAAATAAATATTAAAAACCATACATTTAATCTCCTTAAATTTAGTTACATATCTAATATACAGCAAAAACAGCTAGAATATAGCGTCTAGCTGTAATTATTTTCATTTTTTTTATTTATTAGTTTCCTTAACAAGTAATCCAGCTAATAAGAATTGTTCATATTTGTCAATAGGCATAGTTACACGAGTTATACATTTATCAGCATCATGAAACATCACATTCATATTATCCTTGTATTTTCTAGTGTGTGTAAACTCTTTTTTAGTTATAGGATACCATCCCATAAATGACCAATTACTTTCGTCTTCTCTTTTTACATACCATTCAAATTTTTCATCAGTATCAATATAAGCTACTAAATTATCTTCACGTACCCAACCTTTTTCTAGTTCATCAATATTATACCATGTTTGTCCATTTATAAGTATTAGTGCAGTAATTTGACCTATATAGCCTTTTGAAAATATATTGCTTGTGATTTCGTTTCTGATTAGTTGAACATCCTGTCCTATGTTAAATTTGTTTTCCATAAAAAAATATCTCCTCTACTGTAATTAACTGTAAATACATTTTAACAGGTATTACCCGGTAATACAAGTAGAAAGTTTAAATAGTTGATAAAACTTTTAAATTTTTATATTCAATTTTCTATTATTTTTAGTACATATAGACCTGGCATGACTTTGTAATTCATCAATTAGCTCTAGTTCTTGCAATGAAAATAAACTATCGTTATTGTGTACTAAACTACGTGATTCAAATAAATAGGGTTTAACATTATCAATCTCATTTTTGTCCTTGTCTAAAATAGTAATATAGGCGTCATAGTGTATAGTTACTTGATCATTAAGTTCGTTTGAAGTTATGTTGATAAACAACTGCAAATACTCACAATCCGGGAAACTGTTTAAAATATATGTCAATGCCTTTTCATTAGCAGGCCGCAAGTAGCATATCAAAATTTCATTCTTTATTAAATATCCTTCAGCTATTCCTAGTTGCTTTAAAGAGTTAGCATAATTTATAGCTTCATCAACTGTAGCAAAACCAAAGTTAGGTTTTATATCCTTAGTAATTAATTGTGTAAACATGCTCTTTTGTTTTTCTGTTAATATAATACTCATTTAAAAATTCTCCTTTTATTATTTAAAAAACTTGCCTAGTAAATTAACTAGACAAGCCTAACAAAGATGCGTAGATGGTTCTTACATATAATAAGAACGATGTGTTACAAATAAAGTATACGATAAATGATATCATTTACAAGTGCTAATTTAGCCCGCTAAAATTTCATCAACTGCTTTATTATTTTTCAATGTATTAAGAACAATAACTGAAATTAATACGACTACTAATTCGCCAATAAATACATATAGCATTGAAGCAATAAGAGGAGCTTTAAACATTACAAATAATTGAGTACCTACAATTAAGCCATTCACGATAGAAGGAGCTAATGTAGCAAGCCAAATATTTTTCATATGTGCTACAATAATTCCGCCAATAAGTGTAGCTAATGTACCAAATACTACATCAACGATTCCTAAAGGACTAAACATGTTAGCAATTAAACAACCAATTACAATTCCAGGAATCCATTTTTTATTAAAGAAAGGAATCATTACTAATAATTCTGCTACTCTAAATTGAATAGCTCCATAGGAAATAGGTGCGAACACTAAAGTAAGTGCTACATAAAGTGCCGCCAGTATAGCGTTTTTAGTTAACCATTGTAGTTTTTCGTTTTTCATAATTAGTTACCACCTTTAATTAATGTCATTAATTCTGCTCGTAAAGCTGAGTCATCTTCAAAAATTCCTCGCATAGTTGAAGTAACTGTACATGCTCCATGTTTCTTAATACCACGTCCACTCATACAAGTGTGTTCCGCTTCTATAATAACAGCAACTCCTTGAGGTTCTAATACTTCTTGAATTGCGTCTGCTACTTGCTGTGTCAATCTTTCTTGTACTTGAAATCGTCTAGCATATCCATCTACAAGTCTTCCAAATTTTGATAAACCTGTAATTTTCGTATCAGGTATATATGCAATATGAACTTTTCCTACAAACGGAGCTAAGTGATGTTCGCACATAGAATTAAAAGGAATGTCTTTAACTAATACTAAATCGTTATGAGCAACATCAAATGTTTTAGTTAAATGTACCGAAGGGTTTTCTCTATAGCCTTCGCTATATTCTAAAAATGCTTTAATTACTCTAAAAGGTGTTTCTTGTAATCCGTCACGATTAACGTCTTCGCCACACAATGTAAGTAATTTTTTAATACCACATTCAGCATTATCAATTAATTCTTTTACGTCTTCTTTACTATTAACGCTATCAGTATTTAATTGAACTGTATCAAAATCTTGACAAGATAAAATAGATAATAGTTTTTCTAATTGTTTTTGTTCCATAATTAAACCCCTCTCTTGTTTGCCCAAACTAATGTATGCAGTTGTGGTAAAGGACGTACGTCATTAAATTCTGGATCGTCTAATACTTTATTCCACAACCATTCAAGTTTATCAAGTAAACGTTTAGAAATATCTCCTTCTTCTGTAGCATTTTCATTACCTACAGAAACATTAAATGGATTTTTTGTGTTTACTTCTCTGTAACGTTTAAATACTTCACGTGCATACTCAAAATCTGTATCATCAAAAATTACAACTTTTAAACTCCAATTAGCATCAGCTTCATTAAGTTTATCAATAATTTTATCAAGTATTCTGAAATTAGTTTTCATTCCAGAAGATGGAGGTTTAGGTGACATAACAATTTGATCAACTTTTGTATACCAATCTTGCCAATTAACTCCTTGTGTTTCCATGCTAAATTGAAAACCTTCAGCTTTCATTAAATCAATAAACTCTTCCATTTCTTTACCAATGAGTCCAGGATTGCCTCCTGTAAGAGTAATATGATCACAATTACGTTTTCCATTTTCGTCAGTCAATGTTTCTAAAATACGTGTTTTTAATTCTGTAGGAGTTATCCATTCAGGATCCTGTGTACCGTCCCAAGTAAATTTTGAATCACACCAGCTACAAGAATATTGACAAAAGGCGGTACGGACAAAAAATGTTTTCTGTCCGATTACCATGCCCTCTCCTTGTATTGTAGGTCCGAAGTACTCCATAAAAGGAATAAGCCCTTCACGCTTTTGAAACCTTAATTTATTAGGTGTGTTTAAACGTTCTCGCTTTGCCATACGTCCAAACCTCTTTTCTTGTTGATAAAGTAAACTACAATAGCACCTAAGCCTTGTAGTACAGACTTAACAATAATTTGACCTAATATTGCTAAAGGTACTTGTTGCCAAGTAATAGCGCCCATAGTTAATGGAGATAAACCTACAATGACAAAAATAGTACTATCAAATGTTCCGCCAAATAATCCACTGATAAAAATGCGAGTGTGCATAGGTTTATTAAGTCTAGTATAAATTTCAGTATCCATACTTTCACTAACAATAAATGAAAGTGCTGAAGCAAATACTACCCAAAGTGTATCACCTAACATATGTGAAATAATAGCACTAAGGATTAAAGCTGTTAGAATTACTAAATAAGTTTTATTTCTACCAAATTTGTTTTGTACCAAATCACGTAGTACAAAAGTAAACCCGATAAAGAATGTTCCAAAAGGAACTAAAAATGGTCCGAAAGGAAATGGTGGAAATGTAGCAGTTACTACATTAGCAGTAATGATACCTATTAAGTAGAAAACTATTCTAATCATTAGTCTTCCTCCTTAATATTATAGATATCAAAAATATCTTTATCAGTATCATATTCAGAAAATTTAACTTTCATAAATTTATCTTTTAGATCAGAATATTTTGTTAAATCATCTAAACTAGCTTCAGCATAGCCTGTAGCAGTTTCCCATAATCTAACATTAATAACTGGTAGATTACATAGGGATTTTAAGTAGAATAAAAAGAATAAGCTTAAATGTTCAGCTGTAGTACGTACACCAAGTTTAGTTACTTTAGTATCAACTGTAAAAGGTTCATTTCCTTGTGCAATAAAAGAATGATCAATGACATCTAATAAAGGTTTTACACGCTCTTTTACATGTGAGAAATCAACTACCATGCCTTCAGAGCTTCCTTGTGCAGTAAGTCCGCCTTCAAGTATTACTTCTAATTTATAAGAATGTCCATGCAAATTTGCACATTTTCCTTCATGACCAACTAGTTGATGACTAGCTTCAAATGTAAATTGTTTGCTTATCTTCATTATGCTTCCTCCCAATTAATAGATACTTCGTAAGGTACTGGATCAATAGCACTATTAGCTTTAAAAGCATTAATTCTATCAATACATGTTCCACATTCGCCACATTGTTTTTCATGTCCTTCATAACAAGAACGAGTTAATTGATAAGGTGCTCCATGATGAAGTCCATAATCAACAACTGTAGCTTTATTCATATTAATAAGAGGCGCTTGTAACGATACTTTATTTGCTGTACCAAATTTAATAGCGTTATTCATTGCTTCATAAAATTCTGGTGTACAATCAGGATAAGCACTTCCAGCCGCGTCATCCGCATGTGCGCCGTAATAAACAACGCTTGCTCCTAAGCTGTAAGCTAATGCAGAAGCTTGAGATAACATTAGACCGTTTCTAAATGGAACATAAGTATCTACAGTTCCTTCTCCATTTTGTTCAATTGTTTCAGCATAACTTTGATGAGAAATTTCACCATTACCTTGTAGCAAAGTTGAATTTGAACCTTCAAAAATTCTATGATCAACTTTTGCAATAGTTAAAGGTACATTATAATAATTTGCTACATCTAAAGCATTATCTAACTCATTTTGATGTTTTTGTCCATATGCAAATGTTAAGCAATGAACATTTTCAACTCCATGTTTTTCTACTGCCATTGCTAAGCATGTAGTAGAATCAATACCACCACTTAATAAAACAACTGCTTCCATTATCTATTTCCTCCTAGTGTAAGTTAGTTGATCGAAATGCCATTTCAAATTTACGATCTTGTGCTTTTTGTTCATATCCTGAACCTTCTTTAGCATAGTTCATAAATGGTAAAATGCAAATTCCGCCTCTAGGAGTAAAGTTACCAAATACTTCAATATATTTAGGATCAAGTAATTTAATCAAGTCTTCCATCATCATGCCAATACATGTTTCATGAAAACTCATTTCATTACGAAAACTTCCTAAATAAGTTTTTAGTGACTTACTTTCAACAAGTTTTTCATCAGGAATATAAGAAATTGAAATAGTTGCAAAATCGGGCTGACCCGTCTTGGCACAACGGCTAGTAAATTCTTGTGCGTCCATGCTAACAATATAATCATGTGATTTGAATACATTAGGAATGGCTTCTAAATCTTGTGGAGAGTATTCGTCGCGGTAAGTGTTTCCACCACCTACACCAAGTGCTTTTGCACCTTCAGCTTGACGTTTACGTTGTTCTGTGTGGAAGTCTGTTTTTGTGTGGTTTTGAGAAGCAATCTCCTCGAAGTTGATATGTTTGTTTTTACTCATAATAAAAGCTCCTTTATTTTTATTTAAGGCTGGGTTTCAGGATGTTACAAAACAGCCTATTTATTTTTGTAAGTTTTTAACTTACATATCTACTATACACTAAATTTTTACAAAGTGTAGGATAAAATTAAAATTTCCTGCCAATTTTTTTTGACAGGAAATAATAACTAGTTTAAATAACCGATGTATGCGATTCTAATATCTCCATTTGCTTTTAGCTTTAAATTTTCATCATAAGCTTTGTCATAATAAGCATACTTATAATCAATATTTTCTACAGGATTTCCAATCATTTCCATTGCAGGCATATCCTTTGCAACAATACCAATTAAAATTCCTCTATTTTGTTGCTTTGCTAACTGCATAAAATCTAATAAATCTTTCTTTGTTACATCTTCCATAACTTTTAAATCTTGTTGCATTTTAAAAACCTCCTGGAATCATTGATGATCTATTTACAGAAATTACTCCTCTATCAGCTAATACTGCTAATACTAGATTAGTCATTCTGATTACTTCTTTGTCTACTAAGGAACGTTGTTCATAGAAATTGTCTTTAATATCTTTACGTAAATTCCATACAGGAATTGAATCATAAGAAATATATTGATTTTTATCTTGTTCACTAAAATGTCTATCAAAATTATGCTTGTCAATAATTAAACCAATATACATATCATTAGTTTCGCCTACTATTTTATCTAATTCGTCTAGTCGTACATATAAAGTATTATTTATTTTTCGTTGTATATATACATCAATATTCAATAAGAAGAGTTGTATAGATATAAAATTTAAAAATATGACCCAAAAAATCTTTTCCGATACAGGCGTGTTTTGTTGTAAACATATGAACAACGTACTAGCTACTACAGACATTGCCCAGAAAAAATTATATACTTTACGACTCATTAATAGATTTACCTCCTTTATAAAACTTATCTAAAAGTTTTGAGGCTATTAGCTGTAAAATTGTTTGCACAATAAGCTGACCAACTATTGCAAATATTAATTGATTCCAAGGTACAGTATTAATACCAATAGGAGATAAACCAATAGTTACAAAAAGAGTTACATCTAAAACAGATCCTATTAATGAGCTTGTGAGATTTGCGTTCTTAGACGTTTTACTTAATAGCTTATAAAGAATATTAGTTACGTACTGACTAACGAGAAAAGCTAATGCAGACGCTATGACAATAAATTGAGAAAAGTCTAGAACAAAACACATAATAGAACTTAAAACTAGTCCTAACCAAATGCAAATACGTGAAACTTTTGTACCAAATTTGTCCTGTATTAAGTTTCCTAAAATAAATGTAAAACCCATAAAGTATGCAGATGGAGGAATAACTAGTATTCCTACCACCGTTGGATTAAACATTACTGTACTAAGGTTAGCTACTACAATTGTAATTAAATATAAGATTATTGACATTAAACTGAAATCTCCTCTCCATACCAACGCTCTACTATTGAAGGATCACATTTCATAGGAATGTCAACAATATCTCTAGCGGCTTCAATCATTACTTCTGTTAGTCTTTCAGCACCACGTTTAGCATTTTCTCTAGGAATTTCACCTAATAATTCATCATGTACTGGAATCATTAAATGGAAACCTAATTCTTTTAATTCTTTATCATTGTGTACTTTAATCATAGCATACTTAGTAATTTCACTTGCAGAACCTTGAATAACAGAGTTTAAACATTGACGTTCAGCTTCAGCAATTTTACCTCCGTTATCAACAATTTTAATCCCATCTTGCTGTTCTGCACGTTCAATAATTTCACGTTTCTTTTTAAATCCCCAAGCTCTATCAAGTTCGTTCCAATATTGTTCTACTAAATGTTCAGGTACTACGTTTTCATCAACGTCTTGTTCACCAAAACTTAATGGATCAAAATTAGCACTTTTACTTTGATCTATATAAGAAAATTCATATTGAGGCAACATCATATCTGGAATACGACAACGGTGTCCAGTTGCAGTTAATACATATCCTCTTTCAGTTGCCATGTCTTGAACATACGAAATATATTCAGCAACTTTAGGAAATTTCTTAAAGAAGTCCTTAATTACATTATTAGCTTCTTTTACAGATACGCCCATTTGTTCTGAAATAGATTTAGCTTGTCGTCCATACATAAGACCAAGCAAAACGCTCTTGGTATTTTGTCGACGTGTTTTACCTTCGTGGTTTACTATTTCAACGCCATGCTCATCTTTCAACTTATTGCCGTTTTCGTCAACATGGAACTCTAAACACTCTTCATAAGGAACACCATACAAAGTTGAAGCAATTACTGCATACAAATCTTTTCCGTGAATATAAGCATTAATCATTTCTTCGTCACCACTAAGTGCCGCCAAAGTCCGAGGTTCCTGTTGCGAGTAGTCCGATCCAATAATATACATTCCTTCACTAGCCGCAAAAATTTGTCTAATCTTTTTACCTGCTCCACGAGCCGGAATGTTTTGAAGGTTCGGTTTGTCACTACTCATTCGTCCTGTACGTGCGCCTTGTGAATTGTAGTTAGTATGCACACGCCCATCACCATTAGCTTCAAATTCATCCATGTTCATGTAAGTAGAAACTAATTTAGCATAGCTACGATATTCCAATACTGCTTCAGCTAAAGGTAAGTTAAAGGATTGTAAAATGTCACTTCCAGTACCTCTAGGTTTTCTATCATCATTACTCTTTAAGCCCATAATATCATAGAACAATATAGCTAATTGAGTAGAAGATGAAATAGAAACAGTTACATTTCCACGTTCATCTAATTCTAATTTTTGATAAGCTTTAAAGTCATACGTACGTAAATCTTCTAGTTCATTTTGATATTCTTTAAGTAGCTCCTTAAATTTAATTTCAGCTTCATCAACTTTTGATTGAAACTCTTCTTTAAATTTAATCATTAGATCTTTGTCTAAACGAACACCGTAAGTTTCCATATCGAATAATACGTCTAAAATAGGTATTTCAATATTATGGAAACACCAAGCTACATCTTGTAACCCTAGTTCAATACACTGTGGATCGTCTGCTGTTAAAAAAGGTTTTTGGAACTCATATAATTCATATGTCATTATAGGATCATTTGCGGCGTACATATATGCTACATCAGGTGGAATTAGAGGAAACTGTACACCTTTAAATAATTCATTAAATTTTGCTACACGTTTATCTTCATCAGGTTGTACATACTTAGCATGAAGAATTTTTAAGCTATGTGGCTCATTTTCATTAAGTAAATTACCTGCTACTAAAGTATCCCAATATACAGGATTTAAACGTACGCCAACTTGCCAGAAAATTACATTCCAGTCAAATTTTGAATTGTGAGCTACCCATTTAATTTTCTTACGTGCTAATCTATTTAATTGAAACTTCATTACTTTTTTATCAATTTGATTTTTCATTCTATTGTGAGTAAGTTGACTAATATGATTCATTGGTACATAGATACCTTTTTCACCAGGTGTATATAGACACACACCAGCAATAATATCTTTGTAAGTTAACAAACCAGAAGTTTCAGTATCTATTGAAGCTATTCCATTTTTTAAACATTTATCTATATACTCACGTAACCTATTTTCATCAGTAACTAATTCCAGTCTTGGAAGTATTTTTGACAATATAGTTTTAGATAAACTCTTAGCTTGTAAAACAATATCTTTAAATTTATCACCCGTTACATAAGTAATAGTTGAAGCAGGTTTTGGTTTCGCTTGACTTAGTAAACGTGAATCCGAAATCTTTCCGCCTCTTTTTTGCATGTTCCCAAATAAACTTTTTTGTGACAAGTTGTTAGCCTCCTAAGTAAACAAGTAGACATTTTTCTATGCCTACTTGTGTTAGTTTTAATAAATTTTATAAAGTTATTGTTGTGGACCTCTACGTGTTACACCACCACGTCTAGCAACTGTATTTCGTGTAGCTGTTCCACGTTGTACACCAGCACGCTGTGAAGTAGTACGTTCTACAGCTTGTCTACGTGGTGCAGGGCGTTCTTCTTGTGTTCGAGTAGAAGTACCACGATTTACAACACCGCCACGCTGTACGCTACTACGCTGTGCTACACTACCACGTCTAGATGATCCAAGCATTTCACTGTCTGCTTGACGATTTGTTGAACCTGTACGTCTACGAGAAGTTACAGCGCGAGCTGAAGAATCAGAATTATTTGAAGCATTTGGTAAAACATACGTCTTGTCAATCATTGCATACATATCATCTTCTGTAGCGTCAATGATCAAAGATCCTAAAATTTCTTGTTTTTCTGGAAAATCATCTAAAGTTGCATCTAGTTGAGGTTCTTCAGGTGTTAGTTCATAGCGTGTATTAGAATCTCCTTTACGACCCATACGTGTAACTAATAATGGTTGCGTTACTAAGGATCCATACAAGTTAACTAAATTGCTGATTTGTGAAGTAAATGTACGTCCACGCTCCCAAATTTCAGCTTGTTCTGTATCGTGGTTATAAAGCTGTAAGTAAAGTTTTTCTTTTTTGTAAAGACCATTTTGACATAATGGGCAACGTTCTGGATCTAAGTTACCTTCTTCATCCACTCCTAAACAATTTACGGTACGTGTATTACCGCCAATTTCAACTTCATGTACTAAGAAATAATCAATGTCATCTCCACTTTGTGATTCATATAGAAATGTTACTAAAGCTTGATCTCCATCATCTGCTAATGTAAACCAATTCCCTTGTGATTGTGAATATTGTCCGGCGTTATTGATATTAATACGTCCCATTTATAATTCCTCCTAATAATTTTAAATAAATGCTACAATCTACTATACTGCAAATTTTAGCAATGTTTAGCATTCAATAATATATTTTTTAAAAATATTTTGTAACTCACGTCTAATACGGCGTAGAACAGTTATAGTAACATTTAGCTCGTTACATAGTTCTCTATCTGTTATACGGTGTGTATTAGTTAATACGTAAGAAACATACTTATACTGTTCGTCTGTCAAGGACATAACAGAAATAGCTTGTAAAATTTCATAACGATCAAAGCGGTAATCCTCTTCACCAACTTTAATATAGTTATCGTTTAATGTAGTTTCTTCTCCTTCATTAACTGGAGCATCTAACCAATCACAATTAGTATACCAACCTCTATTTTTGGTTTTTGCTTTTAATTGTGAATAATAATTTATAAACACATTGTTCGTTATAGTAGTAAGATAAGTTGAGAATTTACAATTCTTTTCAACATTGTAAGACTCTAGCGAACGATAAATTGCTTCTAAAATAAGACTGTCCTTTTCTGCTTCACTAAATGAGTAAAACTTATTAGCTAGTTTTTGTTGAACATTATCGTATCTTAAAGCAATGTAACTTATGCAAGCGTCTTTGTCCTCTTTGTACATGGAAACAATTTGTTCGTCCGTTAAAGTTTTATCAGTAATAACTTGATAATTTCTTACAACCTTTAAAACATTCATTTGCAATTACCCCTATTTCATCTTTGTTATTTAACTACAATAAATATAATACAATATATTATCGGATAATACAACAACAATTTTAAAAATTTTTAAAGTATAATATTGTCAAAATCTAATTCATAAGGATTGCTGTTGATGTCAAGTTTTTCGGCATAAAAGTAGTCCGGATAATATAATTCACTGATAATTTTTGTAGTTTGTAAATGCTTACGTATCTTAGCTTGTCCATCTCTTCCTGCTTTATCAGGATCAAGCGCTAATACTATTCGTCTTTGAGGTAACTGCTTTAATAAATTATATTGATTGCCTCCGCCTACTCCCATTGTCGATACAGCAGGATAGCCCATGCTCCATAAAGTTAAACAGTTTATTATAGACTCAACTACGTATACGGTATTTTGTAAATCTGAATCAAAGTCAGAACGATATTTACTTAGTTCATACATTCCATATAGATGATCCGTCTTATCATCATTTTCTCCGTACTTATGAAACTTTTTATATACAGAACGACGATAAATAAATACTACTTTTCCTGTTAAATCCTTCACTGGAAAAGTTAAACAATTAGTCAATTTATCATAACCTACATCAAAAATTTCAATCATGTCGTCAGTTAAATGTCTTTCATACATATAAGGATGAAACCATCTATACTTTTGCAGTTCTGATTCCTTAATATATTTTTTTGCTTGCTTAGGTAAAGCTCTTTTTGAGTCAGCAAATAAATCTACACTTTTACGAACTACTACATTATCAGAAAGAAAATGCTGTTTTAACCATTGTCCGCCAAATAAAGCACCTCTAGGATGATTAAATAAATCTGCTATAAATTGATTAAGTGGAGCAGTGTAACCGCACGTGAAACAATGTACGGTTCCTGCTTCAATAACTTTACTACCACTATAACTTACATCACGTGACATACCACAAGAAGGATGCTTTTCCATACCGTTTCCATGAAAAGGACAAGAAAATTGTAAGTTTGATCCTAAAGATTTAGTTCGTCTAAACAAATATTGTCCAGTAGCATCTTGTACTTCTTGTCGCAATATATCAATTATTTGTTCTGGAGTTGTTTCAATAGTAAGTTGTCCTACTCTCATAGTCATAATTAAAACGCCTCAATTCCTTCACGTTTGACGCTTCTTTGTAATTCAGAAGTTGAACGTTTAACTTTTCTACGAATACGACGTTCATCTCCTTCTGCTTTTTTAAAGTCGTCAGCACTTTCGTCTTCCTCGTCATCCTTATAGCCAAGTAATGTATAATTACCTGTATCTACATCCCAGACATATTCAATGGTTTTATTATCAGCACCATACCGATTTTTAACCAAAGAAAGTTCAAGTATACTATTTGCTTCATCACGTACCATAGATAATACACGTGAAGCATTTTGTCCTACAGCATCTGACTCAGCAATACCTTCTAGTGTAATAGTATTAGTAGCATTTTCTTTAGAAGCACGAGAAGCTTGAACGTTTAAAATAATTGGAATTTTTAAACGAGAGGATAAGTCATATAAATCTTTTGAAATATTTGCATACTGATCTCTAGTTTGACGAGCGTTACGTGCATCTTTCATAAGTGAAAGTTGATCAATACCAACTAAATCAGGTTTGTATTTTCTTATCATATTTTCTAATAAAGGTACAGTCATAGGTCGTCCACCTAGCATGAACGGAGTTACTACATGTAATGAATTGTCCGCTTGTGACATAGCTTCAATATGTTCTTCATATTGTTTAAAAGCGTAGTCTGTCCAAATACCTTTTGTAATAGAATTAATAGAAATGTTTGAAACTAATGTATCAATACGTGAACCTACTTGCATTTCACTCATTTCACCACTATACAGCAGTACATTATGACCTTCTTGCCAAGCATTAGAAATCATTTTATCAATAGTCCAAGATTTACCTTGTCCAGGACGTCCTACAATAACAAATAATTCCTCACCAGGAAGTAGCCCACTTGTAATTTCATCTAACAATTCAAAGCCTGTTGATATACCTAAATGAGTTCCTACATGCTCTTTTATTTTACGAGCCCACTCTAAACGTTCTTTTGCTTGCTTAGCAATATCAACTCCACCTACAAATTGATTAGTTTCTATAAGTTGCTGTATTTTTGGAAGTAAATTAGATATAGCTTCCTTACTATCAATTTGCATTTCTTGAGCCGCTGTATTTAATATTGGAACCATAGAGTTGAACATATGTTCTTCACGTAGTTTTTCAATTAAATATAAATCAGTTTCATTTACATCTAAAATATTAAATCCAGGAAAACTTTCTAATACACTTTCTACATCTGGAACAATTCCATAACGTGAATAATGATTAATAATAAAGTCAAATTCCTCTTTATACTCTTCGAAATATTCATCAGTTAGTCCATTAGAATCAATAAGCGATATAGATTTTTCTGATAATACTTTATTTAATACTTGTAGCTGTATCATTCTACTTCCTCCTCAATTTCTTGAAGAGTCTTGCCTCGTACATTAGATGATACAAACTGCACTAATATTGAAAAATCATATATACGACTAAACAAGCGTTCTCCTAATTGATCTTTTATATACTCTTCTGTGTAATTAGTTGTATAAATTGTAGCTAATTTACGTTGGCAACGTGTATCAATAATTTCATATAATAATGGATAATTAAATTTGTTAATAGTGCCTCCGCCTAACTCATCAATAACTAATAATTCACAGGAAAGTAATCGTTTTTGCATTTCCCTAAATTCTTCTGTTTCTCTGTATTTAAAATCAGATAGATCAGTTAATAATGTAGCGTAACTAATAAACAGTCCTTTATCTACTAATCTACCATCTAACGCTGTCTCAGCTAGATAGCGCTGTAGTAAACGTATAGCCCAACTTGTTTTACCATTACCTACATTAATGCTTGAGATAATTAAACTTAAACCGTTAGCAACTTCCTCTACTACATTGGCACGAACTTCTTCTAAATAGTCCCAAGCATCTAAATCTAACTCTCTAGCTACTAAAGTTTGCGGTTCCCAATAAGTAGTAGGTAGATTACTTTTTTCTAGCAAGCTTTTAAATTTCTTATTCCATACGCGAGTGGCTAGTTCTTTGTCCATAATGTACCTCCTAATAAAACCCTTCAAAAGAGTTTCGTTTAGATGAGTTAGAGTCTAACGCTAATTCGTCAAGTATCCAAGGCTGTTTAAATGTTGACATTGTTAGTACATTAGAACTTAAATTTAATACAGTACAAACTCTATCAAATCTAACTGTACTATAAGCCAAAAATAATAATAGCTCATTATTAGATTTAAAGTTTAAAAGTTTTTTTACATTAGCAAAAACTTGCTTAGAGTTAAAAATATTATATCCAGGACAATCCATATCAAAACAATTTCTATAATGAACAGCGAAAAAACTACAAACCGTGCCTATACCTACTTCTGAAAAGTCTGTTAATTTCTTTTCACCTGTAAGTACATTTTTCAAAATAGTAGCGCATTTAACATATTGTTTTTGAGCAGATGTTAAGTTACTTGCTTTAGATTTAAATAGCACTACTTTATTTGGTTTGTAGTCTTTTAGCGATTCTAATAATTTAATTGTATCCTTGTCCTTAGTTTCTTTTTTAGGAACAGCAGTTCCACCAATTACTTTACGTGCCAATGAATTTACCTCCCGTTAATTGACAAAAATTATACGCAATGTATAAACCTACCCTTAAATAAAAAGAGTAGGTGTATTATTTAGTATAAACTATGAAATTTTTTATCACAATACTATTTCGTAGTGACTCTTGCTTCTTTACTTTTCTTAATTGTAGTAGCAGGTTCTAGATCTTTGCTTGTGATAATTCCATCATAAACTAAAGACTCTAATACGTCTTCGTCAATTACAGGAACAGTTTTAATAGCACTTAATATCAAATCACGCTTTTCAGGTATTTTGGTATTTTTTGCTTTCTGTTTAATAATTTCCATAACTAGCTCTTCATTCATTTTGCTAGTTGTCTTTTCATAACAAGTAATATGAACTTTACCTCTATCGAAAGAATCCATATTATTTTCTGTCATATAACTTTTTACTTTATCACGTAAATCTTTTACTTCATTTGTATATTTCTTTTGTAATTCAATTTTACGTCCTAAGTTTGTTACTGATTTTTTAAATTGCTCTTCTGTCATTTTCAAATTAGCCATTTAAAACACTCCTTTTGTCCTTTTTGTTATTTACCTTCTAGTTTATTGTAGCACGTATTACCCGATAATACAATAACTATTTTTTAGCATTTTTAACTTTATTTGGATTTGCTGTTCCATTTAAAATCGCTTTTTCTTTTAAGCGACGTTTTTTCTTTTTAGCTAGTGAACCTTTGCGACCCATTATTCTATTCTTCCTCCTGTTCTTTTTGTTCTTCTTTTATTTCTTCTTGTTCAGCGTCAATTCTGCGCTGAATATCTTTACCACGTTTTCCCCAAACATTATTACGATTAAAGAAACTTAAATCGCCTAATTTAATACTGTTTTTAAATTCTAGTAATTGTTGTACACCTTCTTCATCCCAATAACGTGTTTTACGTGCGTCTAAATTACGATAAGGTGTGGGCAACGTAGGTAAATTTTTTTCATCTAAATTTTTATATTCCTCGCTATTTAAAGCGGCATACCAATTTAAAATTGTAATATATGATCTTCCAATTTTAGTAGCTACTTCGCTACCTTTATAATATTTTTTACCATCGATAATTTTCATTGTTTTTCCTCCTATTTTAGCAACATGTCAATAACTTGGCTTACATAGCGTGATTTTAATTGTCCGTCAACTAAATAATCTGCTATTTCACCTTTGTGATAAACTATGTCTTCTACTACTTCATCAATAGTATTTTTTGCAACTAGCGTATAAATAGTAACATTTTCTTTGGCGCCAATTCTATGTGTTCTATCCTCAGCTTGATCTTTATCAGCTCTAGTCCAAGGTGAATCTAAAAAGATAACTACACTTGCTTTAGTTAGTGTAAAACCTGTACCTAGTACTCCTATAGTTCCACAAATAACTTTCTTGTTTTTATCTTTCATAAAATCGTCAATCACTAATTGTTTATTAACCATGTCACTCGTGACTATACATCCGTTATGTTTTAACTGTTTAAAAAATGGTGCAATTACTTTTGAAAAACAAGAAAACACTACTACATTTTTACCATTAGCTACTGCTTCATCAATTAGTTCGTTAGCTCTTTCAAACTTAGCATTAGGTATTTTACTTGTAGTTAAAATACTTGGATTACCTGTAGCTTGTCTAAGTCTAATTGTTTCTGCTAGTGGATTTTTTGATAACTTGATTAAATCAATTTCTTGTTGTAATTTCTTACGTACATCATTATATAATTTTTGCTGTTTACTTGATAAATCTACATAATCTATTACTCTTGTTTTTTCAGGTAAATCTAATACTTCTTCTTTTGTTCGTCTAAGCATATTAGCTGATACTAATTCTCGTAGCTTAGGTAAATGTTTATATCCTGCTACTTGACCAAATTGGTCTTTAATTACATAGTACTCTTTAAATTGAGTATATGTATGATGTTCTACACCCAACCATTTTAGAATATTAAATAAATCAATAGGTGTATTCATTAAAGGTGTACCTGTCATACCTAATTTATAAAAGCTATTTAATTTTTGTAAAGCTTTACCTTGTTGGCTTGTTGGATTTTTACATTTGTGAATTTCGTCGACTATAGTCATCCCTATAACTCCTTGACGACACAATTCTTGTACATACCCACTAAATACTTTATCACGTAGTGTTTCAATATTTGTAATTAAGAAAAATTCATCATGTTCAGAAATTAAATCATCTGCGCGTTTTTTAACAGAATCAATAACCACATTCCCATTTTTTGAAATACGGCTTCCTAAAATATGACTTCTTTCATTACTATGAATATCAATTTCTTTAGCCCAATTCCATTTAAGTCCACTGACACCACACACTACTAAACAGTGCTTAAAATTACTTTTTCTACTTACTGCAATATCTATAGCTTGCTTAGTTTTACCAAGCCCTTGATCGTCTCCTAATAAAAAACAATCATGATCTTTAGCATATTCAAAACAATCAACTTGAAATGAAAAAGGCTCTGTTTTAAATTGAAAATTATTTTCATTGACTGACTCACTAATTCTATTTCGTGACTCTACATAAGCAATAACTTCTTTAGGTACATCCCCATATAATTCTATATCTAAAAAATCAAAAGCATTTATAATATCAAAGTACAAATTTTTAGGTGCAGAGAATTTATTATACCCTGCTGGTGAAATCTTCGGAAAGGATTGCAGTATCTGTACAATATCTTCTTCCACACCTTCAGTTTCTTCATCTGTGAATTGAATTAATAATTCTTTTTTATTTCGATTTTTCCTCTTCACTGTTATCAATTTCAGATACACTAGTAATTCCCTCCGCATTCAAGTATGAAAGCTTAACAAGTTCCATAACTTCTTCTACGTCTTTATCAGTTAAAATAGAATATTTAGCAGATAGCGCCCATCCATGTTTTTCAGGGAATAGTTTAGTTAATGAATCTAGTTGTTCTTGATTAAATAAGTTAGGACGTAACAATACATATAAAGAAGTTGCTCCTTGATGAATTTCGATAAAGTTACGTTTAGCTTTATACCCAATATATTGAGTAGTAACTTTACGCTCTGCATCAAATTCTTCTTTAATACGTTTTTCTAAATCGCTACGCAATTTATCTAATGATTCTAAAGCTACTGAACGACGCTTTGGTTCTTTTTCTTTTTCTGATTTTTTAGGACGTGGTACAGAAACATGTTCTTGTTTAGCTTCTTGTTTTTCTTCAACTTTATCCTCAGCTACTTCTTCTGTAGCTTGTAGTTCTTCTACTTTAGTTTCTTGTTTAACTTCTTGATCACCATCTAATTCGTAATTACGAAGTAGAGTAGCTAATGCAACTTCTTTTTCTTCTTGTGTTTCTAAATTTAAGATGACATATTTTTTAGTGATGCGGTTGATATCTTCTACTAAGAATTTCATTCCGTTACGAGTATTTACTAAATGTTGTCCCGAAGTTACTTGTTCTGCTACTTGTTTTTTCATTATAATCTCTCCTATTAATAAATTATTTAGTTGATAACTATCCTCAAATATATATTACAATATATTACCCTATAATACAAGTATTAAGTTTAAAAAATATCAACTTTTTTAAATTAATTTGTATAACTATATGTAAGCTTATTTAAATATATAGGGAAAGGGTTGTAAGATAGTTAGGAGTAAAGGGAACTTGTTAGAGTTCTAATGAAAATGGTTAAGAACCTTTTTTATCTAACATACACCAAAAATTCAAAATGTTTACTTTCAACTATAATATTTTTAATGACATTAGAATAATTTAATAAGTCTATTAAACTGACCACAAAAAAAATACCGTCCACTAAAATAGCGAACGGCAACTTCAACTAAGAAGCTAGTTAAATCAACATAACGGGTAATTACAATATACGATATAAAAAAGTTATTGTAAATACTTGTCAGCGTTTAGGAATAGTTAATACATATTCTTTAAAGTCAAAATCAATTGTTTGTCCAGGAATAACATCGCCTTTTGGATCATTTGTACGACGTAGTTTAATGAAGCATTTACGTCCAGCAAATTTCCGAATGTCCAATGTTCCATCAAGTCCTAAAGGCATACCTTGAGGAATCTTGTAAGTATTGTTCACGTCGTCACGAACAAGTCTAGCAGACTTACAACGTCCTAATTCTTCTTTAGGATTTTGAGCATCCATGAAGAATACATATCCATAGTCAAAAGGTTGTGCGCCATTTTGAGGAACTAACCAACCTGCTCCTCGAAAAATACCTAATTTAACTTCGTTGAATACTTCTAACTTAGCTAAATAGTTTCCAAATTTTTTAATAGGTGATTGTGCAATAATGTTGTCATGCTTATTAGGTGTAGGAATTTGAGAACTACTATTTGCAGATTCATTATCTTTTCCTTTACCAGCAGTTGCATAAGCATTCCATGTATTTTTATCTCCATAGAAATAGTTTTTATCATATGGAGTTGAAGTGTATTGCCACATAACAGCATTAGACCAATGTTTAATGGCAGGGAATTTAGATTGATATGCCGCTACCCACAAACCATAGTCTGCTTTTACAATTTCTGAAAAGTCTTCTTCAAATAATACAGAAGCTGATGTGTAGACCAATGCTTTAATACCTGTTTTTTGTTGAATACGATCAAGCATTTGTTTTAAAACACCTGTTCCTTGACGTCCATACATTTCGTAGTCAAGTACTAAAATACCTTTTCCAACGTATCCTTGAACATTGTTTAAGAAGAAGTCAGTTTGCGCTCTCCAGTCTTCTCCATTAATAAAGTGGTACACACCGAAAGGTTTTCCAGCTTTAATAGCTTGCTGTACAAAAGGATCACAATATTTGTCGACAAACCCAGTACCTTCAGTTGCTTTAAACATATAAGCATCAGCAGGATAGTCAGCAATATTTTTAGAACCATTGTTGTTTGATAAATCTACTACGTTTAAAGTCATAATAGTACCTCCATTTTAATCAGCTACTTATAGTACTATGTATAAGTAGCTGTAAATTAGTAAGTACTTGCTAATAAAGAATAATTGCTATTTTGCGGGTTCTTTGTAGCTTAACGCATTTTTACTATCCGTTAACCCTTTAGATGTAGGATCTGGAATAACGTTTAACGCATTAACTACCATTGTTACTAATACATATGGATTAGATACTGCACGTACAATAATATCCCATACAGTAGCCCAAGAAGTTAAATCTTCCGCTTTATATCCATAGTAAGCTAATACTGGTAAGAATACAGCAATGACAAAACGAATAATAAAAGTTTTGTTTTCTCGCCAGTTAAAACGAATCTTTAAATTCCATTTACTCATAAGCACCTCACCTCCTTTACTACTTTATTGTAAACTAATTTATCAGTTTCTAAAACACCATTTATTTATTTTGGAAACTCTACGCTATTTTCATTTTCTGGATATTTTAGTAAACCAACTGATTCTAAATTAGTGTCTATAAACATATAAGGTTTAAGCGCCTTTTTACTAAATGTAACTACTGATTTATTAAATAAATCTTGCTGTACTATTTCTACAGTGTAGTCTTCTTTCGGTATATCTGATTTTAAGTATACAAGGATACTATAGCTTGACAACGTCACTGTTTTTTCTACTTTATCATTTTCTGGTACATATATTTTAAATGGAAATACTTCATTATTTGAATAATTGTCAACAGTTACTTGAAACAATGTTGACTGTATATCACTTTCAATAATAGTAACTTTTATATTATCTGTAGTCCAGGGCGTATAATGTTTAGGTTTTGATGAAGTCATTTTTACACCTATATAGATAGGAGAACTTTCTGGATATTTTCCACCAAACAATTTATCGTAATAACTTTTAGTATTAATGACATCTTGCGCTAATAAACCTATATAAGCATTACCTACATCTACTATATACACAATATCTGAATAGCTTGCAACTTTAGGCAATTTTAAAACGGATAAACAATTATAGAATCTACGTTTAATATCTTTTAGTTGACTATAGCTTCCTTGATTAGGATAACCATTAGTAGCAGAAGGATCAATATAAATCATGTCACCTACATTGTATTGAACATAACCTCCAGCATAACCCATAATATTAAATGTTTCACTTAATGAAGTAGAAAAATTCATACCTTTATCACCGCTAGTAAATACGTTATCAGCACTTACTTTAGTAGCTACATTTGATGTTATATCGCTGTCATTAAAATAGTATACTGTTTTATCTGTACCTACTAAACAACCGCTGTACTTTTTATTAATAGTATTGTTTGTTTTTGTATCTGTTATAACAATATTTGTAGCTTGCGTAACTTTTGATCCATCTGCCTTATAGTAAGCTGAAACATTCACTACATCATACACACTAAGTGATTCTTCCTCTAAATGTGATTCTACTTTATCACTATAATAGCCCTCAACATTCAAAGGAATAATACGTATTTCATTTAAATTTTCAAATTTATAACTACCTACATATGCACACAGATTTCCTCGATTAGTTTCAAAATAAGGCACACCAGAAGTTGCATGATATTTTAAAGCATTAATGACAATATCCATTTCCTGTTGTACATAGTCAATTGTAGGATAACCTGTTTCATCTAAAACTAATTTGGTTGTTCTTGTAATTACTGCATTAATTTTTTCTGTTATATGTTCATTAGGTTTGTAGTAATTACTATCAATACTTTCTTCGTGCATACATAATAAATACATCATAGTTCGTGTCTTTAAATCTGTGATGCCATTTAACATAATTTTATCAAATAAATCCTTAGTAGGTAAACGTAAAGTAATTGGTTGATTTTCTTCATTTCTTAATTCCCATTCAGGTAACTGTACATCTATAGGAATATAAAAGAATTGTGGTACAGGACTATTACTGATAAATAATTTATTTAGCTTATCTGCATAAGCTGACCAATTACTATTAAACAAATATGTTCCAATACCTGCATAAGTATTTTCAGTTTCATTAGTAATTTCTATAATACTTCGCTTTCTTACAGTTAATGCAGTTTCAACTTGATAAACATTTATATTATATAATTTCAATGTAAGCACAGCAGGTACAGTATATTCAAAATCATTTACACCCGTATCTTGTTGAGCTATAATATCCATTATAGCTTTTGTTGTATACAACGTTGTCTCTTTAGCTCTCGCTACGTACAAAGTTTGTATAGGACTTGCTACACCATTAACGTTTAAAAGCACTGATACCTGGTTTAAAATAGCAGATGAGTAATTTCCTTCTGTTAAAGTAAGTTGAATAGGATACTTTTCTTTTGTAGGATCAGCAATATTGAACGAAGTATACGGATCCTTGTTACCTGTAAAAAATGGATTACTATTTGCAGTTATTACACCTGCTGGATAATTTTCTGTTTTTACCGTAATGCCATTATATAAAATATCAACAGTACATGTTAAGGACTCATTAATTTCTGAAAGTTTAGAATGTGGTTTACATAGCTTTTCTATAACATCACTGGTGATTGCAAAAGACGAAGAGTATTTGCTTAAATTAGGAGAAGTTATAGAAGCATTGTAAGAAACACCTGCTGTAGTTTGGCTTAGTTCAACAGAAATGTTATTATCCGTAAGCATATCATATTTAGGTTTTAAAGGAGTTATTTGAGGTTTACGTATAGTAGATAAAGTATTTGTATTAGAATTACTACCAATGTTTACATCATTTATATAAGTTTGCACCGTAATAGATAATTGTCTTTCTTCGCCATAATTCATAGCAGTTAGCAAACTTGTAATTTGTGCAGTAGATACAGTAAACGTAAAACTCCCTCCACCCCACTTTTCAAATTGACCTAATAAATCAGTATCACAATATATAGAGCATTCATGCTTAGCTATACCGCCTGCTGGAGCTACAATATTTCCTACTATATTTCTACTAGGTAGCTGTAAAGCATTAATGGTAACAGTAGAGGATCTAGGAATAGTAGGTAAATTAAAGTTAGAACTTCCAGATAATGTACCTTTATATACATCACTAATATACGTATTCAAATCGAAGCTTACTTTTATATTAGCTAGTTTACTTCCGTCTTCATCGTGTTTTACATTAAATACTTTTGTAGCTAATAACAATTCAGCGTTTGTACCTATTAATACAGGTGATGAAAAATCTTGTCTTTCACCATCTATTTCTATATATCCATTACGTGTTCCTGGAGCATTTACAATTGAGCCTGTGTTTGATTTTAAATACACATCTACACGTACAGAAGAAGTATTTGCAGAAATACTTTGAGATTCGCAAACATACGTATACTCTAACCAAAGTCCAGTACTAATGTTAATTACTGCCATTGCTTACACCTCCCAAGTATTTTCTACTGCTGAAACAGTAAAGTTTGATGGAATTATTTCATAATCAACAGATTTAAAAAATCCTACGCCATTGTCTGTTGTATCTATAACTAACTGTTGTCCTAAATTAATTCTATCTGTACCTAAAATATCAGTTAATAAATTAGTTCGTTTTCCTTTTTCGTCAGTTTTAAAAGAAAGTACATCTTGTCTGACTGTTAATTTTGCATTTGATTTACTAGTATAATTTAATTCTTCACCTACATGAAAGTTTGTTTTTTGATTAGGATATTCTAAGTACATTTCAGAAAATTCAATTTTATTAGACTTATAGGAATATATACTTATATCAAATTTAGTGTCTATACTCTTTACTTCAAACACACATTCATATAATCTATACCCTACATCTAATCCAGTGATACTTCCTAAAATTTGCTTTGTTAGACTGTCGTAAATTATAATACCTGCACCATCAAAATCTTTTTGACTATTTATTCCTACATGTAAAGTGACGCTTCCATATGCTTGTGGCGTAAATGTATTTGTAGCAGATATATCACGTAACACACCTGTATCATTAGGAGATAATATAGTACCGCTAGGTGTTTTATTTGAAGTTATTACATTCCAGTCTAACCAAGTAAGTATTTTTTCTAAATTATTTTCGCTTTTAACAATTGTGTCAGACACATAAGATAACTGCTGTTTAGTAGCTTGCAAAGATCTAAAAGAATTTTCATCTTGATATTCTAATTTTGTAGCTTCAGCATCCATATTGAAATTATTATTATTGTTTGAAAAAGCTATTTTATTGTCCGTTAATGCTAAATTAGAGTCGCCTTTATTTATAGTTATTCCTTGATCAGTCACATCGATGTAACTCATCAACTTATCAAAAACTATTTTATCAGCTTTACTCATTAGTCCATCATGTTCATGTGTTACTAAAGAACTTTGACTTCCATCTATAGCGGCTAGTTGATAATATGCTAAATTATTAGTATTTTCTTTATCACGTGTTACTAAATACAAATTTGAGTCGGAGCTACTGGTAGCAAGTCCGACTATATTTGTTGCTTTATCCAAACTGTAAATAATAATTTGATAATCTTTCATGCTACCATTCTCCTCATCATTTAAGTAAATATTTTACTATTTCGACAATAGGTCCAGCTAAGAAACCAATTGCCGCTATTAACACACCAATAACCCAATCTTTACTTTTGTTTTCATCTACGTTGTTAGCATCTTTGGAAGTTGTTGGCTCATGCTCATTTAATGTTTCGTTAATATTGTCTAATGCACGTTCTAATTCCTGTACTCTAGAAGATAGTTTGCGAATTTTCTCGTCTACTAATTCATCATTTATTTGACGTTCCAATGAAAGTCTATTTAAGTAATTTAGCTGACGTTCTAACATTTCAATATTATTTCGTAACATTTCGAGAGCTTTTTCAAAATTGTTATCCAACACCGCCACCTACTAACTTATTTTAATATCTTGTAGCTACATATAAGTTATCACACTTTCTCTCATGTAAATGTCTCCCCCACTTTTAGTATAACATTTAGACATGTTAATAAAACTATAAAATTTATCAACTTACTTATAAATTTCTTGTATAGAACCCCATAGTACTTGTGCGCCTAGTAGCTGTTTTCCATCACGAGTTTTAACTAAAATCTGAAAAGTATCGCCTACTTCATATTGACGTATACCTCTAAAAGGAACTACTGTTTGTAAGTTTATTCCTTGTCCAGTAGGTACACCATATGCGCCTGCCATTACATCATTACTTCCTTCTCTAAAGTATAAGTAAGCATAATCAGTACTAGTTGAACCTCCACCTAAACCATGTATTAGAATACTAAAATTAATGTCTAAACGACACGATCTATTTATAGTTACTGTTTTTCTGTCATCAGAAAATGTATAAGGTCGTTGACCTTCTTGGCGCATCCAATCATAACCAAAACCTACACCATAACCAATAGATAATACAGTATTATTATTTGTAGGATTTGCTGATTTAACACCTTCTGAAAAGTATTCACTAAATTTTATATCATTTCTAACTGTTACAAAACTTTCTACAGCTTTAGGTAAAGTTTGAAATTGTTTAAGTCCTGTAATAGTTTGATCTGAAGTTAAATCAACTGTTTCATCTGAAGTCATTACTTTTATCCAAGGTGAAGTTGATGAAGAAGTTATAAAGCGTGAATACTTTAAAATTTTATTTGCTGTAGTTAATGCTGTTATAGTCTGCAAAGTTTCTACACTTGCACCATAAGGCTGATTAAATACTGCTAAATCTAATGTGCGTAACGGAGAAGGTAATTGATCATTATCAGTCATAGCTGAATTTTCTTGTGCTGATACAAATAAAAATCCTCTATACATAGAATCATTCATTGCTGTAAAACTTGTTGGTTTTGTTGAAAAATCTGACAACAAACGAGCTCCACCTAAATCAGAAACTAATTTATAAAGTTGTGCTTCATCTTGTGTTACTAATAATTTAAAAGGTGAAACCTGTTGTCCGTCACTAGTTATTATACGTACAGCTATACTAATGTTATTTACATCTGCATCAGCTAATCTAATTTCTTGATATAGTTTATCACCATTAATAGCTGGTTGAAAAATATAAAAAGCTTTACTTTGAAAGTTATCTGGAAGCTGTGCTTTATCTACAAGTCCTGCTGATTGCTGAGCAGTAACATAATAAAATCCAGGAGTAGTTCCTAAATCTTTTAAGCTAGTAATACCTGCTGGAAATTCTTTAGCTACTCCTGTATCTTGTGTAAGTTTGTATTTCTGCCATTGACTAGCTACTTTTTCAATTTCAGGACGAATAGTTTGTGAGTTAACAATAGTATTCATAAATGAAAAGGCTAATTCAAGTGAACAGTTTGCATAAGACATAAGTAGCATATCTGTATTTGAAAAATTATCTGTGGTAATTAATACATACAGACAGCCGTTAGCGTCAAGTAAATTATTTAGACTAGTTAAACTAATAGATACATCTACCAATTTCTTACTAGTAGATGTTACTATATTAGATTTAGTATTAGAATTAAAAATAGATACTTCAACTTTACCTGCTGTCGTAGCTAATACATTTGATAATTTTACATTAGTGCTTTTTGATACTATCCAAGAAATAATGTCAGCATCTGTAGAAAGTCCTAAGTTTTTCATAAATTCTGCTGACAATAAATTTTTAACAGCTTGTAACAAATTCCATTTTAGTAATACTTGAATACCTTTATTTGCAGTTGTATTAGTAATTTGTAGCGTTTGTTTATTTCCTTCACTACTTATTTTAGTATATTGATCAGTTGTTAACTCAGTAGTAAAATCTGCTACTCTAGGAACAACTGTAGCATCTACACCTAACCTACTATAAGCTGTATGAGGTACTGTTAAATTACCTGTTACTTTAGTTTCAAAATCTTGTAGCAAAGAAACATCAATTAAATCCTTGCTTACAGACTCAATAAAGCTTTGTTTGCTAAATACATTTTCAAAATTTTCATTTATTTTGTTGAATATTTGTGAGTAGTAATCAGACTCTATTAGTTTTCTAAATTTATTAGACATGTTGTACCTCCAAACGAGAAGGGAGTAGACTATCTACTCCCAATATTTGATGAAATCATTTGCTTAATTTCAGTTACTTCTTCCTTAATATTATTAATTTCAGTATTCATTGAAAGCATTAGATTAAATATTTTGTCTAATTTTTCATTTTGTACTTCATCCTCAGACTTAGGATAAATCATAGCATTTGTTTCAGGATCAACTCTATAAGATAATTTGTTTGACATGTTAATCAACTCTCCTTACTTTCTCATAATACTTATTAGTCGTCCAGCACGAGGTCTAATTAACGGATTTTTTGTAGTCATCTCAACTTTGTGTCTATAGTTGGTATACGTTTTTTCCACTGGAACATCATAAGTATACGTATATCTATCAAATTCTGCATTTACCGGACGTTGCGTAGGATTTGTTAGTTCAATCCAATCAGTACCTGAACCGTCTGCACTAAAGAATACTCGTTGCTCTATTCCTTCTTGCTTAGCAGTATTAGCATCAATTTGAATAACCACTTGTTTGTAAGGAGCGTCAAGTTGAACATTTCGTCCTACATAAGCAAAGCTTTGATCATTTAAGAATGTAACTAAACTAATATTATCTTTTGCCATAAGAGGTGAAGTGTTACTGTTTACTTTTACAGTAGCTCTAAGTTTAACTACAGTAATTCCAATATTCTTCATATCTTTATCAGAATAGTTTTCTAAATTATCCCAGTTAGCTCCATTGTCTACTGAATATTCCCAAGTAATACCTGCATTCTTTTTATCTACATAATCAGTTGCAAGTAATATACGTGAAATTTCGTCTGCTTTTACATCATCAAATACAATAACTCCACCAGCAGGATTGTAGACTGCTTCATAAAGTCTAAATTTTAAATCTTTAGTTTGATGAGCTGTCCATGTTTGAGCATTAGATGAACTAAACAATGTTCCACTTAGTGGTTGTGAACTAATAGTTTTTCCTGTAATAATATCCTTTTCACCTAAGGTAGCTGTAAATGTTTGGTATTCATTAGAATCAGATAGTAAAGTTACACAATACATAGTACCCGCTTCGCAGTAAACAGGTTGATTAAACTCTACTACAGTTTCTACCGTACCTTTTTCAGAAGTTTGAATTTTTTCAGGAGGAACTAAAATTCTGTCGTAGCAAGTTGTTCCAGGATAACCATTAACAGTATTTCTAACTTCAACAACTAAAGGATGAGCATTATCCTTAGTAGCCATATATAAACCAACTTGTGTTAAAATTCTATCCTCGCTGAATTGGAAGGACTGTGCTAATGGGTCAACCATACTTACATTTGTGATTGTTGTTAGTACTGTATTAATTGTTGTACGTTTTGTTCCTGAAGCAGTATATGCAGAACTTCCTTCGTTTTGATCATTTTTAAAGTCTACACGAACTGTACCACATTTAATATTTTTAGGAACTGTAAACGAGCAAGTAAATTTACCATTTGCGTCAGAACGAACTGTACCTGCTTTAGTACCTGCTTGTGTATTACCTGTAGGTGTTAAGTTTAATCTAACAGAGTCAAAATATCCTTCAATATTATCAGAATTTTTAGTAAAGTTAGAAGCTGAAACAGTTACTTCTCGTTCACGCATATAAGTAATTAAACTATCTATAACTTGTGAAGTTACAGATTGTGTAACACCTGTTGCGTTGTTACCTGAAATTCCTTTTCCACCATTTGCAAATCCAGCTTCATTCCATTTATCTCTTTCAGAATCTGCCCAAGACGCGTTTCTGTGATTCCACCAACGACGAAGTGTAACTTGTTGAATAACTGTTTTGTTTTCAGTTACCATTTCTTCATCAATCCATGTATCAACAGCAGGAGTTAATTCAACAAAACCCATTGCGTTAAATTGGGCATAAGGGTTAACAAGCATACGTTCACTTGCTAATTGTTGATCAATTAAAATTTTATTTTCAAAAGGTGCAGAAATAATTCGACCTACATACTGCACATCTGAACTTGTGTCATTAATGTTTAAATCAAAAATGGTTGATTGTGCTTGTGTAGTAACTTCTTGATTATCTAAATCAATTGCGGCTTTAAATTCTGGATGATATACGTCAGCTTTTTGAATATTTAAAAATCCTTCTGTATAAATACCCGAAAGTTTAGTTGCGTCTTCACCTGCTTCTGCTTCCCTATCTAAGTTAGTAATAGCAAGGTTCATTTCCATATTGTTTAATCGTTCCGCCATACGTACAAGATCAGCCATTGTAGTACGTGTATCTGCAATATTATATACACTAACTACACCGCTCTTAGAAAGCGTTACTACAGCTAAATCAAGCAAGTTATCGTTTTGGTTGATAGGAGGTTGTACTTTGTCAGGAGTATTTGGCATACCTTCAATGACAATAACATTTCCATCTTTATCTAAAGTTAGTAAATCTTTTCTAGTATAGTAGAATTCATATTCTATAGTAAATGTTCCAATAAATTGTGTATTTTCTTTGTAGTAAGGAACAGGAGCATTATCAGCGAATTGTAACACTTCACCACTATTTGTAGTTACAATAGAATACATATTAGATTCCAAGTTTTCTAACACTACCATATCAACTGTATAAGTAGTACCTGTTTCAGGACTCTTACCAGAACTTGGTGAACCTCCAGAAGGTGGAGTAGGTGCCCAATTTATTCCTGTACGAGAAGAACTAATTTCATAGTCTACACCGTAAGTATAAACCGTATCATTTTGACTAACTTTCAAAATAGCTGAAATAGATTTATCTAAACCTACTAATACATCAACTGGTGTACTTGATGAACGTGTAGCATCTACTACTCTATTAACATCCATGGTTACTTTTTTAATAGATTTAATAGACGAATTATTAAATGAATATTGTTTAATACCTTGTACATAACGTTTAAGTTCGTTAGAGGTTGAAGTAGTATCTGTGCTTTGACGTAAGCCTACAATAGAAGCAGTAGATTTAGTTACTTCATAACCTTTAACGTATGCTTTACCTGCAGACAAGTCCACATAATCTTTATCTTGTGTAGGATAAAGTGAAGTACTTCTAGCAGAAACTTCAAGTCCATAAACCTTATAGTTTCCTGATTCGTCATACGTACGTCTAGCTAAAATATTGTTAATGCCTGTTAAGTCATTACTTTCAGGTTGAACAATAAGTTTTCCATCCTCAAATGTATAAATTGGTGCTGAGGAAGAATCATTAATTGTTAAACGTACTGTATATTGAACCCTGTCAGCTCCTTCATTACCATAGTTAGTTGCATTTTGAGCTACGTCCAATAAAGAAGTATCGTCTGTAGCTGTAATGATACTATAGTAAGGTTCTACACCTAGTATTACTTTTCCAGTAGTAGGAATAGTAATTTTTTGAGCTTCAAAACTCATAACAAGTCCATCTAGAAATACTTTTCCGTCTGCAACTGTTACTTCGCCTTTGTCATCAATTACAACACTCATACCCTCTACAATATCTCCAGGAGCCATTAGACGACTTCCGATTCTACCAATATGGTCATAAAGTGTTGTTTGTGCTTGTGTAAATTCTCTAGCTTGTTCAGGAAAGCCCGGCTTAGCTAGTATTTGTAAATAGTGCTTTTGTTCTGCATAGTCATCATAGTAAGGACCTTCATTTACAAAATGTACCATAATATACAATTACCACCTTTCTAAAATTCTAAAATTAGCGTTAAGTCAATTAAAGAATTTTCGTCAATAATTACAGAACGTCTGTAGTCACACATAATAGTATTTCCTTGATTTTTAATATCTGCTGGAAGTAATGTATAAGCATCTTCTTTACCTGTTGCTGTTACTAGATTAGTACTTAACACTAATTGATTATATTCAGTTCCAGGAACAAAATCTCCGTCAGCAATTTGTGCATGTAAGTAAACACAATGTGCATTTTCTGTAAAAATATTAGCAGGATCAACTTCTTTATATTTCTTACCTAAATATTGAATGGTTCCTTCTTCATGCTCTACTACATATGCTTTACGGGAAACACGTTTAGCTCCTACAAGAGTAGTCACGTCAGAAGACGGTGTAGGTGTTTGTGGATCACTAATCCAAGCCGCATCCTTACCAAGTTTAAAATAGTACTTATCTTTACTCATAAAACTTTGAGCCGAAAGAACATGACCATTATCAGTTATAATTGCGCTCATTGAAATACCTCACTTTCTTAGTGCTTAGTTAATTAATTAAAAATACTTTCGATACTATTGTAAACTATTTTGACTAAATTATTTAGTACTATTAGCAATTTATACTTTTGTCCACAAATAGCCAGTATTCTTAGTTGTATCTGTTAGGGAGTATTTTGGAATCATTCCTAAGTATTTTGGTAAAGCTAGTCCCCATTTATACGTTTCATATACATCTAAATTAGCTGAGGATTTTAATGCTACGCCCATATACTTAGGTATACTGTTTCCGTCGTTATCTACTGAAGCAGAAGTCCATACAGTTGAAGCACCGCTATCAATTTCAAGCTTAACAGAATTTTTCTTTATTTCAATCCACTTATCAACATTCATTGTTAATATAGATAAGGATGTCACCGCTTCTGTTCTATTAGGGAATGTAATAGTAAATTCATACTTAGCAAATTCATTAGTTGCTTGAACTTCTCCAATTCGTATATTAGCTCCAGCTGACATTAAGAAATAGGGTTGTATAAATCCTGTACCTTTAGCAACTAAGCTTAAACGTAACTTAGCTCCAGGAGATATTTTCATTGTTAATTTATCTCCTACACCATATTGTCTATCACTAGATGAAGTAATTTTAATACCGTCTGTCGTTACTTCTCGGGTACCTCCACTACCTTCCCAAGTAGTTTCCCAACCTTTAGTAAAGCCCGTGTTTACTACTAAATTATTTGCAGGATATTTAGTTGTAAATCGATCTTTGTTTTCCCAACAATAAGCATATGCTAATTGATCTGTAGTACTAAAATAATTGTAAGGTGACTGAGTAAATTCTGTTGAACCATCAGCACTGTTACTATAAGCAAATAGATAATTTTCGACTAAATGTTCTTGTCCAAATAAAGCTGACCATGTATAACGTTTATAAGCTTCACTATCATCATAAATTTTATCTGTTAATTTACCTAAATAAGTTGCTACATAGAAATTAGGATTTTCACTTATAGCAGGTGAGAAAGCAGTTTTACTTTCAACTTCAAGTTTTAAATTTGTTAAATAAGCATCTACTTGAGGTAGTTCATCATTAAAACAAATATGAAATCTAACTTTGTTTATGTCTATATCCTCTAATTTGTGAATTGGAATATAATAGCGACGTTTAAGTTCATTAAATGTTAATACAGGTGTATCTTTGACTGTAAATTGTTTAACAATTTCAGTGTCTTTTAAATAATGAACCACTGTGTAAAAGCTTCCTGTAAAGCTCTTATATGCTATAACATCAAATCCTAAATACATGTCATGTTGTTTGTATAAATTAATCTGATCTAAATTATCCGTTATAAAACTTATTCCTCTATACTTTTTATCTGATTCTAAGTTTACTACATGTAACCAATTTTGATCTTGTCTTTGTTCTAAGTTTAATGTTGTTCCGGTAGCATTTGAATTAATTCCGCCTAAGTTGCCACTAGCAAAATCACCATTTGTTAATAAGTTTGCAGTAGGTATACCTGCATGAAAATTAGTTAAACCTTCAGCACTTATTGAAAATGCTTGCGGATATAAATTAGTTTGTCTAATTTCATTTACTCCATCTAATCCCCATACATTACTTTGATAAGGTTTACTATCAGTTACATGTTTTACAGTATTAGCACTTTCATAATAACTTGAAAATCTTCCATAGTATTCATACGTTTGTTTGTCTGCTAATTGCGCAATGTCATTAGGAAGTGTATCTAATAATAGTTTACCAAAATCGGGAGCATTTGAAATTTGAAAAGGACTAACTTTAAAATAGTCTCTAAAATGTTTATCAAGTTTTAAATCATATTTTTTAAGATTTTCACTAAACAAAATACTTCCTGAATGTTTAATGCCTGTAGCTTTATTAGCAAACGTAAAATGTTTATATTTAGTAGTTCCATCTTTATCAGTGAATGCTACACCTGTACCATTTCTACCTTCCGTTGGAACGAATTTGTCATAAAAAGGATACCAAGTATATGAATAAGGATTAGCTTTATTATCAACTTTGTCGTCAATATATACACCATAAAATTTAGGAGTATAATCTGTGGGATAAGAAAGAGTAAAATCTTCAAAAGGTAGTGAATGTATTAATGCTGTATTTAAATTAGATTGTTTTAATAGCTTAGGAATATCAAACAATTCTAATAAATTGGCAAAATTAGTAATGTCTACTTGAACGGAAGGATCTTGAGTAATATATCCTAAGTATAATAAATCTCCTTCTTCTGTAGAACTGTCTGTATACGTAGCAATAATATATTTAACACCCGCAGGTATTACTTTATCAACAGCTTGTTTAAGTTCATCATTCAAATAATCGACTGTATGAATTGTTATCACACCATGCAACCATTTAGAACCATCTTGAAATCTATGTCCGCCAGAATGTTTTGACTGACTATAGATAAATACTTTATCAATGTTGTCTTCTATCCATGTAGTTTTATATTGCTTCCAGTATTCAGGATAAAAGTATTCTCCAGCCATCCATCCTTCATTATTATAGTTGTCAACAGCAGTAATAATATCTGCGTCCGTACCTCTATAATTAAAGGCTTTAAGCATAGATCGAATTAAATCTGCTTGATAATATCTATCTTGTGTATATTTATATTCATAACTTAAATGACTAGAAAGCTGAGGAATAAAATCAGGATTCATTGTGTCATAGTCCATGTTATTAGGCATATTATCAATATGCGGTTTTAAATAATTTAATGTGTGATTTAATAAATCAGTGAATAACTTTAGTCCATCATCTGCTTGAATTTTATAAGGAATTCTATCCGTTAAATCGTATTCAAAAAAGTTGTCAACCATACATTATTCACCGCCTTTAACAGTAATTGTAATATCACCTAAAATATATAAAGATAATTCATCTGCTTTTACAGTTCCGTCAATTTCAGGTTTTACTAAATCAATATAGGAAATACTTTCATGTGCTTGTTGAATAGTAGTAACAATATTACTAGCATTGAGTAATTTACCAAATTCACATGTTTCTAAGTTATAAGCTTCTTGTAAATCGTTAATAATTTTTTGACGTACTACATTTTCATCAACTGGATAGGATAAATGCACTACAGCTTCAACATCAATTTTTACATAGTTAGCTGATCTAATTTGCAGAGTAATAGTAGATAACATTTTAGGTTCTAAATACTTACGAATTATATAAGCTTGCGAATCTGAAAGTGCTGTACCGCCAGTTGGTGCTACTAATAATAAAACTACATAAGGTGTAGTGATATATTTACTTTTCCAATCAAGTGCTTTTACTTTTGATACACCATTCATTGCACCTACAAAAGCTTCGTAGTCCTCTAAAGTTACTGCTCTATCCAATGTTTTAAAAACTTTAGGAGCATATTGTTTAGCATGATCAGTTGTTTCTCTACTTGAACCTCCACTTAATACAGTTAGTTCTGAGAACCTGATAGCTGAAATATCATTTTTATAAATCTGCACAAAGCTATTTACAGCAGAAATAGTAAGTGAACCTACATTCGCAATATCTCCATATGTTTCTAAAAATGCGATGTCTACTGTAGCATTAGGAATATCTTTTAGTAGCTTTCTAAAATTTCTGTGAAATAGAATATAAGGTCTATCTAGTTTGTCTTCATATACAGAAAACGTTTTATTTACTTCTGTGCTGTCTGCGAGTACGTCATCAATGTTTTCCCACCACTCGCCATTGATTTTAAGCTGAACATATTTGCGTGCCACAGACGTGTTCTTAGTGCCTAATGATAAATAGAAACGAGATGTTTCTACAATGTCACTAACCTTTACAGACATTTCTGTCCAAGAACCTTGTGCTAATGGAACGTCTACTTTTTGCTCTCCTGGATAAGGAACAAGTGTATCTTCTGTTACTATTAGAGGATATCTATTGCCTTGTGAGTCATTAGCATTAAGTTGTGTTCCTTTATATAAAGTAATACCACCCGAAGGTACATAGGAGTTACTAGGAATATACGCTTGACAAGTACCTACTGCCGCTGTAGCCATTTCAAAACGATAACCTAGACTTGATAAAATTGCTTTAATATTGCTTCGTTGTTTAGCTGTAGGTAAATAGCTTTCTAATGCTTGTCTATCTATTCTATAGCTAAGCATGTCTCCTGAACCTGCAAGCATTTCAATCAACATCATTATAATAGAGGATTCATTGAAATCAGTAAGCTGTTCTCCGTAGTTTTCTTTTACATAAGCAACTAAGTCTTCTCTAATATTTTGTGCATCTCTATTAGTGTAAGACATATTGCCTATTCTATTTTCCCAATGTTTCATTAGTTACCTCCTTCCCAAACTCATAAATATCTGTATTTATTGGATAAACAAAACTACCTGTTTCCATTGTGTCTTTTACTTTATAATCAATAGTACAGATTAAATAATTTCCTTCATCGTTTTTATCAGTTACAGTTACTTGAATATTTTCAATTCGCTGTTCCCACATTTTTAAACAACGCATTATTTCATCACGTACTAAATCTTTAACTATATAAGTATTAGGTTCAAACAGATATTCATAAAGCCTGGTTCCAAATTCTGGTAGGAAAAAACGTTCTCCTACTCTCGTACTTAGTATAATATAAATTGATTGATTTATTGCATAAATTGAGGAAACTTTAGCTAAATCTTTTTCGTACGTATTAGAAAGTTGAAGAGGATACTTAATGCCTACACCTATTTTTCTATCACGCATAAAGCGCAACTTGTCATTTACATTGCCTGCATTAAATATATTAAACATATCATCCATTAGTATTATCCTCCGTTTCATCAGCATTATAAACTTGAATAGGTACAGAAGTTACTATTTTAGAAACAGATATATTTAATGTAGTTACACCTTTTTCATCAGTAGTAAGCACAATACCTTCATCATTTCTTGCTAATAATTCAATACTTGATGGACCATTTAATAAACCTAATACATCATTCTTTCTTAATTCGTTTGTTAATTGTGATTGATTAAGTTCATTATTTTCCTCGCTAATAGGTGAACACATTCTAATAGTTTGTCCACCTCTGTCTCTAATAATAATTTGCTCTTCACCGTCTGTTTCTTTAATTGCAATTACAGCACCTTTAGGCGATTTATAAATTATCTTATTTTTAGGACTTAGTTCAGCTTCAGATGGTACTTCTTTTTGATTTATATTAGTCCAATACTGACCTTTACTTTTAGCAAAAGTTTCTGTACTTGCATAATCTGTAGGTAAATACTCTTCTGAACTAGGTCCATTAATTTCAATATCATCTTTATAGTTACCCATAAGCTTAGGTCTATCACCTGGAGTACTATAAATAGTTCCTATTACAAGTGGACTATCTATTTCATTAGCTTCAAAAGCTACGAATACAGTTGAACCTACTTCAGGCGTTAAAAAGCTACCTTGTTGATAACCAGCGCCTAATTGACATACTGGAGCCCAAGGTAGCGAGTCAGTAGGAATATAACGTTGCTTATCGTCACTTTGAAATGGATGATTAGGGTCTACAGGAATTCCATGTAAAACAGGTATACGTACACGAACACGTCCTAAAATAAGTGGATCATTATCGTCTTCTACCCTACCTCTATAAACTCCTTGCAATTCATAGCCTAACGGTTGCAAGTGGTTTTTCATATATTCTTTTTTATCAAAACCTTTTTGATATGCCATTTATTATCACCTCAACTTTTATGCAAATGGATCACGTACAGCAACAATACCTGTTACCCAACCTCCATCTACTTCTTTAACACTATCTCCAGGTTGGGGTGCATGTATTACTTTGCCTCCGCCAGAAGCTACGACAACGTGTTCTCCACCACTACATACAATTATAGCACCTACAGGAGCATTAGCTACGGTAGCATTTATTAGCTTACCATATGCACTACTATCTCGCATTGTATAAGTAGTACCACGTGGTGTGTCAGCAGATAGTTTACCTATAGCACGTAAACAATACCAAACAAGTCCGGAACAGTCAAACGTATTTGGTCCTGCCGCTCCCCAAACATAAGGAGCTCCAATATGTTTACGTAGTTCACTAATATACTTACCTCTGTCTCCTCCTGCATTTGTTGAACCTGTTGATGAACCACTTCCACTAGTTGAACTTGAATCAGTAGTAGAATCTTTGTCATCTTCACTAGATTCATCTGCATTAGGATCTTCTGCTTCACCTACTATAAATTTGATTTGTCCATTTTCATCAACAGACACTTCAATACTATTACGTAAAAGAGTAAGTGTAGTAGTAAAACGTCCACCTTCTATTTTATGTGCTACACCTGTTACTAAGTAGACTCCGGAAGATAAATGTGGAAGTCCTGAAGGCATAATACATATAACACTAATATTAGTAAAAGGACGTATTCCAGGATCTCCTAAAATTACTAGCTCTGCTTCAAAGGATAACTTACTTTGTCTTAACCACAAGTCAGCGGCAAGTCTTTCAACTTCTTTATTAGTATAACCAGAAGCGGCAAAATAAGTAATTTTATTATTATCCGTTTGTTTTCTTTCCTCAGCTGTTAATGCAGTATAAGGACCTGATGATCCATAATTTAATGTAAACATTTGATTAGTAAATTTATCAAGTAATGCCGCCTCTACTTTAGGTTCACTTCCTTCAGCATCTGGAACTATTGTGTACTTAGGTGTAAACGATATTACAGGACTATTACCACTTGCATTACCTACTTCAAATATATAATTTTGTGCTATATCAGCTTGTGATTTAGCTGACTTAGTCATAAAGTTTATATAGGTTTTATTACCTGAAACTTCCGTCCATGCTAAATACTGACCTTGTCCAGTAACAGCGGAAATAGCTTTAGGTGCTAATACATTTTTTATAAACTCCAAAGCACCCATATTTTTTCTTGTATAAACCATTTCTTCTTTTCTGACTATAATAGTGTCACCTTTTTTATCCTTAGTTACTTTTTGTGAACTATTTGGCATAAATATTCACCTACTTTATTTATTAAATATAGATCCAGGATTTATTAAGTCACCAACACTATTAGAATTTTTGTTAGCCTCTTTACGCTTTTTAGCTTGTTTTTCTAACCATTTTCCAGGATTATTAATTCTGTCATTTAAATCATCCATAAATTCCTCATGCTGTTCATCTCTATCCTGCTTAGAAATATTAGTTGTAATTTCTCTATATAGCATTTTAGTTGGTTCAATTTGTCCAATATACCAACCTTCTTCTTGTGCAATTTGTGCTACGATATTACTAATATTTCCTGAATATGTTCCGTTACTTTTTGTTTTATCACTATCTTGTTCTTTACTAGCTGTAGAAACAAGTGTTAAATCTATTCTCTCACCTTGTGGTGTTAAAGTACTTCCATAACCCGAAAGCGTAGCTTCAATTACAGGACTCATACGTCCATTATTGTATCCATAAGAATAACGAACTACAGCATCTTCATAAAGCTGTGACATAATACTATCAATTATTACACCTGTTGGATCTATAATACTAATAGTTGCGTCATATTCAAAGTCGTCATCAGCTGTTTCTCCTGCTACATTAGTACTAAATTCTACTACATAATTGTCGTCAATAGCTGAAAGTTCAATCACTCTTTCTTTTGTTTGCTGAAGCTCTGAGGAAGAATTTTGTTGTTCTTCCTCATCACCACTTGCACTGTCGCTACCCTTTGGCAGTATTTCAACTCTCACAACTGCCATATAAGGATTAAAAGGTACTATTACATTTCCTTCGCCTAAACCATATTCAGCCATGCACTAATACCTCCTGTTACATATAATCTATCTTTTGACGGTATACGTAAAATTGTACCAATAGGTACATTTAAAGGATCATCAATTTCAGAAGCATAAGCAATAACCCACCAAAGTAAAGGAGTACCATATACAGAAGCTGAAACTAAATCAAGCCTGTTTATTGTTTGACTATTTACTTCATAATAAACGTCGTCATCATAATAAGGAATTGAAACTGTACGCATTGTTTCATCATACTGTGTTCCATCTTCCTCTTGTACTACTCGTAGTTGAGAATAACGAGACAAAAGAAGTTTATTACTTTGAAAAATAGTGTTTACTGTTTGTTTATTGTCATAGTTTTTAATGTCACTTTCTTGTGAATGTAAAATACTATCGTGCATTGTATTAATCATAAGTAATCCTTCCCTTGCTCTATTTGTTGTGCGGACATAGATTCATTAGTAATTTCAGTTAGACTCAATGAAATGCTTGCACTAATAATTTCTCCTTCACGTATAGGTCCGTCATAAGTTATATCAGCTGATATAAAACATCTCATAGCTAACATTTTACCATACTTGATATAAGCTAATGGAGGACTAACGAATCCGCTACTATAATTAGGATAATTTAATGCTTTCAAAAAGTTGATAGTGTTACGGATTCCATAGTAACAATAGTCGTCGTATAAAGTAAAAGATAATGAAGCAGTACGAGGACCTGTTGAATTAAATCCTTGTAAAACATTACTACGCCCTCTAATTTCCTGTCCATCAAAATTTGCTTTATTGTTTTCTGAAAAAGAACTTGGAGTTACATCAATTTCTATAGTAGTGCCTGTTACTATATTAGTAATATACAAAACTACAGAATTATCTTTAACCGGATGTACATAATGAGGATTTTTTGCAAATACAGTAGCTTTATTACTACCTGTATAAGGAATATTGCCAGAAGCAGTATTTGAACTACTTCCAGCATTTGCAGTAACTCCTGAACCTGATATAGTTGAAGGAGCTGAGGGTGATTCACTTTCATTAATCCACCAACCCATTTGCCCTGCTTTTCTAGTAATGTTAACTACGCCATTAGCTCTATTGTATATCTCATAAGTACCTGCTGGTACAATACTATTAGAATTAACTTTATTTTTAGCGTCAAGCGAAGTATAATATCCCTTTGCTGACTTCTTTAATATATATGACATTATACCACCTAACTTCTAATAAGATTTGATGCAGGAATATTTGGTTTACTTAATGGACTTGTTTGTCCTTGATTGTTGATAGCTTCTACTACTTTATTAAAGCCCCATGTTAACAAATCTTTTAAATCTTGACTTGTTGTAGTAGCTAAATTTTGTACAGTATTTGTATTATCAACTTTAGTCATAGACTTAGCTAAATTCTTAGGATTATTAGGATTATGCTCTTCTGGAACAATCATTTCTCCTTTATGAATTAATGCTAACTGATCGTCTGGAACCCAAGGCGTACCTTGTTTGTACTTACTAAACTGATCATAATACTTATTACCATAATCTAAACGCTTACCTAAAGCTTCAACACCTGCACGTTCAAAGGAGCGTAAGAATACAGTTGTAGCAGTACCTACATCTGTAAGCTGTTTAAACTTATCATAACCACCTACATAAGAACCTAATAATGCTTTTGTGGTAGGATCTTTTCCACGCATTTCTTCATCCATCCACTGTACTTGCATTGCAGGGTTATTCCATTTTCCACCTTTACTTGAAGCATAGTCGGCCATTGATTTCCAACGTCCTGATTTAGTGTTATAGTTTTCCCACTGGAATAAACCTGCGGCAGGTCCTGCACCATTTCCTTGAATGATACCTGCGTCAAAAGTATCTCCAGTTTCAGCGGCAGCATTAGCAAATACACCCGCGGTCGCGGCTTTACTATATCCTAGTGATCTAATAGCTTTCCATATGGACAATTTATCACCATTACCCGCGCTTACGTTTGCAGTATTGTCTGTATCGTCTACTTTTGCTACTGTAGTTTTAGCGCCTTTAATAGTTTTAGAAGCAGGCGTGTATTCTGCGTTTTTAAACGCATTAGCCATAAACTTACTTACACTGTTACCTCTTTGTTGTTGACGCCACTGTTCCGCCTGAGAAGCTGTTAAAACTGCTTCATCTTTATGAAGAGTAGCGTAGTATTCATCTTGAGGAACTCTATCAAGTCCATCTTTATGTGAATTCTTTTTAGTTCCTTCAACACGCTTTTTGTTTTCTTTTTCACTGTCTTTATCAAACCATTTAGCAATTCTACTACCTACATTAAATTTCGATACTAACCATTGTATACCTGCATTAACTATACCATTTTGCAAACCGCCTGAAAGGAATCCTTTGAAGAATCCGTTACTTGCGGATTTAGCATCTTTTCCTTTATCACCCGCAATATTCTTTTCATACCATTTAGCTATACCACCAGTAGTTTTATTGTCTTTAATATCATCCCAAAGTTGTCCAAACCAATTTCCAACTTTGTTCATGTATTTTTTAGTAGCTTTGATAATACCGTTACTCATTTCAGCTAGTTTATCAGAACCAATAAGTCCAAATACACCGCCAACAACTCCACCGATAGCAGTACCAATTCCTGGAGCTATCATAGTACCAATTGCGGCACCTTTAGCACCTTGACCTAATGCACTAAGTATTCCACCTTGTCCATTATTTCCACTACCGCCTAATGCAGTTCCTAAACCCGCGGCAATTTTTCCTGAAAGTTTTCTACCATCAGCTGTACCTAATATCTTTTCAGATTTTGAAGCACCAAGTATACCTTCAAAAATAGAAGAACCAATTGCTAGAGGTCCACCAATTTTACCAAATAATGAAAGTGCTTTAGAACCAAGTCCGCCTGCTGAAGTTGCTCCTCCGCCACCAATTCCTGCTAAGCTACTTAATATACCTTTAGAGGCTCCACCTGCGGCATGTGCGCCACCGCTACCAAAAATCTTAGTAGCTATGTTTCCAGCTAATTTAGAACCCATTCCATCTAAGCCAAATAGTGAAGCACCTTTTTTAACTAAGTCACTTCCTACAATTGCGTACATTAAATTGATAATAGTATTCAATTGACTATTGACGTCTTTAGGATCTACACCGAGCATATCCGATATGCCTTCACCTACATTTGAAAACTTTTCAAATAAAGGACGTGCAAATTTGAATATACCTGCTCTAGTATAATCTCCTTCACTAATAACTTTGTCAGGATCAACCTGTTTAGCGTTCTGAGCTTCTTCATAAGAACTTAAAATATTGTCCTTATTCTTAGTTACACCTTTAAGCGCATTAACTTGAGAAGCGTCTAGGTTCAACATGCTACCTACTGCTAGAGGATTACTTGAATTAGATATTCTACTTGAAGCACTAAACAACATATCTAATACTTGTTTACCGTCGCCTTTCGATAAAGCTTGTGTAAGTTGCATGTTTGATATACCTAGTTTTTGTGCAGATGTAGGATCATTTAATGCAGTTTGTAGCATTTGGAATACTGCATCACCCATTTCAGGACTTTGATCTTGTAACGAAGCTAATACACTTGCGGCACTTTTATTATTTTTAAGTAGCTGATTAGGATCCGTTACATTAGCAGATAGACCGGGTTGTAACTGATCAAGTTGTTGAACAAGTGTAGCTTGGTTGTATTTTAAATCAGTACTCTTAGCTAATGAAACTTGTTGCTTAGTTAAGTCTTCCATGAAACTGTTTAAATCTCCGCCCATGGAACGTACAGCACTAGTTGTCTTTGTTAAATCGCCCGTAAGTCCTAAAGTATCTCTATCTGTTAATATTTTAGAAACAGAAGCAATATCTTTAGCATTTCTTGAACCTGTATAATTAGCCGCGGTTTCTGCATTAGACATAATGTCTTTAGAAGTTAATTGACTATTATAAGCGTTCGTTGCATACTGAGCCGCTTGTTGTGATATTTGTCGCGTTTGATCTTTTGTTAATGAATTAGTTCTACCAATACTATCACGTACAGTAGTATTAGATTGAGCCCTATCCATAGCATTAGTAACAAACTGATTGACATTAAAACGTGTATAAGCATCACTTAAACTTTTAGCAAACTCCGTAAACTTGCCTTTGAAAGTTGCATTAGAAGATTTATTTAATTCTGCAAACAAATCTTTATCAACTTTACGTACAGTTTCCATAACCTGACGAGCATTAGCTTCAGCTCCTCTGATATTTTCTCTGTAACGTCGTTTAGTTTCATCATCTAAAAATTTCTTTTGTTTAGCATAACTACGTTTAATAATATTCAGTTGTTCATTTGCGTATTTGTTAGCTTGTTCTAATTGTGCTTTAGCCGCTCTTTCTTGATCAACTGTTTGAGCTCTTGTAATCTTAGCTAAGATATCTACTTGGTCATTTAGAATTTTACTATATTGATTTGATAGACTCGTAATTCTAGTATTGTAGTTTTCAACTTCTTTTAAGCCGTTAGTAATATCATCTAAGAATTGAGAACGAGAGGTCCTACCCGTACGAATTTCTTCTTGTTCATTTGTTCCTGGATAGTAATTTCTTTTATACTGACCAGGTTCCGGATTATAGAAACTAGACCAATTATCATTTCCATTTGCCATTTAGTTTCCTCCTTTCGTTGCTTGTTTCTCCCGTTCTGTTTGAAGTTCCCTTAGTTGATTATAGAAGTACTTACGTTCGCCTATACACATCTTATCAATATCTTGCGTACTAAATGCACCTTTAGAATACATAACTATCCAAAAAATTTCGCTCATTAAATTTTCATATATAGATTGTGTGTACTCTACAGCTTCATTAAAATTTTTCTCTAATTCCTCATTTTCAGGTTCAGATTCTAGTGCTTGTTGCATTTTAGTCAAATCGTGGATGTAAAAACTCATCTGTGGTGTAAAAGGATACTTGAAATCGTTCACCACATTTTTGACACAAAATGTTAAATGGTTTTAAAGTAGCTATACTTTCATTAGCTTTGTTAACATAGTAATCAAATTTAGAAGTATCTTTCATAATTTGTTTTTCAAAATATTTTAAAGCCTCTTCTTTACTTTGAGTTTCTCCATTAACACTTAATAATTGACTAGCTCTAATATGCTGATCCAGTAATAACTCCCTATTAGCTTCTTTTGAGCGTGCGATAATTTTATCTACACCTTCGCTAATATTAAGTAATTCTTTTTGAGTTAGCATTTTAATTACTAATTCGTCACCTTTAGACGTTGTAAACTTAGTATATTTTTCATACTTTTCCGCATCAAAAGGCTCAACTTCTAAGTCGTTTAAGCTTACTTTATATTCATGTACATGATTACACATTGGACAAATACCTGTTACATGATATTCATCTCCAAAAGATAATACTCTAAAGCGTGTCAATAAGTAATCAATATCACCTGAAATTAAATTAGCTGGATCAAAATCGCCTTCAATACAAGCGGTTAATAGATTAAGCAATGCTTTAGATCTGTTTGCTCCACTACTGTATAAATATTTCTCCTCTTTAGTAGTCATGGCATTAATAGTTAATTCTTTAGGTACATTTAGTGCGTCTGGATAAATTTCTGCTCCAGAAGGTAATTTTACAGTTTCTTGATAAGATGTTGACATATAAATTCTCCTCGCTTTTTATTAAAATATAAAACATTTTAGCTACCTAATTTATCAGTAACTAGCTAACTACATAATACAATATAAACCCTATTAATTAAACATACTATCAAAATAAAAGGGAATTAGTAGTTAAACCAATTCCCAATTACTTATTAATGTTTAAACAAGTTAATCTAATACTGGAAAAGCTTTGTCAATTGAAACACTTAATGTAATCAAGCGTTTATTAGATTCAGCATTGTTGTATTCAGAACTTGAAACTTGTTTAGGCCAGCAACCAATACATTTCCATTGACGAGTAAATGTTCCATCCGGACCATATTGATTTACGTACAATGTTTTCTTGTATTGTTCAACCCAACCAATTTTATCAGTTTGTGCGTCATAGACAGAATTAAACCACTTGAAAATCATTTTTTCTGCATTAATTAAAATAGCATCTTTAATTACTAGATCAGAGTCTGTTGTATTTGCTTTACCGGCTACCTTAACATTGTTGTTTCCATAGTCAAGTGTAATGTCACCAACAGATACTTCGGGCATACGGAATGATTCTGCTAATAATGAAAACTGCTCTCCGAACACATCTGCTGGAAAGATTACTTCAAAGTTATTGACACGTTGTACTTCGTATTGATTCGAATTAAAATGACTAGCGCCCATTGACAATGGTTTTGTCATAATATACAACCTCCTTCTAATTGTTTTCTTTGATCCATTGAATAAATTCGCTTAGTTCAACAAAAGCAGTTCCTACTAATAAAGCATCATGTTCATTAGTAATATATTCCTTATTAGAACTAATTGATAATTTATTTTCATCAAGTTCCCATGTGACTAATTTGTTCATTTCTGGATTCTTACAATACAGTGAAAGATTCTTTTTGCTTGAATCATCATTTACACTTTTTTCATACAATGTAAAATTATCTGTCTCATAAGCTACTATTGCATTAGCGTTTGGTGCTTCAGTAATTCGTTTAAAAGGCATTGTATATCCTCCTTAGGCTTGCTGTACAGTATCAATTAATTTCAAATCGTCTTCTGTAATGCTACCATTATTTTTAATATAATCAACTAATGCTTCTTCATATTGATCAGACTTAGCTAATAATACTACGTTGTTTTTTGTATCTACAATAGCTTTTGTATTACTCATAGTTGAAGCTTCGTTAATAGGTTTAACTGCAATACGTTTAAATTTACTAGCTGACTCTTTAATAGGTTTAAGAGCTTTACGTAAATCTTTCCAAGAGATATACATAGCTTCTTCTTCATTAATAAAGTTTTTAACTTCATCAAAGGATAAACCTAAGTCTTTAGCTTGTTGGATAAAAAAGTTTGTGACAGATTTGCTTGCTAAGCCATTTTTAGATTGACGTTTGCCAAAATCAAAATGCTTTAAACCTGAAGCTTCATTAATCTCTTTCTTCTTAGTTAATACTTTAAAAGACATTATTACCAGCTCCTATTCTTCCCAATCTAATACCGCAACAGGTGTACCCATAATATTACCAGTCAAACTAGTTTTATTATTACCTTCTACATCGGAATAGGTTTCATCGATATATTCGTGAATAGCTGTTTGAACTTGTTTTGGAGAATAATTTCCAGGAAATAAAAGTACTGTTTCCATTTCTTCGTCATAAAATGCTTGTTTAGTATTCATACCTTTAAAAGATTCAGTGACTGTAGCTTTACCAAGTTGTTTTTGTTTATCTAAATTCTCTGCTACACGTTTAATTTTAATACCCATTTTAATTTCTCCTATCTATTTATGATATTGTAAAACCTGTATAGGTTCTGAAAGAATACGATTAATTAATGCTTCATCTGTATCTTCATAATACTCTTCTAAGTATTCTGAAATAGCATTATGCTTTTCTTCTTTACTTAAAGAACTGGGTAGCATAATAACATTATCGTTTCTTCTGTCTATATAAGCTTCGTTAGAAGATTCTTGTTCTAATACTTCATTGATTGCGTCTTCGTAAATTTTTCTAATACGCATAACGAATCCTCCTAAATTAATTAATATTCTTGTGAATGAGGCGGTATAAATTATTTGGTATAAAATTATACCACCTAAACACAAGTAAGCTTAGAAGCTAAATTATAGCTACTCTTCAATATATGTTACAGATTGATTGTCTACCCGTAAATCAATTTCAACGAATTCAATCAATTTAGTAGGTTGAATAGCAATTCTTCCTGGAAGACGGCTGTTATCTCTATCGTAGTCCGTAACAGTTGTTTCATCCATTTGTACTTGATATGCAGTAATTGTACGTGAATTAACTAGTGCATCAAGCATTGGTTCAATTACTCCTACCCAACGTGTATAAGTAACTGGATGATTACTTTCAAATAAGAAGTTTTGTGAAAGTTGTAAAACTTGTTTACGTACATAGTTGATAACGCGAACTACATTAATACGATCTAAAGCCGTTGCTTTACGTTGCGTAGTTTTTTGTCCGTTAATTACAATACCATTTGTACCAAAGTTTACAATAGGATTGATTACATTTCGTCCGCCATACCAAGCGTCACAATCTCCTTGTGATAATTGATATTCAAGACTTACTACATTAGCTAAACGTCCTCGATCAATACCTGCTGGGGCTAAACCAATTCCACCTGTTTTATCAGAATATGCCCAACGAGGCAATACTACTACAGAAGGTGGTACAGCTAAAAGTTTTCCGTTATTATACGTATCTGAAATGTTAACCCATGGTCCATAGATAGCTTGTTGATAAGAATCAAAAGCGGCATGTCGTCCACTCCAAGAACCTGAAGCATTTGCCCAATTTTTACGTTCTTCAACACTCATACCGTAAGGAACATCTGTAATGAACATAACATCTTTACGTTGTTCACATAATGCTACGGCTGTATGAATAACTCCTGCGTCTGTTACACCAGGAATTGCTAATACGTCAATTGGAAATGTATTAGGATTACTGAAAGCTTCAATAGGTCCACCTGATGAAATATAATCAGATGGTTCTAATTCTGATGCTCCATCATATGCTCCAGCCATTGTGTATTTACCTGATAATGTCTTAGTTTCAGTAGAAACAGTCATTTCTACATATTCTGAATATCGTTCTAATACTAATGGTAAGTAGCGTGTGTCATTTACGTCTGTTAAATTTACACCTGCGAAACGTTCTAATGAAGTACCATTAGAGGATGTTAGTGTGTAATCTCCATAACCCAATGAATCAGGTTCTGTGATCGTAATAACAGCGTCATTAACAGTAATGTCAACTGTTTTACTTGTAAATACTGGAGCATTTGCATGTTCACCTACAGGAGTTGATGTTGCTTTAGTAGCACCATTAGTACCACCTGCTAGTGTATAAGTTTTGTCAGTAATTGAACCAGTAGGTTGTACTTGCACTGTAATAAATTTAGATGTACCATTAATACGTTTTGGAATGTAGTCTACGCTATCCGCATTTGTTGATAAAGCTGAATACTCTTCCTGCTTAACAGACTTTTTATTAATTACAATGCTAACAGTTGAATCTTCAGATTTATTTGTCACTACAATTTCTAAATCATTACTTGATTCGCCTTCATCTACAGCAGTAAATAAAAGTTTATCAGTACCTTCATTACCTGCAACTGCACGAGTACCTTTTTTAACTACGCGATGGTAGTATAGCTGATTTCCTTGTTTAAGAAATTCAATTGCGGCATAAGGTCCATATGCTTTTCCATTAGGTTTACCAAAAGTTCTAATAAACTGATCTACTGTCGTTACGAGTGCGCTTACAGGACCCTTAGTACCTGTACCAATAATACCCGCTACACAAGTAGACGGTGAAGACGTATAATCACTAAAATCTTGTAAATTAACTTCTACGCCTGGACTTGATAATGACATATTTTAATATCCTCCTTTAATATGAATCTACTTCTGTATCAACATCTGTAATCATTCCATCAGGTACGCGATACATTAGTTTAGCTTCATTTACTGAATAAGTTAGCGTGTATCTATAAATTCTATTGTTTTCAACACTTTGTTCAAATAAATTAGACGAACTACTTTGTTCTACTAATCTAAGTGAAAAAAGTTTATCATTTTCTGTACCTTCCATATCAAGCATAATGTTTGGCTTTGTCCAAAGTATATAAACTAAGTCATAAAATAATTGATCTGCTTCATTTCGCTTGTCAGCCCATATGTCAATAGTATAAAGTAAATCAATATCTATAACTCGTGTACGTTGCTCATCGCCTGTTCTATAACCTCTAAATACTGCTGGATGACTAATACCACTACTAAAATTAATATCATTTTGAAGCCTGTACATAGATATTAAAGGAAGGCTAACTTTAGATTTGTTATTTGATTCAAACATAGCTCTGTCTGGAAAGGTCCCTATGACATTAGTATATAACTTTTTTAACTTTTGTAATAGTGCCTCATCATATAATTCTAAAGTATTTGGTAAATTTTCCTTATTTAATGGACTTACCATCAAAAATCCTCCCTTCAATAATAAACTGTGTAATTATTGCTTTTAAATTTTTTTCAGCATACACGCAGAAGTTACGGAACAATGGATAAGGTTTAGTTGAACTGTTTCCATATTCACTAGCTTCAATTAGTTTACCTAATGATAAATTGTGTAACACACGTTGATCTATGCAAATAATTAGTTCGTCTTCTTTTAATACATAAGTTACATTATTAATTATCTTTTTAATAATTTTAGTTCTAGTTGTACTTAGCATAATTTTATTATCCTTAGGATTTAAATGATCAACTTCAAACTTATGTTGCATATGATCTTTAGCTAAATCAACTATAAACATGCCTAGTTTTTTATATATGTTAGTTGGTATTTTTTCGTAGCCTAAATCTGCTATTATTTTTAAAATACGTTCATTTGAAATCTTCAAGCTTCGCACTATCATCACCTGCTTCGTTTAACATGCCTACTAAACCTACTTGTTTTTCTCTATATTGATCAGGTTCAATAGTTTCAGGTTTAGCGTCTGTCATATTTCGTACAGGAGCTAAGCGGCATTCCCAAACTAAGGGTCTAGTGTCATCACCATATATATCCATAATAGTATAAATAGACTCACCTAATGTCTGTAGCTTGTAAGGAATTTTTATAATAGAATAACGTCTAATAGGAAGTAAAAAATGTTCTATTTTTGTCATGTCGCTATCCATATTATCTCGCCATTCTACATACTGAGCAAACTTAATTTCACTTATGTCAGCAACTATAGGAGTTTCTTCCGTTATCCATCCTCGCTTTTCTAAACTAACTTTACTTAGTTCGTTTATAGCTATAAAAGTATTAACTTCTTCGCCATACTGCATATTATGTGGATCACCTTGTGCATTAAGTTCATAACTTAAACAAGGTGTAATTTTTACAGGATACCCAAGTAATGTAAAAGTCTCAGAAAAACGGGAAGCACGATAGAATGTCTCCGGATTAGGCAATAAAACCGGATTATAATTTACCATAACTTTCCCGCCTCCTTATTATTATACGTTTTCTAAGTTCATTTGTGATAGATAAAATTTTTCGTTTGATTTTAACTCACGAAGAATTTGAGGAACTGCTCGTCTAATAAATGAGTTATTATTAAACGTGCAAACTAAATGCTTACATAATGCTCCTTTATTTCGAGGATTTGTTTCTTTGGCTGGACGTTTTTCTTCTCTACCTGGAACATTATAGTTCTTTAAAGTAGCTGTATATGCAAACCTATACTGAAAGTCTTCACAATCACAAAATACCTCAACATCATTTTCCTTAATAGCTTCAGCAACAATTGAAACCATGTCCATGTTAGTAAGTTGATTAATAGTTTTATCATGTACTAACATAAATTGACGTATGTTTTCTAATAGTTGATGAACAAGGATAAATGTTTCATGTGAACGAGCTCCGCCTGACACTACACCTACAAACATACCGTCGTATTTTCTCCGTAGTTTTGTTTCATCAAAATTTACAAATCTGTAGTGCAGACGTTTTCCTCGATTCACACGTTTAGGAGTATCTGTATTAGTGTACTTAATTAATGTTTTACGTTTTACTTCGTAAATATTAATACCCATACAGAATACCTCCTTATTTTAATTCTACTAACATTAATAGATCATTTAAGTCTTCAATATCTACTCTATCAACTAATAGTTCTTTGCATAGTTCAGCAGTAAATACTTTTTGATGTTGTAAAGCTACAATATCGCCGTTTCTTGAAAATGTAATACTTAAAGTACCTACAGTATCTTCGCCTTTTACTAAGTCATCTACTAAAGCACTAAATCTTTCATTGCTGTATTGTTCTAGGCTATAATTAGTTTCTAAATTGTCAAGTAACACAATAACAATGTCTGAAGGCATTTCATCTGTTATAGATACTTTACCTAAATTATAAGCTAAATAATCTGCTTCATATTTAGTATTTTTACCATTTTCAATATAGCTATTAAGTTTTTTATCTTTTAAAGCTACAGAAGCGCTTGGGAAGATATCTGCCAGCGCATATAGATATTTTTGTGCTTCAGCAATAGTGTCAAATACTTTTATCGCGCCATCGCTATTTTCGTTTAGTTGGCGCGACGAGCGAAAAAACGATCACGATTTGAAGATTCCTTTATAGCTTCTTGCTTAATTTCACTAAGTTCCATACGTTTCAATTTTTTAACAACTGATTCAGGATCACCTGCATCTACTTCACCACCGTAAGCTAGTAAAGCTTCTTGCACTTGTTCTTTACTTAAAGAACTTGGTACGACTACTACCATGTCTTCATCTTCGTTAACATACGCAATGTCATCAGTTAAATTTGTATAGAAGTTCGAACCTTCATTAATGTTAGAAGATTCAGTAACATCTGTTTCATCAGTTTCTGGATCTTCTTCATCAGTTTCTGGATCTTCTACTTGTGCGACATATACTTGTGATTGTGCATCTTCTAAGTTTACATCATTAAGTGTTAATGTAAATTCTTCACCATCTGCATTTTGTAAAGTAATTACTAAATTGTTATCTAGCAATTCAGCGTCTTCAATTGAAAAATCAGTTTCATCAGTATCAGCATCTTCTAATAAGCGAGGGCGAACATTTTTATTGTTTTTGAATTTATCTTCATCTACACTCTCATTTACTGATCCTTTTTTATATTGAACAATAGCCTGTTTAGCTTCATCTACCGTAGCAAATTCTGTTTCCTTACCATCTTCTACTGGCATATATTTACCATTTTGTTTACCCAAAAACTTAGACTCAATATTGTTAGCATCAGATGAAACAACATAATATCCGTCTATTTTAGTAATGCCGCAACCATTGTATACTAAATCAAACTTAGCTGATTCGTTTACACGCTGTTTTCGTAAAGTAGCTAAACGTTCTGCAATAACTTTCTTACGTGAAATAGTTTTAGTAGCAGTATTTTTTGATTCTAATACACGTTTAGCAATAGCTTTTTTACGAGAAGAAGATTCATTAATTGTTTGTTTAGGTGCTTTATTCATTTCTTCCAAAGCACGTAACATTGAAGGTTTTTCAGTTTGTCCATCTACAGGCAATAATTCAACACTTTTAGCACCTTCATTAATTACTGTTTTTGAAAAATCATCCTTACGTAGATTTTCATAAATTGATCGAATATCCATTTAATATCACTCCTACATTTTATTTTATATTTATTATACATTATATTATCCGGTAATACAATATCTACTCTACTAACTGCAATAAATGTAAACCAGATTCTTCTAATGTAGTTAATATTTTATCTTTTTCCTGTATACCTTCTTGCAATATAGCAGGACCGTCTAATTCATATTTGGCGGCTTGTATTCTGTACTTGCTACGAGCTCTACCAATACTAATTTTACAATTAGCTACAAACAATCCGTATACTTGCTTATACCAGAATGGATCTAATAAATCATCTACTTGTTTAATTTTAGGAACATATTCTATAGTAATTTTATCTCCACCAGTAGCTTTATCTATATAAAGCTTGTCACCGTTTTGATTAAAATCTACTGTAGCTAAGTTACCTCTAATTGTATTCATAAATAATTTCATAGCATAGTAATTAGTTAAACCATCACTACCCATTCCTGACAAAGCACCTGTGTCCCAAAGTAAACCATTTTGTGCAGTAGCACCAAATAGTATTTCATTGTCATTTAACTGTGGAGCGCTTAACAAAGGACTTCCGCCTTTAGGTTCACCTCTAAATACTTCAAGTACATATACAACGTCTTCCGGAAGAGTAATAACACTAGCATTTGGTAACGTTTCATACTTTGTTAACAAAACAAAAGGTTGTATTTCACGTAACGTTTTTTCTAGTATCTTTTCTAGACCACTATCAGGAATTTCGATATCTACTATAGGCCAACCAAGCTCTTGTTTAGCGTCCTCAATTAATAATTGAGTTTTTTCGCTAGACATATAACTATGCCTCCTTAACTACTAATTAAGCTTATTCACTAGCTTTTTTAGTATAAGTGAATGTTACTTCTTGTGGTTCACGAGTGTAGGTAACAGTTTTTTGTGTAGGAGAAGGATTTTCGTAGTTTTCAATTGTATCAGGTTTAATTACTTCTTTAGAACCTACTTCGCCTGTTTTAACAACATCAGCTTTAATTGAAGTGCTATCTGCTCCATCTACAAATTTGACAGTTACTTTACCTGTTGCTTTTACATAAGTTAATGTAACTACATTTTTAGTTTCAACTACAGTATAATCTGTAGCACTAGCTTGTTCTAAATCATAATCGCCGATTTTAGCATACTTAGATTTCAATTCAGTACCTTTAATAACTGTACCTAATGCTAGCTTTTGCACCACGGGTTCTTGAACTTCAACTCCGCCTGACATAAATTTAATAGTTACATTAACCTTTGTAGAATGAGCTTCATCTACATTAGCTTTTACTGCTTCTACAAATTCAGTTAGCTTTCCACTTGTAGGTAGGTTTCTATAAGGAGGAACTCCTCGTTGTGTGTCCAAATCTTTACGTAGTGTAGCAATATCCGCTACTGTAATTTCAGTACCTTCTTTATCATAGAATACTGCATCACGTAACTGACCGACATATTCTAATAAATAATAAACTGAGACGGGTGTTAATAGTGGAATTGTTAGCTTCTGTCCTGGATCAACTCTATAAGAGTCGTCTGCTGTAAACTGCAAGAATAAAGGTTTACGTCCTTTATTTTCAACTTGAATAGTGGATACATCCATTTTTTAATTACCTCCAATTTGAAAAAAGAGAGCTATATTTAGCGAGTATATAGTCCTTAGAAATTTCTAACAACTAAATGTAGAGTATCACTAAAAACAGCTCTCTTTTTATTTATTTAATTTCTTTTATTATTCAGCCCAAGAAATTGAACCCCGTACATACATAGAAGGATTCAACATTTTCTTAGCGTAGATGGACATCCATCCTTGACGACTTACAAAGTCATCTAGCATAACTGATCCAGTTGAAGTAATTGGCAAGTAAGGAGCGTATACATAACCAGCGTCTAGCAAGCTTGATCCTTTGTATCCAACTAAGTAATCATTTGTTCCGTAGTAAGGATTCTTAATAACTAAGAATTGTCCTAAGTTACCAATGATGTGTGGACCTACTGTTGAATCTGGAACGTTAACTGGTTTAAAGTTAACTGCCATTTCAATAATTGAAGCAACGTCCAATCCAGCAATGATAAAGTTACCACGAACTTTTTTAGTTTTTCCGAAGATCATGTTAGAAGCGCGGTTAATATGGAACAAGAATGTTTCGTAGTGGTCACGTTTTGAAACCCCTACTGGAGCAACTGCTGACCAAGCACCTTGTGTTTCACCTGCTTGTAAGAACAAGTCGTTCATGATTTCGCCGTCAATTTCATGAATAATTTCAGCGGCAACTTGCATTTCAACAAGTTTACGTAAGTCTTGTCCGTATTCTTGTTGCATTACAATTAGTGAGTCAAAGCTGAACAATGCTTTCAGTTTACGTGAACGAGCAGTAACAGGAATAGGTTTAATTTCTGTTTGTACTTCTGGAACTTTAAGTTGATTAGTACCAATTTGCCCATCACCAATTGAACGTTGGTTGTAACGGTAGTTAGCTGAGAATGTTTCGTCTTCTTCTTTAACAGTGATACCTGAAACTGTAATATCAATAGCACCTGTTTTATAGTTTACTGTACCTGTTGCAGTAGCACCTTTTAGAGGTTCGTTAGTGTAACGATCTAATACGATAAATGTATTAGTATTTGTATGTGGTTCAGGACGTACTAGGTTTCCGGATTGAGTAAATTCCGTACCTTGTCCGTATTTGATAGCTTGCAAGTCGCCACCAGTAGCATCTTTAATTACAAAGTTTTTACCATCTGTTGTAACACCTTCGATAGCAAGTGTGCCCGCTAAAACTGGAGTCCATGCAAGTGTACCAGTAAATTTATTAGTAGAAAATTCGATAGCTTCAGCATCGATTTCTTCTGAGCTGTAGTACATGTCCGTATTGTTTTCGTTCAATGCAGATGCAAATACGTCACCAGCTTTTACACGACCTTTGTCGTTTGAGTAAATGTAACGGATATAGTTGATAACACCAACTTGGTTTTTGATAGGTTGTACTGAAACAATTTTTTCAGCTACTAAGTTAGGTACTACTACTGAAATTAGATCCAATGTAAAGTTTTTAATTCCTGTCATTGCACCGTAGTCAGTTGATTCATAAATTTTTAGAGATTTTTCAGCATTCTCTAAGCAGATTTTTAAAGTGTTACGTGTGTCTGATGAAAATTGTTTTCCGCTTGCACTTTCAACAATACGGATACGGTCATTAATTTTTAAGTCGTTCATTTTGGTTCCTCCTTAGTATTTAACTAAAACATTTTTACAGATCTAGCTAAATTAGCTAAATCACTATTAGCTGACGGATCAACTATGTTTAACTCTGCTAGGTGAGCAGGATTGAAACTATTTTTAGGTTTAGACGAGCTTAGTACAATGTCACGCTTTTCAGCGTTTTCAAAAATACGTTCAAACTCTTCTAAAGTGTTAAAGCTTTCATTGATGGAAACACCTGTTCTACTTTGCTTTTCAACTGCATAACTTTCTAAAAGAGTGTCATGCCGTTTCTTAATAGTAGAATTTTTCTTTTGTAACTCATCAAGTTCTTGCGTTAAATGTTTCACTTTCTGTCTAAGCTCTACATTTTCTGCTTTGAGTTTATCAAATCCACCAACTTTATAACCTAAGCTAGTAACCTCTTCCTCCAAGCGTTTACTTTTACGAACACTTTCTTCTAACTGAGATGTATGTTCTTTTTTAAGTCTTTCATTAGCACTTTCTAAAGAACGTGCATAACGTTTCAACTCTTGTAAATCTTCTTTAGGTACTAAGACATGTGATTCACTTAATTGTGCAGACTCTGTTACATTTTGTTTAATGATTTCGTCATAAGCTTTTAAAGCTTCATCGCGTTCATGCTTAACTTGGACAAGGTCATTAGACATAGTATTAACTTCTTTAACTAAAGATTCAATAACTGCATCTTGTAAAACTACATCAGCACCGTTTGAATCATCGTTAAGAGGTTGGGCTGAATTTGTTTTTTCAGAAATTTCTTCCAATAAAATGTCTTTTTGTTTTTCGTCAGTTATTACACGATGTACAATGTTTCTAACAGCATCTAAGTCACGTTCCGTATTAGCGTTCTCAACTTCGGTTTGTACTGATTCTAAAATTACTTGTTTAGTAGGTAGTGTCACTTTTACGCCTTCGTGTATAGGTCCTAGCATTCGTGCCGCAGGGTACGAAGGATCTGAAACTACATCGATACCGTAAAGTGTATAACCTGTTGGACTTACTGTTCCGTCAGCTAAAATGTTTCCATTTCCACGTAACGACAATCCAATATTACAACCTGCATCAATCAAGTTCTGTACAATTCTTCCAGAAGGAGTATCTAAAATATCAAACTCGCCAATTACTTCAGTACCTTCAATTTTTAAATCAGTAAAAGCAATGGCGGCATTAATTAAGGATGTTTGAATATCTCTATCCTTGTCTGGATGATCAAGTTCACCGAACAATGTTTTATTTTTAAGCCACTTTTTTACAGTAGCATTATTAATAATTGCTTCCCATAATTGCTCAGTGTACTTAGTTCCATTAACAGTGGGTTCACCAGAAATATTAGAAACAATACAAGAAAGGTGGCGTAGACCATTTCCATTTTTAGATTTTTTGGAATGTTTCACTTTTTACTCACCTCCTCTACCAAAGTTTAAATGGACGTTTATACGTCTGTACAAAATCAGCTAACTGTAATCTAGTTATAGAAAGCCAACTATTATCCCCCGTTAAAAGATAATTTCTCATAGCTTCTTGCAACTGTTGAAGATTCAATCTTTCATCTATAAATGTTGTCAACATTATATTACTATTCTTTGATAAATAAGTAAACACGATACTTATACATTTGACAATTTTTTCATCACTGCATTGTAAACACTTGTCGTAATTTAATCGCATTTTTCGACATAACTTATTAGCATATTTATCTAAATCGTTATTAAGTCTTTCAAAATAACTACGTAAATTAAGTACACCTGAATCACTTAACGTACCTTCTTCAATATGAGTTAATGCTGAACCGATATAATTATCTTCTTTATCAACAAGTGTTAAATACTTAATACAGCAATTTTTTAAAGATTCGATACTTTCATCTAAATAATACATTTAATTCACTCCTATTTTAACTCGTCATTACTTTCTGTGTCATCAGTAGCAGTAGTGTCTGTTTCGTCTTCTGAATTATTATCAGTTTCATCCGCTGGAAGTGAAGTATCCTTTTTAGCTTCATCAAAAGCGTTATCAATTTCACTATCTGTTTCATTAGTTTTTATAGGGTTAGTTTCCTTACTACTTAACTTGTTTAGTTCATATTCAGTAAGTAATTTTGTCAGTGAGTTATTTCCTAGTTCTTTCAATAAAGCTATACTTGCTTTAGAACGTAAATCTTCGTCATCTGGAAGTGCGTTTACAATCTTGTCAATTGATTCAAGTTTAGTTGACATATTTTCAAGTTTATCTTGTTCTTCCTTAGTGACAGGAGGCATAATATTAATTTTAATATTAGATGCTTCAAATTCTGAAAAACCTGAACTTATCAGATACAAGTAACACAAATCACTCAATCCATTTTCTACAGCTGATTGAATTTTAGTAATTGTTCTACTATAACGAATACTTAATTGTGCTAATGTATCGCCACCACTATCATTTAAATCTGCTTCAAAGCCTAAGTATGCTTTAGGTATTTTCAATCCACCAAATAGTTTATTTGAAAAGTAATCTAAATCAACTACAGATTTAATATCAGGTTCTGTTCTATCTAATGTATTAAAGTCCAAGGCGCCTTTACCATTCTGTGTAGGATTAACAATAGTATTATCAAGACCTGAAACATCAACATAGTTTTGTGATCCTGTATCCTCGTTAATTGACATTTTATTTTTAACTTTGTTTTTCACACGTTGTAGAGCTTTACGTGTATCAGCTTTAGACATTCCGCCAACTTCAATGTTAGCAACACGAGTTACTTGAGCTCTAGATAGCTTACTAATCATTGAAACATTTTCCATTAAGGATAAATTACGGTATGCTTTTTCAATGTCGTACAATAAAGAGCGTCCATGTAATATTCTACCTATAATTGTTTTTTGTTTTTCAATTTGATAAGTGTTGACAAATTGTGTTTGTTCTGCTAATTGTTTTAGCTTAATTTGCACTTTAGTCCATTTAGAAGAATCCTCTTCTCCTAAAGTAAAATGAATATATTTATGTGAAGGAAGTAAATACTCAGTGTCTGTATTATTTAGTTGCATAATAGTTGATGAACCATCATTTTGTTTATTTTTTAAATAATATAAAGTACTACCTCTATATACTACATCAGAAATTTCATCTGGACGTCCTATTACTTCACAATAATCTTCCATTTGAATAGCTTCAGGACTTTTAGTAACCTGTTCTAACTTTTGTTTAGAGTAGCTGGTATAGTTATCAATTCGTCCAACAGGTACACGCTTGTAGAATAATTCTAAATAGCACTCGCCGTACTTAGCTAATTGATAATAAATCTGCCAAAGCTTTTCATCAATATTTAGTCTTTTTAGAAAATTAGATGCTTGCGTGACTGCATTAGAAACGTTATTTTGTTGAATTTTTGGACTTACAGTATAAAAATCACCATCAGGAGTTGTAGTGTAAGCGTCGTCTGCATACATTTCAAGAGCCGCTGAAATAATTGAATCAGCACTCATGTTGTCGTACAAATCACACCTATTTGAAAAACTGTCATTAGCGGAATTAATTACATTAGTTTCAATAGAATTATCTATAATATCAATTAAATCTGAATTGTCATTAATTATTTCCTTAAACTGATTTACACCTACAAAACTCTCGTTTATATTTTTATTTGCTTGTTCAATAATATCTTCAGAATTTTTATTTTCATTATTTTCTTTGTCTGACATGCAACTATCCTCCTATATTAATAATCAAAATCATCTAAGTCGTTTAATAAATCTGCAAACGAATCATACTGATCAACTATTTTATAATCTCCTAGACCAAGCATTGCAGAAACATCTAATAAATCGTCTTCTATTTCATTGTCGTCTAATATATATTTAGTATACGCAAAACCTCGTACATTGTCACTAGTAATTGCGTTATAGTTAGCACCAGCTAAACTATCCGCGATATCTTTAGAACCTGTAACAGGGTGATCTATTTTACCTGCAGGCGTTTTTTCCAGATTAATTAATTCAGTTTCAAGCAAACTGTCTTTTAAGTCACCTAGAATAATACGTGAATCATTAATAGATGAGCGCAATGAGTCATATCCATTATTGTTTCTATCTAAAGACAATAACTTAGCATTAAATCCGTCAATAGTTAATAGCTGAATTGAGTCAGCACTTTGGAATCCATCATAAGTTATAGTGTCTATATTAAATCCTTCTTCTCGTAAAAATTGGAAAAATTCACGTATCTTTTTAAGTGAAACTTCCGAACCTTTATTAGCTTGTATGCCTACACTAAATACTTGCATAGTTACAACTTCTTCGCCGGCTTGTATAAAGTTCTTTGTAGCGTCATTTACATAAGAATTTGATATGACTGTATCTACAGGAACAACATAAGATATACCAGTTTTGTCATTTTTCAAACCAGCATCCACATGAATAAATCCAGGAAGTCGTTTAATATCCTCAGGAACTGAATGTACATTAAAGTAATCCTGTACATTATTTGCGTCATCTAAACTTACAGTTATTACTTCTTGTGAAAATGGACTTGCAAAAGAACGAGCATAGCAACGTCTTAATGCAAAAGAGGAAATAAATTTAACCATGTCAGTAGTTGAACGTCCTGCAATATCACGTAAAGCAGATTTCATATCAAGCTCAAAAGCACTGTAATATTCAATTGGCACGTGAATTACATCATCATATCCTTCTTGCATTAACTGATCAAAAGTTAAGGACTCGTCTTTTACGATAGAAGAAGGAATTTGTTTATTACCTATAGCTACTCTAAATGTTTTACCACTATATGTTTTACTAGGTTTAATTTCCCATATAGGTTTATCAACAACATACGTAGTAGGTTTATTTTTAATTGTTTGTGTATACTGCTCTAGGAAATTATTTTGTTCTTGTTTAGAGGATACTAAGAAAAGAGTTGTAGGCAAGTTACCTCCGTCATTTAAGAAACGAGACTCCATACGACGTTTAATAGTATTATAAAAACTAAATACTTTTGATTGTGTCATATTGTCAGATTGACCTTTCATAAACTCCATTTCATCCATTAGTGCGCAATTATGACTTACTACACCGTTACCTAAAACAAAATTATTGAAAGGCGTTGCTTGTATAATGTCATAAACAGGAACAGGTTTATCTAATTTTATATTCTGCTTTCTAATAATTTTCATATAATTTCAAGTCCTTAGGAAACCTTAATGTCAATAGGTTTAAATTTTGAAGTTGCTTTTGGCTCATTAATGTCTTCATGTACATCTTGATCATTTTCATCAGATGTATTGTCTACAGAATCATTTGCTTGTTTACGTTTAATAGCAATAGGCTTATCAATGAGTTTTTTAGCATTAGCTAAAATTTCTTCTGTTAGTTCATCAACTTTCTTGTTACGTTTAAGTAATTCAGGAATTGATAAATCAGCAATATAAACTCCATTAGCAAAAGGTTCAGTACCATCCAATACTTGCACGTCTTCATTCACTCTATCTGATTTATAAAATTTATCATTACGAACAACTAGTAATGGATTATAACTGTAGCGAGAATTTTCTGTTATAACGTTGCGTAAACGTACCAAAGTACGTCTGCTCGTATGTTCCATAACTCTATCTACTGTACCGTATTTTACAATGTTGTCCTGTTCAAACATAATTACATCTCCAGGAAGAAGTGTAGAAGCGTCTGCTCTAGCTAAATTTGACATAATAAGTTACCCCTTTCTTTTAGTTTGTTTCATAATGTATTCATAAATTTGTGTACCTAGTAAAGTTCCTACTAAAGGAATACGAACTTCCATTAATGTATTTCCTTTACTTTCAATACTTCTTAATATAAATGCAAGTTGCTTACCTTGTTTAGTTGTGTAACTTGTACCCATACTGCCATTTGGTTTTCTATATTTAATAGTTGTTTGCATAATTAGATACCTTCTCCATCTACCCAGAAAATGGAAGCTACTTCATTATTGATAAGAAAAATGACATACTTATCAATATTATATTCAAAGCCCTTTTCCAATACGTCTTCGCCGTACATTAAACGACTATTAGGAATTTCAGGTATACTTCCTAAATTTTCTCTGTTTTTTAACACGTTTAAACCACTAGCTTGTTTATCAAGTTCTTCCATAGAAACTACGTCTAAACTTACACAATTAACACGTCCAGGATTTTTAGGAACGCCCAACGCTTTTGCAATTGTACGTCCTGCACGTTCATAAGCGGCTCTATTCTTTGGTACATAAAAACTACGCTTACCCACCCAGTCAGGTAAAGTAAATCCTAACTCTTCTCCAAAAGTTGCCATGCTTAATCACCTCTATCTAGTATTAATTTCAATAAAACTGTTTTCTAAAATATTTGCAATTTGTTCATCTGTAAATGTTAAAGGTATAATAGTAAATACACCTCTATTGTTAATCATTAAATTTACCACTCTAGGATCTTCTACATAATTATGAATAGTTTGTTTAACTAACTCTTTATAGTAGCTTACAGAATTAATAGCATAGGGTTCAATTGAAACAACGCTTGATTCGCTTGCTACTTTGTATATGTCGTTATCAAAATCATATCGGTTAAATACTACCAGACTAGGAAAACAAAGGCTCATAGCTTCATTGATAGCTTGATGTGCAATAATGTCTAAATGTACTCGTGCGGTTTGACGAGTAGTAGTTCCTACACTGTAGCGAATGATTCCATTTAAATTATCAAAATAAGAAACCATTAGAGGATAATCATTAAGAGGTGTATTATTTGTATACGCTATCATACGTGAAAGTAAATTAGTAGGACGATTATTAATACCAATACTTACTGAAGTTACTTCTGCACGTTTAGCTACATTTGTTAATAAATGTCGTTTACGTTTATCACTTAGACATTGATCAATATTTTTAGGACGTTCATCTGGAACTACAGAAATAATAGAACGTGTTTGTTTATTGCGTACTAAGCTATAAACTACTTCACACATTTTATCTAGAGTAACTTCATTAGCAAAACTATTTAATTCTGAATTATATACGCTAAATGTATCATTTTCTAATACAACGTAGACATCTGAACGTTTTCCTTTAGTACGCTTTTTAAAGTTATTAGATCCTTCAAACAATGTTACAATAGAGGAATAATGATATAGTTGCTGTTCACGAGCATTAAACGCTTCGTCTTCTGTATTAAAATATACACCTACTCTATCTACATTTTCTAAGTCATGTAAAAGTGTGTAGTTATTAACAGTAAAAATATCTTTTAATTCATCTAAAATTTGAAATAATTGAGATTGTTCTTTTTCCATTGTGCTTCCCAATTTATCTGAAAACCACAAAGTTGTCATATAAGCTTCTGTTTTAGACATCCGTTTACTCTCCTTGCTGTGGTATAAAGCTTGTTAGCCCATTAATCATTCCTGCTGTAGCGATTGAAGTTTTTAACGTTTCAAACTTACGTTCAACTTCAGAGTCTGCAACTTCAGAACGTACTTGATTAATAACCCGTTGTGCAAATTCACCAGTGACTAGTGAAGAGTTCTTATTATCAATTACTACTAAATAATGAGGTAAGTCAAATATTTCTCCTTCTTTTTTAGGACGTACCATATACGTATTAATATCATCTTTTCTATAGGAAAGATATAGATTATATTTACGCTCATTAATTTTAGTAGTACCTAATAATACAGCAGGATCAGTTCCTTTTAGCATTACTAATTTAACGTCAGCATTTAAGTTTTCACGTACTTTACGTGCTACACGTTCATCAAATTCACGTTTCATTTTTAGTTGTTTTTTACGTTTTAATTCCTTTTTAACACCTTTTAGTTTACGTTTATTAGCCATGTTTATAATTCTTCTCCTTCCACTACTAAATCGTCTTCTTCTGTCAATTCAATAGCTTGTTTATATTTATAATCAGCTCCGTTACGTACTAACAATTTATGTTCAGGTGTGCATTTAATTACACTTCCGTCCTCTAAAGTTAGTTCTATAAGTTCGCTGGTCATTTTAGTATTATGTGAGTAAGTTAAGTCGCTCCATACAAACTCTCCAATGTTAGGGTTAAATTGCTTAACTCTGAAAGGCGTGTCACTGTTTGAAAGTTCTTCTAATGTTTTTATACCACCATCTGTTTGAACAACTGTATCGCCTGTTAGACAGAAAACGTCAGTACCGATGATGTGTGACTCCTTACTACCTACAATTATAACAATATCTTTTGGAGGAATATAGGTTTTTTTGTCTTTATTTTCATAAACTGTACCATGTTCTACAAACCAAGGACTATTTAATAGCGCTGTTTGCAGTTTACTATATGCAACTATGTTTGACTGTGTTAGAGAAATATTGATAAGAACAATTGCTATTTTATTTCCTTCACCTGTTCCATAATACTGTTGAGGATTTCTTAAACACATTAAATTATATAGTATATAAGCTATACCTGTAATTGCTATTTGCGTTTTACCTAAACCGATAGCGCCTGTAAATACTATTTCATTTAAAGTATGCGAACGAGTAGGATCAAATATTTTACGTAACTCTTCTCTCCAAGAAGGATAAATACTTCTACCTGCAATACCTAAGTAATAAGGATCATCTAAAAAGGTGTCAATGTCTACAGGAATTTCCTCATAGTCATCTAACCATAAATTTTCCAATGTTTTACTCTTACCTTCTGTTGAAAGTTCTTTAAGTATTTGTAGAAGTATTTTCTGTTCCTCTTCATCAAACTGCTTTAATTCAGTAGCAGTCATCTTTTTTAGTTTATCGACTGATAAATTTGTTATATCCAAAAATAGTCACCCTTCCAATAAAATATACATACTAATAATCTAAGCGTCTGCTGTTATCCAAGAAGCATATAGGTTAACAGTTAACGGTTGTGAATTCATTCCTAAGGAATAAGTTTCCATTGTTCCATTTGGATTTAATACCATTGTTAGATAGCAATCATTTCTAATTGTAGGTCCTACATTTACCATTGCGTTAATAAATACTGTTCCTTTAGGTTTAAACCCATTAGGTACTTTTTCATTTAAATTAGAAGTTCCATTAGGACGTGAAACTGTTTGATTCATTCTACATTCAACAGAACAAATATTACCAACTCTTCGAAATGTCCCATAAAGACCATATCCTAAACCTGAACGTTGTTCTCTATAACTATCCATGCCAAATTTAGTATTTGCTTCGTCTTTCGTATAAGCACCTACATCTCCGGCTTTTAGAGTAATATCTTTAGAACCATCAAAGTCAACATTATTGATCTTAACTGCCTTTGCTAATTTAGTTGCAGTTGTGGAACTAGCAACATTTCCTGTACTTGTCACTAATTGTTCACCATTAACTGTTGGCATAACGTTAAAGTCTTTTTTATCATAAATTACTTGATTTCCACGTAGTTTAACTACTTCATTAGCTTTAGCTACATTATCACTACCATTTTCAATTTTAGATTTAGTAGAATCATCTAAATCATTAATAGTGATTTTAGTAGCAGTATCACGCTTTTTAGCAAGCTTTGTATCTACATCTGCTGTATTAGCTTTAGCTTTAAGTAAATTATCTGTCTGCGTTTTCGAATATACTTGATTGTTTTTAACTAAATTCATATATTCAGTTACGTTTTGTTCAACAGAAGTTCCTAAATTTTGTACTTCTTGTAAATGCTGATCTACTTCTGTAAGTGAAGTTTCAATACCACTTTTTGCATTTGTATAATATTCTTGAAAATCAGCAGGAATTTTATTAATCTCGTCTACCTTACTCGCACTTGCATTAGTAGCATCTACTACTAACTGATCAATATGTGCTTTAGATCTTTTAATGTACTTTTCAAAATCATAAGGTGAAACTTTAATGTCTTCAATTGTTTGTTGCGCAAATTCACGTACTTTATTAAATTCAACATCCATATTTTGTTTAGTTGTTGAACCATAGCTAAGTGTTGAATTATTTGCTGAATCAATATCATTGACATAACTTTCACCTTTTGCAGAAACAGTACGTCTAGTATCTACAAAATTTGATTCAGTTTCAGTAGCTTTTGCTTGAACCTGTGCTAATAAATCATCCATTTGCTTTTTAATGTCATCAGCGTATTGTTGCAAATCGTTATCCATTTATTTTCCTCCTCTATATAAGTTTTGAAATTAATTGTATTTCAACATTATGATAACACATAAACATGATAAAATTTATATCTAAATAAAAAAGACACACCTAAAAGATGTGCCTTAATAAAAGTAATTTTTATGCTTTAGGTTTTTCAGCAATCATTTTCTCTTTTTCTTCCTCGCTGATACATGAAGGAACAAAGATTTCTAAGTCCTCGTCCGTAAAGTAACCTCCATTATACATAAAAGCAATATCGTCGTAATTGTACATATTATTTTTCCTCCTCTACTTTTTCTTCTACTACTGTTACTGAAACTTTATTAGATGTTACTCCGTCTAAAGTTTGTGATACTAAAATAGTAGAATTTACTTCAACTACATCTGTAGTAGTTAACTCGAATGTTTCGCCTTCTGTAACTTGTGTAGAACCTAATTCTTTTTCATTAGCATCTTCAACTTTAATAGTTCCATTAGCTTTACCAATACCAGTTACGATTGTTTGTACGTTTCCTTTGGAGTTTACTTGTGTTTTAGCAACAATATTTTTAGGCATTAATACTTTCTTAGGATCAAGCTCATCAACTTTATTAGCTAATACTTCAATTTCATTACTATTTTTAACTGAAGTAACCATTGTTTTTGCATTTAGCTTAGTTAAGTTTGTATTTGCTAATTTTAAAGCTTCATCTGCTTGTGAAAGTTTAATAGCGTTTGCCATTGTTTTCGCTACTAAAGCATTAGCTTGTTCTGTATGTTTTTCAAGCTCAACGTTTTTAGTTTCTAAAGCATTATACATAGCTTCTAGATTATTAAGCTTGTTTCTATCAAGTGCATTAACAATTTCAACCCATTTATTTTCGTAAGGATCAAAAATTTGATCATCTACTGTTAAAGGAAACTCATCGTTACGTGTGCCTTGTAAAGGAGGAACGGAAGTATAAGGTACTACTTCCTCAAATGTATCTTCTACCTCACCTACATACTTACCTCCAACTCTATAGTACATCCATAGCTGTTTCATATATTCTCTCCATCCTATCCGTTTATTTTTTTTATTACAAAGGTTCAATTTCCATTACATGTAACGTTTGAACTTCAGCAAAATCAACTTTTGCTCCAGAACTTGTGCTAAATGTAATATTGAAAACGTCTCCTTGATGCAATTCTATTATTCGAGAAAACGGTGTTCCTTGTTTCCATTGTAATTTATCTCCAGTACCTCCAGCATTCGGAACACTACCACCAGTACCTCCTACGTAACCAATTTCTTGAGTTTGTGCCGAATCTCGATAATAAACTAAGTAGCCATAGTATCCACTAGTTCCTGAACCATACTGCATTCTAGCAAAACCTTCAATTAGCACTGTACAATCTCGCAAAACAGTAGCTTCAAAACGAGAACTATTCCATTGTAAAGGATCATCCTTCATTGATCTATTATACTGTTTACCTATTGTAGCTACTACTGGTCCAACACGTAACTTAGCTTTATCAGGTAAGTTTGTTAACACTTCTCCATTAGTATACCAACCTTCATATGGTAAAAGTTTTTCATCAAATAATACATTATTTCCTTTTACAGTAGGAACTTGTAAAAAGTTTTTAGTACCATCAATTGATTGAGGATCTGTAGTATTAACCATTTTGTCTAGACGTTTTTCGCCATACCGTCTATCAATACTCCATTCATAATCATTTGGATTATTACTTGGTTTAACTGAGAAACCTTTATATTTATATTCTTTAATATTAGGAGTAGCTACTGAACTTTTTTCAATTTTTACCCAATTAATCTGACAGGAACCAGGATTATCTGTTGGATCTTGATTTATGGAGGCTATATTAGGATTAGAAGATACTTGACCTACTGTAAAAGTTAATGACCAAACATTTACAAGACCCTCAACAGGTAAGAAGTTACCATAACTAGCAATACCTGGGTTAAATAGTCTAAAATTTTTATCTCCGGGTTTAGTACCTTCAAGTGTAACAGTGTAAGTTTGTCCTACAATAAAAGGCTCCGTCATAGTACCACTATATATTTCTGATCCCGTAGAACTAACTGGAAATACTTTTTTAGGATCAGCAATATTTTCACCTAAAGCTACTTTACTTAGATAGTATGGTGCAACTAAAAGATTTGGTTGATATGGTGTAGCTGTGCGTGCTTCTTCAATTTTAACATTGCGCAAACGTATATGACCTGTGATTGTGTTACTAGCTATATTAGTAAATACACTGTACCACTGGCTAGGTTTTCCTGAACCATAATTGATAGTAGCAGTTCCTTGAAGTTTCTGCCAAACACTTAAAGTGTTAGAAGGTATTGTAGTAGTTTGTAAAACTATGGTACCTCCAGGAAGGAAGGAGTGCTGTAATCTTATATTAGAAGGATCTCCTACAAAATCAGATTCTAATAAAATTTCACAACTAATAGTATAAGTTTTACCATGTACCAACGGCGTCTGCGTACCTACTTTATATTTAGTAAGCTTAGTTCCATCTAATGTAAATACAATTTGATCACCGTCATCTGAAACTGTACCGCCCGTACCTGAAGAAAAATTAGTTGAATTTAAAGGTAAACTAATATTAGGATTGCCTGTATAATCCCAATTTCCAAAATCCACACTGTTAGAATAAATACTTCTATTAAAAGGTTCAGCTGACCAATAGTAATTATTAGGAGATGTTTCAATACTACTTATACCCTTATATTCAAATCTTTCTATATTAGGTGTAAATGTTTCACCTTTTTCAAGCTTAGCCCAATCAATAGTTGCAGGTCCGTCAGCAACTTGACTAGTTGGTGGAAGTTGATAAACCACTACTTTTGCAGTACTTGTGGTAGTCTGAGCAATTTTTAAATTACCTGTCCATGACCAAGTATTAGCTAGTCCTTCAACTGGTGTAAGATGCCCTTGAAATTCTGTACCTGCACCAATAGCTGTTTGAACATAAAAACCAAATTGTTTTGTAGCTATTTTAGTTCCTTTTAATGTAAAAGTTACTTTGTCACCATTACTTAAAGGTGTATTAATAGGAAAACTACCTATTAGATAATTTGAATTACTATATACACGTGTATCAACTAAATTCTTATTAACATCATTAGCGCTTATATTATAAGGATCTTGTAATAAATTTGGCTGATAAGGTGTAGCAGTAACACCTTTTTCTAATTTAATATTATATTTTACGTAAATCTTTTTAGCTACACAATTAGCAGGAACTATATATACTTGAAATGCTTGTATAGCTGAATTTACTTGAACATCAGTTAGTGCATTTGTAGTCATATTATATCGAGTGAAATTAGTAGTTAAAGAACCTACATATGATGGAGTTAGTACATCTAAAGCAGTATCATTATAATATACAGGTCTAATAGCTATTCCTTGCGTGTTTACATCAGCTCTTGCTTCGACTGAGTATGTGTAACGCTCTCCTACTTTTCCGCGAGGAATATTTAAGAAGTAGTATCCTTTATTACCAGTTAATTGAGTTACGTCAATAACAAAATATCCATCATCCTCAGTAACATTTGTAGGTACAGACATACCCGTAAACTCACCTGATAAATCACGTAAAGTGACATTAGGAAACAAATTAGGATTTCCTGAATAGTCATATTTACCAAAATCAATACAGTTTGAATACAAAGTTTTCATTTTAGAAACGTCTTTATCGGTGATTACTTTATTCCAATTTTTGTAAGTACCGTCAGGTTCAATACGTCTATAATACTTATGCAATAATTGAGTAGATATTTCTCCACCTGTAATTTCTTGAATAATAAATCCATCACGTGGCGCATAGTTATTAATAAACAAGAAAGTATTTTGCAACAATGAAGGAAGTTCATTATAGTCTGACATTAACTTAGCTTCAGCAGTACTAATAGAATAAAATCCAGTATTTTTTGCTAATGCTAAAAATGATGTTGGTTTAGGATTCATGTAATCAACTTTAATTGTAGTACCATCATTTTTAGTTAACTTAAATAACTGTGAGTTATCTACTTTTGGTGTTAATGTATTTACTTTTTCTTTTAATGTAGATACATCTGCTACTGTTTGTTCTTGCCAATCAAAAGCTTTAGGATCAACTGTATTTCTTAATGAAACACCTTTATACTTATAAGCTTCAATAGGCGGAGTTCTATAATCGCTTACTTCAAGCTTAACCCAATCTATACGAACGTTGCCTACTGTAGTTGAAGGTACTTGATAAATTTGTAATAACTTAGGTACAGCAGGTGGTATATCTTGTGGTTTGAATGTAGCTGACCACACATCAACTAATCCGTCTACTGGTGATAATTGTGCTAATAATTGAGTTCCACCTATATACGCTGTAAAATTTTGAGAAGATAATTTAGTACCTTTTATAGTTAATGTATATGTTTTTGATATACTAAAATCTTCTAATATATTTGCATCATAGATTTTATAAGCATTTGTATTTATAGGAAACGCTACATCAGGATTAGCAATATTTTTGTTTACTTCATGTTTTCCTAAGTAATAAGGTGCATCTAATAAATTAGGTTTCCAAGATGGTTTGGTTGTTTTTGCTCCCTCTTGAATTTTGATACTATCGTTTTTGATTTTGATAATACCTTCATAAGCTTGTGGGATAGCAATGTGTAACCAGTGGTCTGGATAATCTGGTGTATAAGTCTCACCCTTTTCAATCTTGAGCCAGTCAATTTGACATGCGCCTATCGTCGCTTTTGGCATCTGAAAAATACGAAGGTCTTTAGGTAAACCTGGTTCAAGTTTTGTTGGCGTGAATGTTAGAGACCATACGTTTGCCAATCCCTCAACCGGTTTTAGGTCTCCTAAGTTAACGTTCCAATAATTATACGCCGTAAAGGTTTGACTTGCGGGTTTTGTTCCTTTAAGCGTGATAGTATACGTTTGACCTATCACAAGTTCTTCTTCCATGTTTCCTTTATATATTTCGTACGCACTAGAGTTGATTGGAAACGCAACAGACTTATCAGCAATATTACGGTTACTTGGTAAATTGATAGTACCTGTTACAGAAAGCTCAGTCCATTGTTTAGCTGGTATTGTTGTCTTATATATATCTAAAAGGAATTTGGGTGTGTTATTACTATCATTCACACGGTATCTTATGTTTGGTGTTACTTCTTTTTCAGCCCACATTTCAACGCTCATGGTGTATTGTTTTTTATCTGCTAACAAAGGGATTAGTTTTTTAGTGTCATATGTGTTCCTAACGTATATATTGTGAATAGGTTCGTTAGTGGGTAAATTATTGAAATTAGTGATATTACCTTCTTCCTCAGTCTTAGTAACATTCTGGTATGAAAACATATAATCATCAGTTGTGATTTTTGGCATTTGGTTAGCTGGTGCTTGGGAACTGGTTTGGTCTCCTTCTTGAATCATTATGTCATTTCTAATATACCATTTACCTGTTACTTTAGAACCTTCATAAAAATGTAAGAAACAAAAGTCACCATCTTTGATAGATGTCGGTACTGTAAATTTAACCGAAACACGTTGCCACTGATTTACCATTGTTTTATTAGGTCTAATAATCATAGGTCTTTCAGGAGTACCGTTACTTTGTACCGTATAATGAACTGCTGTTTGATTATAACTGTCTACACCAGCATCAAAATCACTATCTACCATCATAGTAACACTTAGTGTATACTGCTTACCTTTAGTTAATCGTGTAATGTTAGGTATATAAACATTTCTTCCAACATTTACAGCAGATGAATCTGTAGTATCTACAATGATATAATCATCAAAAACTTTTACATAAGCATTAGGTGTAGCAACAGATGAAATCCAATTACTCCAACTATCTCTTGTGACTGTTTTTAATAAGTTAGGAGCAGAATCATAATCAAAGTCACCTTGTGGAAAATCTAAACTATTACTGTATAAGTTAATCGGTTTTCCATCATTAATTGTTTGCGTAACTTCATCGTGCATTTTTTCAAGTTCTGTAATTTCATTTTCTACAGTAGTCACTTTAGTATTTAAAGTTCCTACTTTATTATCTGTAGCGACAATTTTGTCATTTACTTGTTTAATGCTTGCATCTAAATCTGGAATCTCTTTACTAAAATCTGCAAATACTTTATCTGCATGATCTTTTACTTCGTTAAATTCATGATCCATATGCTGACGAGTAGATTCTCCATAAGCAGAAATAATATCTCGCTCTTGTTTTAGATCTTGTTGAAAGATTAATGAAGAACCTAAAAAGCTTTGCTTTTCTTGTGTCATTTCATCTTGTATTTGTTCACTTACAGCCGTTACATCTTTTAGACGTTCTGCCATTTGTTTTTTGACATTTTCAACATAATCTTTCAAATCACTATCTGTATTACTACTTGGAATATCAATATCACTATCATTAATATCTCCTGTAGTACTAGACTTAGTTTCATTTGCTTTATCGTAAGCTGAATTAAATAAATCAATTCTTTTTTCAAGTGTAGAAGAGAACGCATTTTCAACTAAGGATAAGGATTGTTGTGCATGTTGTAATTTATCAAATTCATAGTTACTTACAGTATCTAAAACACTTTTAGATATTCCTTCATTTTTAATTTCTTCAGAAACAATAGTAGAAATATTTGATTCACAAATAGATGAAATTTCAAAATTAAATGTACTAGATCCTTTATTTACCAGTTTAAATGTATATAAATCAGAAGTAGATAAATCATCCGAATAGTTTAAAAGTAAATAAACGTACATACTACTATTATAGCCTGTTAATACGCTTGGTAGAGTAAATGTAAGGATATCGTCGTCCACTACCATCTCGTACAGTTTAGCGGGCAAAGAATTAGCTTTAAACAGTATGTTAGCAGTTTTAACTTTTAAGTCACCAATTAAGGATTGAAATTTTAAAGTTTGAGTTTCATTGTCAATATTAAAGACTAGATACTCTTTATTGTCTACGCCATAAACAAACGGATTGTCAAAAGCATTTAGTTTGACAGTTTTCATAAGTAGCCTCCTTCATAAGTTTATAGTTAAGCTCAAATAAATATTAACACAATTAGAGTCTAATAGTTATACAAATTCAAATTTAAAGCATATTTTATCAATATATTTCTTAACTAAAAGTTTTTACATTTTCAAAAGTATTAGAGGCATCTTGTGCTAAGTCTACAAATAAATCTAAACTATCCGTTTTAAAACTAATATCTCTAAACATTGTATTTGTTGTTCCTTTATTAATTAATAAATTTTGTGTTGAGTTTCCATAGATAATACAATCCTTAAAAATATTTCTTGTAGTAGGAGTAGTTTGTTCAGATACAGTTAAACCTATAACATTATTTACGCAAGTTATTTGACTAAAAATATTGTCATTTGCGTTGTTAATTACAATTCCTTTTGTAGCACAATCTTTAGCAATTAAAGATAATTGAGATTCAGTTAAACCATTAATGTCTATTCCAATACCATTTACGCCTTGTACCATAATTCTACCATTAATATATTTTGAATTAATAATATTAACTCCACCTGTTGTATTGTGGCTCATAATATCTAAAAATACGTGTTCGCAACTATTTAAAAATAAGACACCTGCTTTCCTAAAATAAAATGAACAAGCATAAGCCTGCTCCTCCACCTCCAATTAACAAACCTACTAGCCATTCCCAACTCATGCACTGTAATCCCTCTTAAGTGACACCTTAAAGCACCCTAGAAGTCACTAGGTCGCTTGTTGGAAACTTTCTGTAGATCTTGTTTTAATTTCCTATTTACCATTTCTCACTCTCATTTTCTCAATATAAAAAGGCAGCCGATTTCTCGGCTACCTTCGTTTCTTAATTTTTATTTACCGCGCAGTTTGGTTCTACTATGACATTAAACAGTGTGATTTATAGTAGTAAATGGTAAATTATTGTTAGGAACATGAGTTAATGTGACCCTAACATCATTTGCAGGTATACTACTTGCACCATTATTAAAAAAGACAAGGTTTAAATTACCGTTTGTTAAATACGACTTATACCATGTGTTGGTAGAGGTTAAGTTTGACACTCCAACAAAATAAAAATCATCCCACATAATACCTTCGATAGGGATCGTTACTCTTATGGAACCATTGGCTGGTATGGTGAAATTAGACAAATTTATCCTGTAAAAACTTTGGTGTTGTGGACGTATATTTGTATATTGTGATGAGGTGTTAAAAGGAGATGAAAAGCTGCAATTAAACATTCTTACCCTTCCCATTTGAGTACCTATCACGACATTTTGTCCATAACTTGACATTCTACATGAATTAAGATAAATAGTAGCTGATGGATTATCAATAAATAATGGTATCAAATCCGGAAGTTGTGATAAATAAGTTTGGGAAAATCCAAATTTTGAGTTTTGAAGGTATACGTTTATACTGCCGTTAGCTTTTACACCCACGGCGCATGTGTCCGCATAGAAAAATACCACATGTGTCTCGTCATTTGCAATCAAGCCGTAAGTGTGTGGCAACCTGTCTAATTTATTGCTCCAAATGTGTACAGAGTAAAATTCAGAACTTGCACTGTTGTTAATGACACCCGTTGTATTATTTTTAACCACGATATTTTTAAAAACACTATCAGTCGCTTCTACATGCAAACCGACTAAATTAGGGTTTGTTTCATACGCTAATTCGTTGTCTATGTGTATATTTTCTACGTAAATCTCATAACCCGCTTTTAAATGGATATTTTTAAGGAGGGCATTTTTGACAACCATGTTGTAAATTTGAAAATTAGCTGTATAGTCAACAAACACATTCGTATTTGCGTTTCCGTATCCGTCGATAACTCCACCACTGATAAACTGTTTTATTCTTTCTGCGGTTCTTCTAATAAATATCATTCTTTCTAGTGGAACAACACATTTTAAAACTGCGTTTTTGCTTAATTGTAGATTGCAGTAATTATTTAAGTTTATTTCTTTGTCAATATTGTAAACTCCGTCTGGAAAATACAATGTTGAAAAATCATTCTCTTGTATAATTTGGTTAATTTTATCGCTACAATTTTGAGTACCTGTATTGTCAACCCCGTATCCTACGACATTAATATGGTCTATTTCATGTTTCGCTTTCTGTGCCAACTGTGCATCAACAAATGTCTTATCCGCCTTTTCAGTTTCAAGTGTGTCGATATCCGTCCGAATCTTGACAATATCACCGATTTGCTGATTGATTTGATCAATACGATCATCGGTTTTATCAATCAATTTTAGTAAAGCTTCTTGCGAAGCATTGATAGCTTTATTTGTTTCTTGTATAGCAGTAATATCTTTACTAATATTAGATTGATTATTTACTATACCACTTAAACGCAAGTCTAACTCATTAATTTGCTGTTGAAGTGTTTGTCCACTTGCAGTTACTTGGTTTACTACTTTGTTCATATCTTCAATAGCTTTTTGTCCTGCTTCAGTAACTTTAGGTAATTCTCTATTAATACTGTCAATTTGCGCATTAGCTTCGTCTTTAATGGCAGACACGTTTTGACTAATTTCATTTAACTGGTTACGTACACCTTCTAAATCTAAATTAGCTAGTTTAATAAATTCATCTAGTTCTTCTGGAACTTGTGAAATATTTAAAATTTTAGCTTGTGCCGCACTTTGTACTTTCTCAAATTCTGTATCAAAGTTTTGACGAGTTGATGAACTATAGATAGTTACTAAGTTAGTTTCATCTGTTAATAATTTTTTAAACTGATCATCTTGCTTTGTATATTCCGTTTGCGCTAAATTAAGTTTTGTCAGTAAATCATTATAAACAGTATTGAAATTTTCATACTCATCTTGCATTCGTTTTAAATAGCCTTGAATTATTGTACTTGCTTCATCACTCAAAGTTTACACCCCCCTTTCCTATTTTAAATCACGTAACTCTTCATTTACAAACTTTTGAACTTCTTCTACTAATACACGATAGTTTTTTCCTAGTCGTTCACGTCTTCCGTCTTCGCCTTCAGGATAATCTACTTTTTGAATATGCGTAAATATGGTACGAATGTTTCTATTTGTATTATTATAATACGTAAATTCATTGATGTTACCGCCCATAACAACGCTATTGTACGTACTATCTCCTAAAAATAGGAAAATCATTAAAATTAAAATTAGATCTTTATCCACTACTGTATTTTTACTATTAATGACTGCTTTATTATTTACAGCTTTATATAGTCTACCTTGTACAGCTTGAATATGATTCCAACCCTTTTTAAAACTTTCACTGTCTTTAACAGGCGCAATTAAGTCTTCAAAGTTATTCTGATAATACTTTGGACCCTTAGGCGGAAATTTAGAACTAGGGCTAATAGTATTTGAACTTTTACTATTTGAACTATTTTCGTCATCATCTAAAGCAGTAAACTCTAAAAAAGGCTTTAAAGCTGGGTCATTTTTTAGTGCATCAAACATATGAAAAGTACCTTCCTTTCAAAATTTATAGTATTCAATCTAATTATAGTAGATAAATTAACAGTAGTCTACAAACTCCTCAATTTAGTCAAAATAAAAAGGCTAAATTTTAGCCATAAAAATTTCCTATATAGTTAAGAAAGTATGAATTTATCTAATATATCTAGTAACTAAATATCTAGTTATTAAAGAGCCAGCCTACCAGCCACCAATTATCTCTTATCTAGAATCTTTTTATCTTTTATCTGGTAATGGTTTTAACTTGGTAGATGAGGAACTAGAGAAAGGGACTTAGTAGTAGTCCCGTATAAAAAGTACTAACTTAAAAAATTTAAAAATTTCTTGGTTAGTGAATCACTTTTCGATTAGGTACGAAAACATATTTTACAGAAACCGACGACCCTGTTTCCTTCCTATATATCCTGGAATAATTCCTAAACACTTTTTATTCTATCAAGTGTACGCCTAATATTTAATTAGGAAATAAATTACTCTAATATAGGATTGTTTTCTAACGTCTTACCGCATTATCCCTTCCAATTGTTAGTCATTGTAAATATCTTTCGAGTATTTACTGCTTACAAGTCAACATGCAAACTTTTCCAATAGTTCATTGCCCTCAGCTCGCAACACTGATTCGGACGTAGTCTAGCATGACAAGTCATCCTTTACGGTAATACGCCTGTACCGTCTTAGCCTTTTTCTACTTTAATTGCGACGAAAAAGGGAATAAAAATAGCCGCCGTTAGTAAAATAACAAAATTATTTTAACCAACGCCAGCTTTATATATTGTACTATATTATGAACTATAGTATAATTAACTCAGCGTTAGTAAATAGTGCGGTTATTTACTAACAGATACATCGGAGCTTCCAACTCTGGTGTATCTTTTTTTTATATGTAATTTTCAAAAGTTAGTTTTGACTGGGAACTAAGTAACCCTTTCCTTCTTTAATAAGGAACTCTACATAACACATAATAGCACTAATTATTTACATATACTAGCTTCAACTTAAAATTAATATACAAAAATTTTAAAAGTCCAGCTTTTTGGGCTTATTTTTTATAATTTTAATTAATTTATTATTTTTAGCAAAACTTAGTAATTATTTGATGTATATTAGAGTGTTCGCATAATTTAGAAAGGAGAATTTACTTGGAACATTTATATAATTATATAGTAGGAGCTGTAAAAAATACTAAGTTTGAAATTACTAAAAACAAAGGTAATACTATTATAGTAAGTATTAATTCTACACGAAGAGCTTTATTTACTATAACAACGGACAACTTGTTTCAAATAGTACATGAAAGACAAGTAAAAGGACAATGGGTAGTTGACAAAGAATATTATAATATGAAATCAAATTCTGCTATGTCTATTGTTTCTTACTTAAATAAGAAAATTTAATTTTTTTTTGCAAATTTAGTAACATTTTAAAATTTTTACTGTATATTAGATATGTAAGCAGTTAGCATTTAACTTTTTGTTTAACTATATGTTAAAAAAAAATATTTCATCCTAAAAGTTCATTATGTATAGTTTTTCATTTAGTTCCTCTTAAAATTTATATCTGCTAATATAATTTCATTGTAATTTGCCATTACTATGTGCTAACTGTTTACATGTCCGAACTAAGCGGTAAGGCTAACAAAAATCCCGCTATATAAATCCGCCTACAAACACATTTTTCATTTTCATTATAAAAGTATTTACTAACTGACTGCTAGGAAAGACTAGCACTATTACAATTATTTGTTGTATCAACTGACTGTATGGAAAGACATACAAAGACACATCTTGTTTTATCTATTGACAGCTGGAAAGACAGCAAAAAAAATTACACTAAATGTGTGTTTTCTTTCGACCATACTACTGGAAAGACAGTAACGGTAGAGCTATAATCCCGTTTAATAAATCCGCTCAAAAAAAAATTAATTAAGTGATACTTTGCGATAAACCGCATCAGTTTTAGCATAGTCTTAATTTTAATTCTTTCAAATATGTTCTTTCCTTATCAAAAATAATATATTAGAAAATTAAAATTTTGCCCATCACTTATATTCCTTAAATAATACTAACTAAATTGTTCAGATAAGGCTCAGTGTGTTCGTAAGTCACATTGAGTCTTTTCTATTGGAGGATGATTACTATGGAACGTGAAGTTGAAATTAATGGAACGTACAGACACTTTAAAGGAGGATTATATAAAGTAATTTGTATAGCTCTTCATACTGAAACAAATGAAACGCTAGTTGTATATAAAAATATAAAGTCAGGCGTTGTTTTTACTCGTAATATGCAAATGTTTTTAAGCGAAGTTGATAAAGAAAAATACCCTGATTGCACACAAGAATATAGATTTGAATTAATTGTAAAAGCCCAATAGTTTATTCTTGTATTATCGGGTAATACACTGTATACTTAATTATAGTAAATAGTCTTTGGAGGAGGAATTATTTATAAATGAATAAGTTTAAGGTGGATGATATTGTAGTAGTAAAACGTAGTTTAGACTACAGATTCAGGTCACTAATAGGTTGTAAAGGTACGGTAGTAAAATGTTATAGGCATGGTTGTGATGTTAATATTAATGGCAACGTTTACTACATGCTAAATGAAGAAATAACCTTACATTGTTCATCAACTTATATGCCTGTTTATGAAAGTGGCAAAGTAATTGAAATACCGAATAGTAATAAATCATTTACTATTTTAGGTACTGTAGATGATACTTATTATAAAGTTTCTTATACAAGCATTATAGGTACAACGGTTGTGAATAGTGTACCCATAGATTTTATTGACGCATTCACTAGACATTTACAAAGCAAGGAGAATATTCATGCAAATGAAAATTGATTTAGATTTACTTATTGATAGGACTGCTGATAAAGTAGTTGATAAAATTATTGCTAATAATTTATTAGCTAAAAATAGCAGTGAGGAAGAATTAAAAAAGCGTGCAAAAATAGTATTGATAGAAACTATTTCTAAAAATAGTGTATCACTTGAAAACATTATTATAGATCTTACTTCTGAAAAATTAGCTGATGAAACTATGTTAATTACGAAGGGCATAGGTGCAGGGCTATTTAATAAAATGTAAAGGAGGCAAGTAAATGGAAAACGATCCTAATTATATCGTAATTTCTATTGATGACGTTGCTGAAAAAGCTACGCTTGCAATGTTATCAACTTACGAACAAACAGAAGCATTAAAAGCTAATAAAGAAACAATACACGAACAACTGAAACAAAAATTAGTAGATATGATGAAAACTAGTGATCCGGAACAATTTGTAACAGCATTAGCTAGAGATATAACAATGGACTTGATAGGGGCGTATGAACAAGATGAGAAAAATCAAAAAGGTAAGTAAGTATTGTATAGTGGAAAATGATTTATCTAGTGACGTAGCTGTTAAAAAAGAGATTGCTAAATTTAGCGATGCTCATGAGGCACGTGACTATTTAAAATATATGGCGAAACATCCTAGATCTTTTAGCTGTGTATATACATTAAAGAAAGAAATGGAAGGATAGTCAAAATGAACAATTACAAATTAGAAAAGATATTTGGTTTATGTTGTGTAGTGTTTGCTATCGGACTTGTTGCGTATCTGTTTAATACACAAGTTAAAACAGAAGAAATTATAGATACTGCACCTGTTGCTTCACCATCAGCTAATAAAGCGGAGCTTATTTATGTAGATAGAATTTCAGAAGTTGATAAAACTGCAAAAACTAAATTCAATAAATTAGCTAAAACTTATTATGTAACTCCTAAACAATCAGCTTATTTAAAGAATGTTGAAAATAATACATTAGACGAAATCACAAAAAGCACTTGGGAAAATACATGTAATACGTATAAGTCCTTGTCAAAAGAAATGTTAAATGACTTAGGTAAAAATTATACTATTGTAATTTTAGATCCGACTAATGCTTCACGCTCCTTATTTGCAACTTCTGACGGTGTAGTTATTTATGATGTTACGAACGATAAAGTTAGCGCAGAAATGCCCGGACATAGAGAGGATGGTAATAAATGAAATTTGACAAAGAAATTGAACAACTAATAAACAAATGGAGAAAAGTACTTGAGGAACAATTACAACTTCCTGAACATGAACGTAAATATGATACACGTAGAATAGAAGTAACTATAATTCAATTACAAGAATTTTTAGAACAATGGAACAATATGATTGACGACAGATATTCAAGGTACCTTATTAAACTTGAAGACTATGAATTAACTTCATACTATGTTTCACGTTATGATTTTATCAGTAATAAATCTATTTATAGTAAGCTTAAAAATACTGCACTTAAACTAAAAGAACTTGAAGCTGTTAGATGTGCAGTAGGTTTATGTCACCCAGATTTTGTAGTTTCACTTGAAAAAGTTAACTAATAGACTCTTAATTGAGTCTATTTTTTTTTGCAATAAAAAACACCTAGTAAATTAATACTAGATGCTTTTTACAAAAAGGTAAATGTTCTAAATGAAAAATAACAAAAAAGAAAGGTTAATTTGAAAGGACAAATATAGTATACATGAATTAGCGAGGATAGTAAAGTGTTATCATAAATAAACTGAAATCAATAAAAGGAGTAATGACAAAGTAGGAATATTAACCAAATAACAAAAGAACAAGAGATCGCTAATTCATGCAACGTTGCTTAACACACTTCCCCAAGGTATTAAGCTAACTAGTGTTCAAGGATTCGAACCTTGTAATACCTAAACTAACACTAAAAAAATAAGCTACTAGATAAGTGGGAACAAACTGGAAGAGAATTTTCATCTCCTCTTAAATCAATTTTAGGTGCGGTGCGTACGTCCGCTTAAAAACAAAAGCTTATCTAGTAGCTATCAACTCAGGAAATAACAAACTTAGGAATGTTTATTACAAATACATTATATTAAATGGTTTACATAAAGTAAATACCTTTTATTAATTTTTCATTAAATAATTTATAGAATTGTTAAAGGTACTTCATCCTCTTTCTCTAGCCATGTATCTGAAATACCTAAAAAGTATTTATAGTAGCGTGAGAATGTTTGTACAATGTGTTTTAGGTCACTGTCTGTATAATTAAGCCCATTTAACGTTAACTTGCCATTAAGCGCAAGATAAGTACCTTGTGTTAATTTATTTTCACGTAACACATTATAAATACGTGTCATTTCATAAACAAAAGAAGTTTTATAATACATAGGCATAGTAGGCAAGCGTTCATCAATAACTGCTAAAATAATCTTTTTAATCTGCTGTAATTCAGCTTCATCTGTTTCTGTAAATAGTTTTCTTACTCTGCTATCAATTAATTGACTATAATTAGTAAAGCTGGTAAATTGTTCTATTTTTATGTCATCAAACATAAGTAGTACCTCCTATTGATCATTTCTTGTGTTGTGTAGTCGTTCAACGAATTCGCTATAAATATGTCTGTCCATATGTTTTCTACGTCTGTCAGGTAAAGATAATGTAGGTGCTACTGTATCAATATGATCAATACGTCTTTCATAATAACTTATTAATTTAAAGAATTGTTCATTCTCTTGTAAATATGCTTCACGCAATGCAATTAAGGAATTTAGATGATTGCGCATACCTTCTAATTTATCTGCTATAGGCTTTCCACTATTTTCGATATTTTCAATTTTATCACGTAGTTCTATAATTTGTTTGTTTAATATATGCAGTAACATAGTAAACTCCTTCACATTAAATTGATAACAGATAGTAAAAATTGCTGAAACACATACATCAATATTAAGCTTAAACCTAAACTAAAATAACCTACTAGTGCAAAAACACTTTTAGTAATTAATGTATATGCTGAATAAATAAGACAGTAAACAATACTACAGCCGACAAAGTAAATCAAAAATACAAATAACCAAATTAGACTCATTGTTTATGTTCCTCCTCAAGTTTTTTAAACATTTCAAATACAGGTGTGTCGTCATCCATATTTAATTGAGGTGTTTCTGTTACTTCTTCTTTTGTATCTTGCGTTTCTTTTACACTATCGCTTTCTGTCGTTGGTTCTGCGACAATCTCAGCTTCTTTAGCTGTATTTGTACCATCATCCTTTTTCTCTTCACTAGTAACGTCTGACAGCCAATTAATAAGCCGTTGAGCTGATTTACGAACCTGCTTACGTTTAGATTTATCTAATAAAACGTCTTCTGCTGTTGAAGCTTCACGTAAGTTTTGAGCAACTTCATCAATTCCATTATCCATCATAATAATTTGCAAGTTTTCATCTTGTGTAAATTTATCAACTATTTTCATAGATTGCTCGAGGAATTGATTGATTAATTTGTTATGATAAATGATTTCATCCGTACCCATGTCCTGATAACTTACTTGAACACGGTTCATATACTCTTCTTGCATAGTATTAAACAAATCGATCATTTTGACCATACGTGTTAATTCATTTTTAGCTACTTGAATTTGAAATAATTTTAGCTTGTCAATTGTTCTATTTTCAACGTGAGCTTGTACCGCGTCTTCATAACTAATTTTATCAAGTGCTAATTCTTGTAAAAAGTTTCTATTACGTTGTTCCTTTTCAATTACTTCCTGTTCTTCAGATTCTTCCTCTTCTGATTCTTCTACTATAACTTCAACTTGAGTATTTTCTTGTTCCTGTTCAATTGATTTTTCAATAGCTTCGTCTAAATAAGATATAACTCTTCCTTCAGTTAAGTGCATAATACGTTCAATTGTTTCAGGTTTCACTTTAAAGAAATTACATAATTCATCGATAGTAGCTTCGTTTTCAGGTTTTAATTTCAAGTAACTATTAATATTATTCAACAATGTTTTTTCAGATTCCGACATTGGAAAATCTACTACATTTTTATCCATGCTAATACATCTCCTTCATCTACAATTGTCATAAAAATGTCCTCGTCATTTCTGACAAGGAACATATATTAGCTGTTAGCTATTGAGAAAGCGTAACCAATTTCAGCTAATACTGCACTAATATCTACACTTTGTAATTCTGAAAAGTGTTCTCCAGATCTCATTGATAAAACGTAAACATCAAATAAATCTACATCGGGTGCTTTGTAAATAGACATTTCAACAGAACGTGAAGTAATCATTTTTTCTGGATCTTTAATACGTAAAGCATTTTGTGATTTTTCTTCTTTAACTTCTAGTCCAGTACCTTCTAAAAAGTCAAGAATTTTTGAAAAACCGCCAATAGGTTCTACTTTTGCGTCTTGTGCAGATTCATTAATATTGACATTGCTTAGTGCATGTATCATATTGTTTAATGACATAATTTTCAGCTCCTATGTTAGTTAATTAGTTTCAAGTTTATTGTATAACAGTAGAAGTCACTTTACTATAAAAATAAAGGCTAACGAATAAAATTTCGCCAGCCGAAAATATTATTTGTGTAGCCCTGTAAATTCTGTATCAAAAAATAGTTTCATGTGTATACTCCTTAATAAGTAAATTCTACTGCATACGTATCAAAGAAATCATGCCCTTCAATAGTATTTAAAAATTGTTGAAGATTATTAACTCTATCAATTCGAGTAACTAATTTATGCTCTGTACAAATACTTAGAGGAAGCTTTTTGTGCGCTAAATGACGTCCATTAATATCTGTAGGTTTAATTTCATAGTATCCATCTTTATTGCGCTTTACCCAAGCTACAATACTCAATTCTTTATATTTCATACATGTATATCCTCCCAAGGTTTATTAGTTGTTTTGTGTTTCTGTCAATACAATTGTTTTATCGCCATGTTTGTGAAGATATTCTAATAATTCTTCAGTATCTGATAAATCTCTATCAGCGCTAAAATAGATACCTTCAAGTAAATTTGCTAGTGTTTCTAAATCAATTTCTGTACGTTTAACCATGCTATACACGTCCTCTCAAAATTTATCTAATATTGTTACTTTGTCTACACGTTTAATAGTAGCATCGGGTTCCACTCGTTCTTGTTTAAGCGTGTAAGCAATTGTCAACCTATCACCTTTGTTAAAAGGTAAATCTTTTTTATCTGTTACTTTATCACAATGCCAAATATAATAGACGATACCGCAACCTCCAATATTCTCGAATTTTACAATAGTAGAATATTTAGCGGTTCTAGGAGCATCCATTACTTTCCTTACTAATACGTCCTTTATTTCTCTAGCCATTGTAATCAACCTTTCCTTTTGTCCTTTTTGTTATTACTGATTTCCGTCGCGAACTACGTCATATAAAACTTCATTGTCCTTTACATGAATTAATGTGTAGCTAGGCTTAGCAGGATTTCTCAAAGTAATACTGTATCCGCTACCAAGTTCTTGTGAAACTTCATTTGAAATACTTCGAATACTTGCTACTAATTCGTCATAAGTATCTGAATTATATCCAGTGTCACGTACATATGCGATTTCATCAACTACACCATTATTGAATGGAACCAGTTTAAATTCCTTTTTATCAGAATCTAATTCTACTGAAGCAACACTTTCCATACGTGTTTGAAGTTTGTCTAGCATGTCTTGTTCTTTCTCGTGCGTACTAGGTCCTCCAAACAGTCCATTCAATACGATAATACCTAAAAATGCTAAAAGCACGTATGCCGCAAGTTTAGCACCTTTATAAGGATCCTTTTTCTGTCTACTTGGTAAATGTTTCATTGAGTTAACATTATTCATTTTTAAATTCCTCCTCAAATTTTTTATATTTCTAAATTTTTACCTTTTCTTGTCTAACAGCTAACAAATCTAATTATAGTAAAAAACCTCCTTTCTTAAAAGCTTTGTATCAGCTTGTATGTCTAATTACTAGGTTGAATCTGCGTTACATTGACTAATTTATCACTTGTAACAAGTATTTCTTTTTCGGGTCCATTTATATAAGCTAATACATCACTTACTTTTACTTCAGCACTATATAACTTATCAGGTTCACCAAATCTATTATAGAACATTAGTGCAGTATCATAATCAAGTGTCCATGACAATGAATTTTCATATGGCGTAGACTTACTTGCTTGTCCGCGATAAATAGTTAATGTATCATTATCAGTTACATTTTTTGAAGACTTTAATAAATCTATATCTTCAAAAGTACTGCCTGTTGATAATTCTTTGACAAAAAATTCATACTCTGAATCAAATTGATATTCGGTTAAAGTATACACATCTAATAGTAGTTCTCGTTTGCGCTCTTTTGGTATTAAATCTTGAGCAAGTAATACTTTAAGAACCATGATTTTGTAAGATGTATTTGCTAATGCTAATACATGTTCAGCTTCACGTTCTTCTGAAAACTTATCATAAAACTCTTCAAGATTCTTAGCGTGCATATCGAATGAAAACTCGATATTGAACATAAAATACTTGCAATCGTATATTACTAAAGGAGTACTTCCTGTAGTCATGTATACATGCTTGCGAAGCTTTTCGGGAACTTTTTCGTAACATTCTAAAGCTTCTTCGTAGTTCATATAATTGAAATAAGCAACTCTTTTTCTAGCTAACTCAAAATTAAGTTCGTTAGCATCATTTTCTGGATCAAATCTAAGTAATCCATAATTCATCAATAATTCTGTAAAATCTAATTCCTTACGGTTTGTCATAACTAACTTCTCCTCCTACTTAATGTAAAAATATTGTAACATATATTACCCGGTAATACAAGAAATAAATTAAGGTAATTGACGAACGTTTTTAATTGAAGTTTGTTTACGTCCTTTATAACAGTCATGACCTTTTACAATAAATTTGATAGTTAGGTTTTCTTGCTCTATCCAATTTTTATTAGCATTTGAAAACCATTTTAATTCTTCATAATTGTCTGTTAAAAAGATATATCCAAATCTAATAACTTCACTTTCTGTGTAATAATCATATGATGAAAAACTAAATTTTTTAACTAGCTTAACAGTCATTTCTATAGTTTCGCCAACTTCTCCTAAATAGTTTAATTTACTTGCAGTTTCTTCTAATTCTTTTTTCCGCTTTTCTTCACGTTCTTTTTTAGCAAGTTGATAATCATTTAGATATCGTACAAAGTAGATATTTCCATTCTGATCTTTATCTGTGTATTCGTCAAAGTTTACACGTTTTGTATCAATAAAATCTACATCTTCTAAATTAAACCAACCAATGTATTCATTAAAAGAAAATCCAGCTAATTTAAGTTCTTCTTTTATTTCAAATGTGTTACCTTGTGCTATATACACATAGCCTTGTTCCATACCATATTTTTCCCACATTTTTTGCATTTTTAATTCTTTAGCTCGCTTATTAGCTTTATCTAATTTAGCTCTGTGTTCCGGTGTATAAATCTTTTCACGTTTCACAACTTTACCTGATCCGTCACATTTAAAACATACACCACTAATTCTTTTACCCATTGATGTATATACATACTGACCACTACCGGAGCAGCGAGGACAAGTAACAAACCAAGTTTCTGTAACGGTTCCATTCTTATCAGGCTGTGAAACTGATATTAGCTGATCTTGTGATTTACGCATAATAAACTACCTCCAAGTTGTTTAAGTTGATAAAGTAAGTATACAATATATTACCGGGTAATACAAGCATAAAGCATAAAAAAAATAAGCCCAAAAAGTTGAGCTTATCAAGTAGTAACAACTGAATTAATAAGTGATCGTTTATTATTGTCAACTATGTCAATTATATATAATTCATGTTCACTAGAAACTTCACGTTCTATTTCATCTAAAAGATCAAATACGTATCCTTCAAATAGTTTATTGCTAGTAACATTTTTAACTTTTGCAGTTAAGCTATCATAATTAATTGATTCTTCTAAAATAGCAATAACTTTATACTTAGACATAACTAATACCTCTTTTTCTTATGGCGTTGTATATTTAAATAATTTTCATAACTGAGTAGACAAAATAATGCTCCAGATATTGATCTGTTAGTCATAAACATAATTAGCGCAATAACTAAACATCCAATCATAGCAATAATACATAATATCTTTAAGTGAGTTGCTGACATAGTATCACCTCAATAAAATTATAGCATAATCTTTTGATATTTCCGTATTAAAATTCTCCTTCACTTATAGTACGTTTTGTAAAGTCAATAATTTTTCCATCTGTAAAACCTTTTTCATAAGCACTAGATATTCTAGCATTAGGTATACTGTACGTTGCTTTTCCTGTAAAACTTTTTGCTTTTTCATTGTAAGCTTCTTCAACTTCTTCAGGAATTAATATTAATACTTCATATACTTGACGTAATTCCTCTATTTGTTCTGAAAAACGTTTTTTAAGTCCTTGTAAGAATCCACTAATATAACTTGATTTAATACTTGCTGTTAAATATCTATCACGTTGAAATCCGTCACGCATAGAATAAAATTCATCAATGAATTTCTTGCTATGAAATAGAATGGCATCATAAGCTAAAATAAACATTTCTTTAGCAAGCTCTAAGTCTCTACCAAAACCAAAAAATATAACTTTTGATTTACGACCTTTACTACGTATAAAATTTTTAACTTTAAAATTTTTAGAAATAATCTGAGCAAGTTCCTTTTCCCACCAATATAGCTTTTTAAAGATAGTTACAGACTCCTCATCAATACTATCCTCATTTTCATAATACTCCGAACCCTCAACTAATGATTTATCAATACTATATTGAATCATTAAACGTTGTGCTAATATAAAGGCAGACTGACTTTCTTCATCATTTCTTTCGTCACGTGCAATTGCTAAAAGTCCTTTAATCTTTTTGATAATCTTTTCATTTTTGTTTTCCACCAGTATTCCTCCTCTTTATTACACATTTTAGTATATAATATATTACCCGATAATACAACATAAAAATACTAGCAATAATAAAAATTGCTAGTAAGTGTTTATCTATAATTCTTTAAGTTTCGTCCTTACATGTTTTTCTAATACAACATAATTTGAATTAAATAAGTCCTTGTTACTTTCCTCTTTATTAAAACGAATTAATTTAGTTACATTCATTTGACCTTTATATTTCTCGTAATACTTTCTAGCTCTAATACCGTTGGAACTTATAGCAAATATTGTACCCTGCGGCACGTTATTATCCATAACGTCACCTAAAACTACATACATGTTAAACACCTCCAAGTTGACTATAGAAGCACTACACAATTATATACACCACCTTTAATTTAATCTGCTACTCTAATATACATCAGATATTATATCAAATTGTTACATACATAAAAAAGCACTATAAAAATAGTGCTTATAATAATCTATTTACATTTTTAACTGCTGTAATTTAGCTTTAAGTTCTTTAACAGCCTTAGCTTTGGATTGCTTTTCTTTTCCAGGAACATTAACTAAGTAGTTACCTAATGTATCAATAAAACCTGAAGCTTCGCTAACACTGTTTAATGCTTGCTCTACTAAGTCACATGCTTGATTGTATTTTTCAGAAAATACTTCAACATCTTCTTTGATATATTCAGAAGACATTTTCAATTTAGATTTATTAGTAATAACAGAACCTAATCCTTTTGACTTCAAGAATTTATGATAAGAAATTCCAATTTTATTAGATTTGTCAATATCATCCATTGTAAACTTACCGCTACCTTTAGCAACATTAATATAGTCAACCTGTTTTTTACCTTTGAATACAGCTACGTTTACGGTTAATAAGTTTTTGGACGCATTAAAGTCATACTCAATGGCAAATTTTAAGTCGTCTACATCACAATCTAAGCTTTTAGCAGTTTGTTTGATTTCTGAAAATAGTTGATTTTGTGCAATATCTTTTTCAATACCTGCAGATTCAAATACATCTTGATCGCTTCTTGGCATAGCTACACCTTCATAAGTTTTTTCAAACTGATCTGTAATAGTCAAAGTGTCTAAATCGTATACAATATAATCTGTTTTAAATTCAGCACCACGTGAATAGTTATACCCATGTTTTTTCAAAATATCTAAAATTTCATCAGTTGCATCTTGCGCATTAATAATGTCACCAATAATTTCAACATCATCTTCGGCATTATCAATTAATTCATCTACTGATTCATTAACTAAATCTTGCAATGTAACGCTACCATAAGGTTCGCCATAGTTTTCCCAATAGCTAGTTTCCTCAACCATCTCAGCTATAATATCGCGTGACAATGTAACTTCATTAGAAGACAATTCTTTTTTAAGTTCTAAATCAAATTCAGTAATAAAGTCTCCATACATATTAGCACGTTCAATATCAGTAGCAGTATAAAAACCAACTCCGTCAGCAGTACCTACGCCTGCCTCTCTATCAATTTTACGCATTTCCAATTTTTCTTTAGATCCATGATAAACTGTAATTGTGGACATTTAAATTCCTCCTAAAAAATATTTTAGTTTCAATGCAATTATAGCAAACGTTTAAATAATTATATACAAATAAAATAAGCCTAACACAATTTAATAAAAGTGTTAGACTCATCTATGAGTAATTAGCTACGTTTAATTACAGGGAATACTCTTTCATCGCGTAACATATTAAATAGTTTTGGAGGTGTTAACTAGAAAAAACAATCTGAAAAACAAGTTAACTAATTACTCACTTCCCCTAATACAAATTTACTAGGGCAATTTAAATGTTAGCATATATTATCCGAAAATACAACTAAATAGGTTTACCATTTATTTTTACCGCTTCTACACTTATTCTATTTTTAAAATCATATTGAAAAGCGTGTAATAGGTACTGATATAATTTTTCACGAACCTTTGTACCTAAATACAAATCATACACTTTTGCCGCGTTTAAACCTTCTATATTATATAGAGTTTTAACCTTTTGTTGTTCTATTATATTATAACCGCTACTCTCATTTCTAACATGTAATACAAAAGTATAGTTACATTTATCACTATACTTAATTGTTTCTACAAATACAGATAATGTGAAATGATAAGTTTTTTCATATCCGTCTATATCTAATACTAAATCAAAATAGGATTTGTTGTTTTCAAATTGAAAATATACTAAATCAGCTAGTCTGCGTATCTGTGCGTCTAAGCTACTTATCTCAGGTTTTAATTGTTCACCATGTCTTAATACCTTCTCACTTAAAACGTGCGCTAGGTGTAAACACTCGCCCTCAGAAGTATTAGGATAAGCATAGTCACTACAGTCTTCATTCATACAAATTTCATTAATACGTTTTGTAAGTAACTCAGCTATTTGCTCAATTGATAATTCATTAATGTTTATATTCAATTTATTTCCTCCTAATAGTTGGCTTTAAATTCATAACTAAATGTATTAGGTACGTATTTCGTTCCTACACTTAACGCATATTCAGTAGGCAAATAATAAACTAGTTGATGTAAACAATTTACAACCCTATATTTAGCTTGAATAAAATATAGCTTATCTTCTGTAGCAGTTATATCTAAATACTGCTGTTTAAACCGTTTATTATTATTTAGAATATAAATAAAGCAGTCAAAGAAATTATCATCTGTACATTCATAAAAGACTTTATTTTCTCTGTCAAATATATAATTATCAAACTCAGGATTATTTATAAATTGATGCCATCTTAATTCTTTATATTTTTCTAGTTTACGTACACGAAATAGAAATGAGGTTACATGTTCAGAGTACGTAATGTCATTTGAAACTAGTTCAAAAGGATAGCCTACTTCTTCCTTAAAGTCATCAAGTAGAAAACCTACGTCGCCTGCGTCAATACAGTACTTATCATCGTATTCATCAAATAATCTACTTAATATAGGAATTTCTTTTTCCTCAAGTAAACCTTTTTCAAGATACAAATTATAACAACTAAACAATCCTCTATATACCGTAGTTAAAAGTAATCCTATAGATCTTGGTTGATAGTAACTATATACCGTTCTAGTTAGTTGCCTACTTTCTTCCGTTTCTTTTAGACGTTCAAATCTGTAACTATTTAGTATTTCGTTATAATCAGTCATATTAACCATTCCTTTTAGTTATTTTTCATATTTAGTATATAATATATTATACGGTAATACAAGAAAAAACTTTATGTAAAAAAAATACACCAACTATAAAAGCTGATGTATTTCTTATCAATTATGCAAAGTAGCTAGTCCATTCACTATCAAGCTCATTAGCAACTTGTTTTAGAGCTGAAGCAAATTCTTTAGTACCTTGTTTTTGTTTTAGATCAACATATTTAACTTGTAAAGCATCTAAGCCTTTTTTAAATCGAGCATCAATTTTAGATTCAGCTTCATTTTGTTGTTCTTGTGAACTAAATTGACGATTACTTAGTGCGTCTAATTGTTTCTTATATTTTTCATACAGCGCTTCTGCGTCTTTGCTAAATCTATCAAATAGATCTTGATCTGCTTTAAATACTTTAGCAAGTTTTGAATAATCAACAGATTTAGTTGAAGTAGCTCCATTTATAGCTTCATAGATTTTTTCAATATTGTTCATAATAAAAACTCCTTACGTAGTAATTTATATTTCATTAACATATTAGCATATATTATGCTCGCATAATATACAATAATTAATCATCTATTAATTTAATATCTAGCGACTTTCGTAACTGTTCTTTAATTTCATCAGCGGCAATATCTAAATCAGCTAAATACGTAACTATAGATTTTAATGACTTGGTATTAACGATAAAAGAAGGAACTGTGACTTTACTGTCAATAGTTCCATCCTCATTTATTTGCATACGTAAATTGCAGTTAAAAGGCTGAGGCGTAAATTCTCTAATTAGAAATCCACCATTGTCGTTTATAACTAATAGAAACAACGCTACGCCTTTAACAAATCGAAAACACGTACAGTGGTAATTCTTTTCATAATGCGATTGAACTTGTTTAAGTTGGTTCATAGCTACCTTATAAACACTTTCATTCATAGGAATAACCTCACTCATAGATATTGCTAAATGGTTCTGACAACGTAACTACTACTAAACAAGATAATTTATTAGTATCACCGCTCGAACTAAATTTAAAATCAAAGCTTGCTTTTTGTTTATTAGCTTTTGCTTCTTCTTGTACACTTTCTAAATACTTATTAATATTAAGTTCTAGTGATTCATGTGAAACATTTTTAAATACTTTTACATAGGTTTTCATAATGATTCTCCTTCCAGTTCTGAATACATTTCATCTACACGCTTTAGACTATAAGTAATAGACTCTAATTTGTCAGTTAAAGAGTTTTTCTGATAATTTAAAATAGATTTCTTTAGCATGACAATAGTACGCTTAATTAATTCCTCATCATTAGGAACTAGTTTATAGATGTAAAGTGAGTTGTTTTCTGATATAACTATTACATCTTCATCTTCTAGCTTATGGATAAATCTAGTACAAAAAGCTTCGCGAGTTAGCACAACTGTTTTAGGTGTCAGTTTGATATGTTCCGTGACGTATTGATCAAATTTAAAGATTCCTTCTACAAAAGATTTATAGAAACATACACCTACAAATACTTCCTTCATTATTTATTTCCTCCTTGTTTTGATAATTCTTGATTAATATCTGAAAGCTTATATAAATCTTCTACAACAATACTAACAGATAAAATAGTATTTTCACTATAATTAGTTTCACGTATAGTGACATCTTTCATAAGGTTCTTAACTAAATTTATAGCTAATACTTCTTTACTGTGCTTAATATAATCTTTCTTTTGTTCTTCATCTAAAGATTCTAGTACTTTATTATATAACTGTACATATTCTGTAATAACTCCTGAACGTATTTCTGAAGGTACAGCGTGTGCAACATAAAACTGATCTTCATATGAAGTAAATTTAATATCTCCATCTAGTTCCACATTAGTAGGTAAAACATTTTCAATAGATTTTACTTTGATTTGACGTATTTCTTTTTTCTTATTTGTCATTTAGATTTCTCCTTTATATATAATTAACCTCAACTACATAATACAATATATTATCGGATAATACAAGTAATAAATAATAAAAGAGCTAATTGTATCAACTAGCTCTCACATGTAACTATTTTATACTTTGTTTTACTTCAGCAGGCATTTCAATTCCTAAATATTCTGCTTTATGAAACCATTTATCATAATCAGGATGCTTAGCAGTAACAGTTCTACTATTAGTCAAAACTTGACGTTTTGTTCTGTAATAAATCATTCCGTCTAGACCCATGCCTAATGAATATCTATACTGCTCGCCTTTCTTCCACCAACCTATTTGTTTTAACTCTTCTATAGTTTTCATTTACAAATTCTCCTTACTTATTAGCAGTTACATAATCTAAATTGATAAATTTTGCGTTATGATGTTTTTGCATATATTCTTTAGCATAAGGAAATAAACTTTCCGGACATTTAAATCTAAAATTATCAAATATAGCTACAGGTGTAGTACGTAATTCATCTTGTGAAGCTTTATCAAACCAATAAACACATTCAGGAGGATAACCTAAACTTAAACCAATAGCTACATCTGAATTTTCAGTAGCTAGTAAATGCTTTAATTCTTTTATTTGTGCGCCTGTTCTCGCAAAGAATAAGCTGTTTTGTCCTAAGTCTAACTTCTTATAAGGACGTTGTAATAGATTAAGTATAGGGTTGGTTTTATTAAGCAGAATAGCTGTTCGAGTTCCTTTGTTAAAAGCTGAAATTTCCGGATGAATAACTAACGACATTGCTTTATCAAATTGTTTAATATTCATTAAAGTTAAAGTATAGTCATTAAAAGCATACACTTCAAATTTATCTCGTAAAGGCATTGTATTATTAAGCGCCCTAACAATGTCTAAAACGTCTAAACCATTATATTCAGATACTATAAAACATGTGAAATAGTTTACATCTACATTTATTAATTGACAAGCTTTAATAATAATTTTCATGTTACTGTCATTGATAAAAACAGGCATATGTCCTAGAGAATATTTTTCCGGAAAAGCTACTTCTAAAGTATTTAGAAGTTTTAATGCTTTAGTTACTTGCTTTTTCATAAGTCTAGCATTCATTAGCAATACTCCTCTTCTAAACTTCTAGCTAAAAAGAATCCTTTCTCACTGCTATACCAGATAGTATAATTTTTAGGTTCGCGAGCTATAAGTAAGCATAACCCACCCGCTAAATCTAATACATCATCATGTTCATGCTCTTCCTTACAGTAATCAAAAAAGCGTTGTTTATGAATTCCTAAAATACTGCAAACACGACTTAGCAATAAATAGTTATTGAAATTGTCTTGAATTTCTAGATAAAGCATAGCTTCCGAATCAAAGTCGCAATCAACTACTCTAATTTGATTTAAAATATCAATCACTTTTGTAAATTTTTTCTTTAATAGTCTAGCTTTCATAATTATTATTCTCCTTCAAACTTTTTCTTCAATTCAAGATACTTCTGATATTCAGGATCTTTTTTACTCTCAAATTCTTTAACTAATTGAGCATATTGTTTAGGAACATCTTGTCGTACACCGCTAAGCCAAAACTCTAAGTTTTCACGTTTTCTACTAGCGCCACCGTCACTCATTGAACCACTATAGGCGGCATTCATTTCTAAATCATCAGCTAAGTCACTAACACGCTTTTCTATATAATTTACTAACCCTTTGTCTAGCATATACTAATCTCCTCCTGTTTCTAAGTCATCTTCATTTTGGTAGGTACTATATCTAATATCTACTGCACATCTAATATACATCAATTTTTTACAATGTTCACACTTTAAAATAAATTCAGCGCAATCTTCTAAATCTTTTCGCATAGTTTGTTCTAATTCAGTTTGTGTACTGTAGGAAGGATTATCGCAGTGAGGACACATTAGAATGCTTTGTTTATTATAATAGTTAGCCATTATTTTAAATCCTCTGGACTATAAATATAAGGAGTAACTAATCTAAGTTCATCTCCTAAATATTGTGCTTCAGCAAACCAAGTATTTGTATTACTATCTACTCCCCAAATAGTATTTGAATTTTTATCAATAGCTGTTTTAGACTTATATAAAATATATCCATTTCGATCAATTTGTAAAAGATATCTATAAACATGATCTTTTAAATACCAACCTACTTTATATTTTTCTTTTAATGCTTGGTCTTGTTTAATTAAATTTTCTAATTCTTCATCAATCATTTAATTATCCTCCTCAACTTTGTAAGCAAAATTCCTCTTTTCTAAATTAAAATCTGCTATGGTCTAATAATCCATACTTGACAGCTAGTTTATAGATCAAACGAGGTCTAGTATTTCCAGGTTTCCATAAATTAGGAGATACTATATCATCATGTTTAAAAATATAATAGTGTTCTGTATAACGTTTTTTATGTTGTCTTTTATTCATATGTTATTCCTCCACATGCCAATTGTCAGCTACTAATACTACAGCTTTAGATGACAAGTTACCTGTTAAATTGTCATTATATTTCTTACACGCTTTTTCAGCGGCTAACTTTGATTTATATATTTTTGAAACTACAGGAAACATATAGCCTCCACTAGTTACTGCTATAATATAAGCTTTCATTTTATCCCTCGCTTTGCTTGCTGTAAAGCTTTTTGATATTTGTTATTAGGTACTTTAAATAATTCACGTTCAATTTGGGCACATATTTTATTTGATAAATATGAATTATAGGCTTTAAACAATTTACTTTCAGTAGAGTTATTAATTAACATCACGAATACACATCCTCCAGTTCTCCATATATTAAAGTAGCTACTGCCATAGCTTTTGATCTCATTAATCTTCAACCTTTTCATAAGTCTTTTTAAATGGACCAGGCTTGCAAGCATATAATTCGCCCTCAACACCTTTAATAATATAATCACCTATATTAGCTGTCATATTTCCTTCTAACGTAACGATAACTAATGTATTAGGTTTATCAAAGAAAATAAGTCTACTGCCAAATTCTTTTGTTAACCATTCAGGTCTCTCACTAAAAATTGCTTGTCCTGTTTCATCATTAAATCCTTCAAACTTTACAACGTCTACTACTACAGGTTTCTTTCTATATTTCATTTTGCTTTCTCCTTTATTCTGCAATCATTGGTGTTCCATCAGGATTAACTCTTACAGTCATTCCTCCAGATTCATTTCCAAGATAAATTAAATATTGTACTTTTGTTTCAGGGTCTGTATATATTCTTACCTTTTCGGAATTTGCATTAGCAATTTTAGTAGTATCTTCATTAATAATAGAAGAAGCATCACATGCACCTAAAAGTAATAAGGGCAACAATAGCAATACTTTTTTCATTTTGATTCCTCCCATTGTAAAACAACGTCGCCTTCTTGCTCAACAGTATCTATCCAAATATGTTCTTTATCACTCATAATGACATATCTTAAAGGGTAGCCCATTTCGTCGTATTGAATGACGTTGGACCTATAAGCTATATGTCTGCGCCCTGCATCTCGTTTAGGTAAAAGTTTTTTCATTAAATCTTGTAGCATTATTTATTCTCCTGTTCTGCTGTTCCATTTACTAACAATGCGGCGGCATCAGCTATTAATTTATCTGTGAAAAGTAATTTGTCAGATGGGTTACATTCAAAACTGTAATTTACTCCATCCTTTCCCCACAAATCACATTTAGTAAGATAGTTTCCGTCAGCATTCTTTATTGCCCATACTGGTTCTTTCTCTAGCTTGTATTTTGCTAATATAAATGCCTTAGCAAATCTATTAGAATTATCGTCTCTTTTCATCCACTTTCTAATATCGGAACTACAATTTTCTATAGCGCTATATAATGGATATCGCCAGCTTACTGTATATTCAAGCCAATCAACAATAGACTTTTCATCATGTTTAAATACCACTGTTTCAAGTTCTTGTGGTTCGTCTATTTGTTTAATTACAAGAACACCTGCTTTTATAGCTTCATTGTAGCAATCAGCTCTTTGATCCTTTCCTATCATTTTAAGACTCTCTAATTTCTTAATAGCTTCCTGCTTTTTCATTAATGTACCACCTCGCATTCAAAGTTAGTAAGTAAACAAACAGATTCCGCTTTAGCTTCTGTATCAAATTCATAAGCCTCAACTAAGGCGGAACACCAAACAGCATTAAAATCGTTACCTGAAAACTGTTTAAAATAAGTACCATCTTGTAAGTTCCTAACACGATATATAGGACGTACTGTATAACATTCTTGCATACGTATAAGTGTTTCTATAGGTTTATTAGAATCATCATTTAACCATTTTAGAAACTTAGTATAATTTTCCTCCTTTTTCTCCATAATTTTTGCAATAGCTCTAAATATAGCAACTTCTAAAGCATGTTTATTTTCCTCAAACCATACAGCAACATATTCAGGTACACATACAACATTATCATAACCATACTTTTCAATAATTTCTAATACTTTACTTTGACATTCATTAAACCCAAGTTCATAATCTTTTGGAAGATCACTACGGTAACCTGATAAAGATACTATCTTATTCTTCAATTCTACGTTACTTAATATTTCACTCATTATAAATTCCTCCTTTTAATCTACTATACATCAAATAGCCTAATAGTTTAGCTATGTAACTAATTTAGTTTAAGGTGTTTCATATATGTAATTGTCGCTAATATAATAAGCGTATCACCTTTTTAATATATAATGAATATAATTAAAGGCAATACGCTTAAAACGTCATACAAAGCAAACTACAGCTATTTAGACTGTTTGTCTCTCTGACTTTAGATAGTCAAGTGCTTCTTTCATTAGTTGCTTAGTCATTTTTAGTTAGCACCCTTATTGTGTAAGTGAGAGGAAAAAGCCCCCTCCCCCCTCACTATTATTATATTATTTTTATAGTTTTAATTCTGATAATAGTTCTTTTTCATTTGGATAGATAAGACTTACATTCTTATAAACAAATACTAATTCCGATAGCTCCTTGTTTTCTAGTTCCTTGTTTGATATTTCTATGCTGTAAGCTCCTTGCATGTAAGCAATCAAAACCGGATTCGAGTCTATTATGTTCCCTCTAGTCAGTTTATAGCCTCCTAGCTCGTTGTATGCCTCTAGTGTAGCCCCTTTGGATTCTGCTAGTTTGATAAAGTCTTTTAGTTTCATTTTTATTTAGCCCCTTTATAGTTTAAATTCTTGAAAATCAGAAGTTTCTAGTGTTTCCCGTGTTCTGCTGTTGTCTGCTAGTATTTTAGCTTTGTTTGTTTGTCCTACAATTTTACCATCTTTTACCATAATAATTGCACTTAAACAGGTAGGATGTTCATACATAGTAAAGCCGTACTGTGTAACGTGTTTTCTAGTGATTTGTTTTCCACATACCTTAAGATATGTAAGTGCTTCTTGCATTGTGATGTTTGTCATTTTAATTCCTCTTCTTTATCTTATGAACTAAGTGCATCATGTAGACAAACCAGTGTCAACTAGTTTGTCTACATTTTTTAATTAAAGTTCTAACATTTCTTTTAGTTTTAAGTAGTCAGCTTTTAACTCAGCAAGAACTTTTTCATCATCGGTATTTGCCCATTTAATAATTTCAGCCATGTGAGTGTCTAACCATTCTGAAGTCATCTCTCCTTCATTACTTTCAATTTCTGCCATTGTGTCTACATAGTCATCTGCTAGTTTGTCCATTTTCTTTTGTAGTTCGTTGTATTTTTCATGTGTCATTGTTGTCATTGTTGTTTCCTCCTCTTTATCTTATATTAGTTAATACATGAATATGTTCTTTTTTATTAGCTTTCTCCTGTAATAGAAGCTAATAACTTATCTGCGCTGTTGTGTGCTTTCTCACGCATTATTGAAGTCTTTAATAAGTTAAGAGCGAATTGTTGTAACTCCTTATTAGACATTGAATCTTTCTTATTTTCAAATGTATCTAGCATAGCTTCTAGACGTTCAACAAATGTATTAGTAGATGTATCCTCAGTTAGCACATGATAAAATCTTTCAAACTCATCAGCGTTTATTTCACGTACTTGATCATTTTCATCTAACATAAAGTAACAGCCCGGTAAAACTTCCACATAACTTTTATTAGACAATCTAGTAAGCTTGATAGGCTTACCATATTTATATTCAAGTTTATATTTATTGCCTGATAAAAGTTCCTGAATAAACCAATCAGGAACATTTTTATAACTAGATTCAAACATATGAATTCCTTCATAATAAAAAGCTTCAACTTCTAATAGCATGGGTTTAAATTTCATATTTACATATCTCCTTTAGATAATTATTGAGGAAAACGTCCAGTATCCGCTAAACTATTTCCACTAGGTGTATTGTTAAAGATCTTATTGACTGACGAAAAATCATTTTGTTCTAAAGCTTGTTCAAACTCTAGACTATTTAACTTTTCATCAAGTGTTCTATTATCTAATTCAGGTTCGATTAAGTTAATTATGTCAAAGGGTTCTTCATTGTCTTTAGAAACCTTTATCAGTTTATGTTTCATTTCTGATAAATCAGCTAACACAACTTTAAAAGATGCAGTTTCGTCAAAATGTTTATATAGTGTTTCAATATACTCATTAGCTTCTGATACTGATGAATAAACTTTATCGAAAGTGAAATCTCCAGCAGGTGTAGTAACAACAATTTTATACATAAATAAGTCCTCCTTAATTAACTGACCAAGTATCTAATTCTTCTTTTAATGCTTGTGCTTCTTTTAAGCCTTGTTCTGTATGCGGGAAGTCTGTAAAGGTAGTAGCGCAATGTTTACCTCTTTTAGAAATACCTGTTGAATATACGCTATAAACTTGCTCGCCTTTTTCGTCAACTTCAACAATTTCATTTGTCAACTTAACTACGGCTAAACGTGATTGTCTAATAACTTCTTTAACCGCTAAGGACGCCTTGTTTGTCATTTTTATTATCCCCTTTTCGTACATACTTTATTTAACTGACAAATATAGTATAGCATGTATTACCGGGTAATACAAGTATTAACATTTAAAAAAAAGAAACTCCCCTGTCGCAGTAAGGAAGTTTCAATAGCAAGTATTATAGTTAATTTTTATCATCCCATAAGTGTTTTAATAGTTCAATTACTTCATCTGGAACGTCTTCTTGCTCTTTATATTTTTCAAGCATAATATCTTTGGCTCCAGGAATAACATCTGCTAAAATAATTGTACTTACACTTTCATCAAACATTTTACAAACAATTGATTTAGTCACGGTTTCCTCATTAAGCTTAATTGATCGATCATCTTCACCTACTAGATATAAAAGAATTTTATTAAACACTTCATTAACAGTTAAATTATCAGGAACCATTCCATTACTTACATATGCTCTAGCTAAATTATCAGCTACGCTTTCAAAAATTTTATCAGTATCAATTGTAATTTGTGCCATTAGAAATTCTCCTCTTATTTATTATTTACTTACACATCTACTATACAAATAAATTGTAGAAAGTTTAGCCTTTTTAGGTAAAAAGTTTAAAGATAACATTTGCTAAAAACTGCTAAAATGAATGTAACTACCATTATTATAAGAAAGTGGTTTTATATATCCTAGGGCTAGGAGTAAATAAAAATAACAAAACTATATTAATTTACCTAAATTTTATCAACTTTTATACTTATTTTCCTTTAAAACTGATAAAAATATCCTATAAATTGATCAACTTTTATATGAAATGGGCTATAAATAACATTGTCGAAAACTACCAATTTTTAATAAAATGCCAATATTAAAACATTCTGGTTTTATATATCCTAGGACCAAAACCATACAAGGATAACAAAAAAGACTTACTACAAAGAGTAAGCCTAATATACTTATAACCCTAAATCTAATAATTCGTCTTCTGTTAATACCATGCCAAATTGTTTTAAAGACTCCGTTTTATCTATATCCTCAAGTCCTTCTTCTAACATAGATATAAAGCTATTAGATTTACCATTTAATTGTTGGCGCATTGCATAATCAAATTCCTCTTTAATTTTAAGTTGATAATTATTAGTACTATCCATATTATTACTAATACGTAAAGTACCTATAAAAGGAATATCAATTTTAGCTTTATCCTTATCTTTACCATCTTCCGCAGACTGAAAAGCTATTAAATAATTAGCCTGAAAAACGGCAATAATTATATCTTTATCAAGTCCAGTAATAGCACTAATACTATTAACTAATTGTTCCTCATATTCATTTAGCATATACTTATTCTCCTTTTTATTAGTACTAAAAATGTGACTATTGACAACTGATAAATATTGTCGATAATCACAAAAATAGTTTCTGATACAATACCCTTCAACAATTCAATGATAATTTTACGTTAAATTTTTAGGTATTACAAGTGTTTAATTTTTTATCAATTTTTTTATCGTAAGTTTTTATCAATTTTTTATCAGTAATCTTTTATCAATAATTATCGATAAGTCTATTATATCTTATATAAGTATTTATCAGTATTGTTTATTAATTGTTTCTTTATTTATTAACTTATTACTAGTTAAGTTTTGTTTATTATGTGTTAGGTATATTCAGATATTTTTATAGCGCCAAAGTTTTTCAGATATTTGTTGCCCCGCTTGTTTCTTGTAATAAAGATAAATAATAAGTTTCTAGTACTGGAGGTATTCTATATAATTTATATTTGATAAAATATTCATCAGTTTCTTGTGGGCGTAAACTATCTAAAATAAAACTGCCTAATTCTTTTTTATTATTGTCTAGTAATGTTGCTTTAAAGTATTGTTCTATATCTTTTGGTTTTGATAATTGTTTGTCAATTCTTACGTACATTTAGCGCCCGCCTACTTGAAATTATTTCTTTTATAAAGTGCTAATTCTTCTGTTAATAATTGATTTAGTGTTTTATATAAAGAAGGCTTACATGTTCCTTTTACTTTATCGATAAATGTTTGTTTATATTGTGGACGGTACCATACAATGCAGTTGTTTTTAATTACTGCCGCTAGTTCATTTCTTACATAATAATAATTTCCGGATTTAATTCTATTAATTAATACTTCTGCCATGTCTAATTTTCTCCTCAACTTGCGCAATAAACAACTCCTCGCCTAATTAAAGACGAGAAGTTTTTTAATGTTGCTATTTAGATTTTATTTTTTTTTAAATTTCTTTAGCTGAACTATATTTTAGTACTACATCAACTGTATCACCTGTAGCGTCGTCTGGACCATATTCTGTTTCTAGTTCTTCTTCAGTAACTAATTGAATATTTCCGTCCTCGTCATTTACTTCATATAGTTGTTCTCTATCAGCTTCATCGAAATTAATAGAAATACTTTCACCTACAAAATTTAAGATATCCATGTTTGTAGTTTCTTCTACATCCTGCCCAAGTTCTGGAGCAACTGCTTCACGTGCTTTTTCAACGTTTTCTACAGTTACATTAATTCGTACTTGTGCTTGGTTGCGTACTGCTTTAATAGAGTCGAAGGTTACTGTAGTGTCTAAATCTTCTGAGACTCCATCGTTTCCATCGCCTGCAAAAACATCCTCTGCTACATATGCTACAAATTCAGCGAATTCTCCGTCTCCGCCTGAAAAATAAAAAGCATTAGGATCTGATTTTAATGATGGATTTTCTGTGTCAGCTTTAAAAAGAATTGATCCTTTTAAAGAATTTTGATTTTTTGGTTCCATGTATAATAACTTCCTTCCTTAATTTTTTATGTTTATAATACCGTAGCTGATTTGTAAGTTAA